ATTTTGCCGTCTATAAAAGTGATTTTATAGATAATGATCGGGCAATATCGGCGAAGGCTAAGTTTTGGATCAATAACTATTTTAAAATAGATTTTGATAAAGAATATGCTAATGCCGAGATAACTAAAGAAATTAAAGAGTCTTTAGTATCGTAACGCATAGAAGGTGAATCTACTTAGAATATAATCCTTCCACGAGTGTCCGACATCTAAATCTAAATTTAGATGAAAACATATGCTGACCTTATAGGAAACTATAAGAAGTAAAGGATAAAAAACCTTTACGATAACAATGTGAAAACTTCACTCGTATTGTTTTTTATGTATCAAATGCTACGTAATAGTACAGATCCAGTATATTTTATTTATTATAGTCTTGAATTAGGTAGTGAAATCCTATTAGCTAAATTAATGGCTTTGTATTGTGCGGAAGAATTTGGTATTTATTTAACGACTAATAATGTTCTTTCGTTTGATTCAATATTAACTGATGAAAATTATGAATATTTACGAAAGGCAAAAGAGTGAATACAGAGTATTGAAGATAGATTAATTATATTTGATTCTGGTTTATCTGCAAGAATTCTGTATAAAACTACTATTCCTATACTTCAAAAGCTTGGAAAGATCGAGGAAATAGATGGAAGAGAAATCTATATTCCTAATAATCCCAATCAGAAAGTTATTGGAGTTATAGATCATGCGCTGCTTCTCAAATTAGAAGAAGGTAGGAAAATAAAGGAAGAAATTGATTTAACATCTTCTTATATGGTAACGCTTAAGCGTAAATATCGAATATCTTGATTTATGATTATGCAGCAAAATAGAGAATCATCTTCTATGGATAGAAGAAAGGCTGATTTATCTGAACCAGGTTTAAATGATATTATGGCTTCAAGTGCTCCTGTAAATGATAGCGATGTAACCTTACAAATATTTTATCCTGCTAGAGAAAAACTTTCTACTTGTAGAGGATATAAAATATTAAGTGAAAATGGAGGAGGATTAAGAGATACATATAGAGGGTTGATTATAAGTAAAAATCGATATGGAATTGCTAATCAAGTCTTGAATTGTGGATTTTATGGCTCCGTAGGTTGGTGAACGGAATTACCTTCGCCCGAACAAATTACTGATATAAAATTAATTAGAGAACCTTCTCTAAATATTCCGTGTAAAACAAAACGTATTATACAACAAGATTTATCAGAAAATGATATAGATAAAGAGATAATAAGAACTAATATTGAATATACGTTTTAATTATGGAATTGCCAAAATCTAAACTACCTGCAGAAACACAAGATCCGAGAAATTTAATTATATTCTCAAAAGTTAAACAAGGAAAAAGTTCAGCTCTTGCAGAACTTCCTAATAACTTGATGCTTGATACTGAAGGTGGATTAGCATATATTGAAGCACTTAAAGTTAGAGTAACGTCTGTAAAAGATATTAAAGAAGTTTGTCAAGAAGTAATTAAAGCTGGAAAACCTTACGATTTTATTACAATTGATACAGTTACAGCGTTAGAAGATATAGTTAAACCTTTAGCATTACACCTGTATAAACAAACTCCTGCTGGAGAGAAGTTTACTGGCACTGATGTCATTGACGCGGCAATGGGAGCTGGGTATAAATTTATGAGAGATGCTTTAGAGCAAGTTATTAATATGGTTGCTAAGTGTACTCGAAATGTAATACTTGTCTGTCATGCTAAAGATGCAGCTATTGCAAATAGTGATTTAACAGCGAAGCAAATTGACCTGTTAGGTAAAATTTTGCCGTCTATAAAAGTGATTTTATAGATAATGATCGGGCAATATCGGCGAAGGCTAAGTTTTGGATCAATAACTATTTTAAAATAGATTTTGATAAAGAATATGCTAATGCCGAGATAACTAAAGAAATTAAAGAGTCTTTAGTATCGTAACGCATAGAAGGTGAATCTACTTAGAATATAATCCTTCCACGAGTGTCCGACATCTAAATCTAAATTTAGATGAAAACATATGCTGACCTTATAGGAAACTATAAGAAGTAAAGGATAAAAAACCTTTACGATAACAATGTGAAAACAGGACGTATTTTAGCTTCTAAAAGCGATGCAATAGGGTTAACTTAAGAATGCCCCTTTAATTAGTAATAATTATCGAAAACCTCGTATATGCTGGAAACTCCTTAGAGCTTAATCTACCAAAGGGTAAAAATGATTAAGATTGGACAATCAGCAGGCGATTAAAATAGCCTCAACGACTACAAGGAGGGTTCCTAAAATTAGGAATATGATATAGTCTGATCTATATAGAAATATATAGTTGATTCGTAATAGAATCAGATTACAAATGTAATTGAACAAAAAATGATTTGTATCGCGATGATGAATCTAACACTATTTTAAGCTTCAATACTAATGATAAATTTGTTGAATGTGGAGCAAGACCTGCTCATCTTAGAAATAAAGATATTGTTTTAGGTAAATACCAAGAAGATGGAACAGTTGTTTATGATTGGACTCAAATTTATCCTTCGTTAAGAAATGCTTAAAATATCATTTGATTTTGATGAAACAACTAAAAAGGTATCAAATTTAACTGTTACTAATTCGACTTCTGTTACTGTTAAACGAGATACTACTGGAAAAGCTATTGTAGAAGTTACTGCAAATAAATTAATTATTTCAGATACTGCTTTAGCTTTCCTGGATGCTAATCCTGAAGATAGAATATCTATCAATTATTTTCAGGAATCAAAAGAAAAAACATTTCCTGTAATTGCTAAATCTGAATATTTTACAGATAAAAAAGCAGGAAATAAATTAACAAAATCTAATACTGTGTCTTTTAGAGGAAATCAAAGGACAATATTATTAGAATATGGAACTGTTTTTGAATTACAACCATTTAAAGAACATATATTTAAACTAGTTCCTTTGAACGATAGTGATTCAGAAATAGTTTCAGAAGAATTAAAAGATGAAGAAATTGAGTTAGAAGATATCGCAAACGAAATTATTACTAACTCTACAGTTTCTGATGAAGAAGATTCTCTTCCGTTTTAATTAATACAGAAAAATTAATAAATTATTATAAATTAATATAACTATGGGAAATATGTTTGATATGGGTGCAGTTGCGACTGCACGAGTGGTAGAAAATAATCGTCTTAAATGTGGAATTCATGATGTAATATTTAAAGGGATTGAACGTGGAGAGGACTTTGGTCCTAATGCAGTAGGTACTATTGATATTCATTTTGAAGCTGTAGACGGTTCTGGTATTTTCGATGATAAGATGTTTGAACCAACTTCGGCTGAACGTAAGACTACAACTGATCGTAATGGAGTTGAACGTGAACAGGCTTCTCCTGCTGAACAATTTATGGCTAAATGTAAACAACTTATTATGGCCTTGAATCCTGAAGCTGGCGAAAAAATTGAAAAAGGAGAGGCTCAGTTTAAAGCAAGTTCGTTTGATGGTATCGTAAAACTTTTGAAAAAGATTCTCGATTCAAAAGTTGGTACACAAACTCAAATTAAACTGCTTCCAAATAAAAATGGATATGCAAGTCTTCCTAGTTATGTAGCTAGTATTAATAGAGAGGGGATTGTTTATATTAGTTCTAAAGTAATTGGCAAGGATTTGACTCTTTCTTCATATGAAATGTCTCGAATTCAAGCTGCTGCCACTGCAACTCCAACAAATATGACAAAATCTGATAATGTACTAAGTGATATGAAATCAGATTTTGGAGCAGCAGATGTAAATGAAGATGATGACCTTCCCTTCTAGTATTTAAATATATTTAGTGAATTATACATTAGAACCGACAGTTACCAAAGAATTGATTTTATCAAAAGTGCGAGAAGAAACTCTAATGGAGCATTATTTAGGTATTCCTGTCAAAAAAGGCTTATTTAAGTCTCCACTTAGAGTTGATTCTCGTCCAACTTGTGCTTTTTACAGAAATAAAAAAGGTACAATTATCTTTAAAGATTTTCGAGGAGATTTTTCTGGAGATTGTGTATCGGTAGTAATGTATAAATTTGGCTGCTCTTTTTACAAAGCATTACAAATAATTGCAAATGATTTTGGAATAATCTCTAGAAAAGATTTAACTATTAATCCATCAAAAATTAAGAAATATTCTGAAACGAAGTTTGAAGATAAAGGTAATGCTATTATTCAAGTAGAGTTAAAAGATTGAAATAGATTTGAATTAGATTGGTGACAATCGTTTGGAATCTCGCAGGAAACTTTAAAGAAATTTAGAGTTTACTCATGTAAAAATGTGTTTTTAAATGGAGAAATATTTCACTTATATAAAGAAAACCAGCTAGTATTTGGATATTTTGGAGGAATAAAAGATGATATAGAACAATGAAGAATCTACTATCCAGGTAATAGAAAATATAAGTTTATTTCTAATTGAAAACAAATTCAATTACAAGGTGCTAAACAACTTCCAAGAAATGGTGGAGAATATTTAGTTATTACAAAATCTCTAAAAGATGTAATGACTATATATGAATGTAGTAATCTTCCAGCTATTGCTCCAATTTCTGAAAACTGTTTTATAACTGATTCCCAATATCAACGTTTAAAAGCTAAGTTTAAGAAAATTGTTTTATTCTATGATTCGGACATTGCTGGGATTTCTAGTATGAATAAGATTAGAAAAAAATATCCAGATTTATTTATTATATTTATTCCGAGAAAGTATCATTGTAAAGATATTTCAGATTTTTATAAAAAGTACGGATTAGATAAAACAATTAATTTAATTAATATAGCAAAACAATATATTGATGAAGAAGACAGTATCAGAAGAAATAAAACCAAAGAGGAAACGATCTAAAGGATATTCTAGAGTCAAAGGACATTCGTATGAAATTAGAATAGCTAAAGAGTTAAGAGAACTAGGATTTACTGGAATAGTAACTTCAAGATCTGAAAGTAAAAGAGCAGATGATAATAAACAGGATTTAATTGATACAGAACAAAAACTACCTTTAGGAATACAACTAAAATGTGTACAAAATACTCCTAGTTATTTTAAGATTAGAGAAGAATCATCTATTAATAACGAAGATTTCGTATTAATCTGAAATAAACAGGAAAAGAAGGAAATAAATATTTGTTCTGTTGGAGAAGCTGTTATTATGGATAAGAAACTATTTTATAAGCTTATTAAAAAATATTATTTGTAAACTAAATAGGAGATCTTTTGATCTCCTATTTTATTTTATTAAAATATGAAAATTATTATTCAATCTTTTGGAGATATTATAACTAATTCTAGTACTGAAACCTTTTGTATAAGTAATGGTTCAACTAGTGATCTACAATTACTTATTGATACTATTTTAAAGGTTTATGGTATAAATAATTCATCAATTAATGTTAAAGAAATAGTTGATTATGATTCATTAAGTGATTTGTCTAGTGGCCAGATAGAAACTCTAGCTGAAATTGTCTATGAAAATTCTGGTATTGATTCTAATATTTTTCTAGAATATGCTCGTTTAGGCAAATGGAATCTACTTGAAAATATGCTCTCAAATGTAGGTAGTAGTCTTTTAGAAATAGCTAAAATATATAATGATACTGTACGGTACGGTTTAATTTTTACTCGTTATACAATTGAAACTACTATACCTAATACAGATGCATTAAAAGAGCAAATTGAAAATTTGTCGGATTTATTTAGTTTCGGAGAATATGAATACTAAAATTTTATTTGAATTTAATATTCAATCTATAACTGATATTATTACAAATAGTTCTAGCGAATTATTTGTATTTAAAAATAGAGAGCTTGAAGATTTAGTATTAATTCTTTCTTTAATTCATCCTTGTTGGAACCTAGAATATAATGAACCAATACAGGTTAATAGAATGCGTGATGATGAATTAGCTACGTATTTAGAATGGATATATGGTGGATCAGATTTTGATTATGAAATTAGAAATATTCCTATTACTAAAGAAAATACAAAACGTACAGGAGTTGCTAAACATTTTGGATTAAAACCAAAATTTGTTTATGAAGATTACGAAAATTGGGATCCTAATATAAATAAACTTAGTCTTAAATATCTGCCTGAAGGTTTAAGAACAATTCGAGCAATGATTCCTGATACTACCTTTGCAATGTATTCTAAAAACGATAATCCTACATGGGAATATCAAGAAAAATTTGAACGACTTGGTAAACGTTATCATCTAAGTTAAAATGAAAATAATTATTTTAAAAACTCAATCTTTCTCGGATATTATTACAAATAGTAGTAGTGAATTATTTGTAGTTAAAGGAGATAGATACAGCAGTGCGTTTGAAGATTTTTTATATGTAGAAAATATAGGAGACCTTCAGTGGTATCTTGAACGAAAAGAAGTACTCTTACCTGAAATAAGAAAATATCTTAAAAATCCACCTAAAACAATATGTGATAGGCTTGATATAGATGACTATCGAAATGCACTACGAGAAGCAATTAAAAACAATGATTTAGATTGGGGTAAAATTGCATTTGGTGCACATTTTTATAATTCATTACTCAATCAAAACAAAATTAAATGCTATTTATATCCTCCTGAGAGTCTATCTAAAAATCTTCTTTTAGATAATACCATTAAAGTAACGCCATCATCATTTAACTTAAATCCTATAAAAGAAATTAAATATGAATACATGTAAAGTTACATTTGAAAATTCAAATGGACAACAAGTTATTGTAATACTTTCTTTAAATAAAGAAAAGAACGAACTTGATATGAAACTTGGATTTTCTCCAAAAGTTGATCCTCATACTGATCTTGGATTAGCTGGACAATTTGCAGATATTTTCTGTAAAGCTCTTGGAGCTAACAACGAATCTACTCAATCTGAAAAACAGCAATAATATATTATACTTAAGTCCACGTTAGATCTTTTTAACGTGGACTATTTATAATCTTTTAATATGAATAATCAATCTGTTCAAAAACCATTAAATTTTATTTCAGATACGCTTGCTTCTTATTTATCACAAATTACAGAATGATTTGATGATGAAATAGCTACTGAATTACTAACTATTAAAGCATTTTCATCTATTTCGGAAATGTGAGGTAAAGCAGAATTAGCTAGTAGAATTACCGATTATGCATGTTATCTAGATTTTGATCCTAATGCATTTATGTTAAGTTTTTTACCTAAAGGTAAAAATTTAGTTTATTCGAATGGCAATTTAACTAAAAAGAACTGAATATCTGGGAAAATATCTAGAGTTTTACATAAAATACTTATTAAGCAATATACAGATCATAGTTATGAGGTATTTAATAATCACTTAAAAGCAATTGTATTAGGTGCAGATTATAAATGAAATATTGTAACAGGAAAAGATATTGCGTATTGATATAATGAAACTCATTATAATAGATCAGGAGGAGGTACATTAAGTAATAGTTGTATGCGTCACATAGACAGTCAAGATTGGTTTGAAATATATACTAGTAATCCATATTGTTCTATGTTGATTTTAACTAAATACAATCGATTAGTTGGAAGAGCTCTACTATGAACTGTAAACAATAATGTTTATATGGATAGAGTTTATTATTCTGCAGATGAAATTTATTCTAAATTTATTCAATATGCCAAAAAGAATAAATGAAGAATAAGATATGATAATAGTTTACTTAGCGATAAAGAAGATTGTTTTTTTAAATATTTAGATGATGGGAAAACATGGCAATATGAGTATTCTGAATTGAAAATACCCGTAAAATCAGATTATGATTGATTTCCATACTTAGATTCTTTTCGTTATTTTTATCGCTTAGAAGGTCATTCTTATTTAAGTAATGTTTATAATGATAATTTAAAAGATTGTATTAGGTTTTTATCAGATTCTGATGGAAGTTATACTTCTTATAACACTTGTTGTTGCTGCGGAACTCATATATTATCTGATGAAGGTATGTGATCAGATTATTTAGATGATTATTTGTGTGAGAATTGTGCTACTTATAGTAAATATCAAGATTCTTATATTGCAATAGATACTGCAGTAAAAGTTTTTTATGATAGATCTTTTGACACATACGACTATGTTGATCAAGATTATGTTGATGCAGCGTTTGATAGTTTTGCAAATATAGGTGACGATTGGTTTTTTATTGATAATGAAGAAATGATAAAAATTGATGATAATTGGTATTGGATAGACGAATGTGAATGTGATGAAAACGGAGAATATAAACCTATAGAATAACATGGATATTAGATACGATTTAGTTCCAACTCACGGTATTAAAGAAATTTCTAAAATACTTACTCATAAATTAAGTAAATATAATAAAAATCAATGGAAGTATGGAATGAGTTGGACAGAAGTATTATCTTCTCTTAAAAAGCATTTAAATGAGTTTGAATTAGGAAAGGATTATGTAGATATTAACGAAAAGTTACTACATATTGCAGAAGTTGCAACTAATGCACTTATTCTTTGTGAATTTTATCATATTTATCCTCAGGGTGATGATAGAATAATTGCACCAGTAGTTAAACCATGTGTTGCCTTAGATCTAGATGATTGTGTATTCGATTTCTTAGGATCATATACTAAACGCTTTGGAGTTAATATTTCAGATTATTGGAATGGAGATTATAATATGTCAGAAAACTTAAAAACACTTAAGGAAGATAAGAATTTTTGGATTAATATGCCTATTATAAATCGTCCAACATTTGAAGTAGATTATTACGTAACTGCTCGATCAATTCCTATTGAATGGACTCAAGAAGCTATTCAGCGTAATAATTTACCTAAAGCAAAAATATACACTTTACCTTGGAATGTATCTAAAATCGATACATTAAAAGAACTCAAAGTAGATATTATGATTGACGATAAAGCTGAAACATTTAAGGAATGTCTTAGTAATGGGATTTTTTGTTACTTAATGGATGCTCCTCATAATAGATACTATGATGTTGGACATCATAGAATATATGATTTAAATCTTACAATAAAATAATTGAAAAAGATATCTCTATCTTCTTTTAACATTAAACCTATTATATCTTCAGCATATCACCTCGATATATCAGACGAGGAGTATTTTGGACCTAATTATAGAAATTTCATAAGTAATTCTAAGCTTAAATTAATTAATCCTGATCAAGGAGGAACTCCTGAAAGTTATAAAAACGGACTAAAATCTGAAGATACTGCATCATTGCGTTTAGGAAGTGCTATTCATGAATTATTTTTACAAAGTGAATCATTTAGATTATGTGAGAACCTACACAAGCCTACAGCAAAACTTGGCGAGGTAATTGACAGAATTCGATATCATAGATCTAATAATGAAACAATTTGAGATTCAATTCATTTAGCTTGTAAGGATGTTAAATACTACGTAAATAGTCTAACTCTAAATAGAATTAGAAGTATTATTAAAAAAGGTTTAGAATATTATATAAACTCTAAATATATTCAGTCAAACGATGTAGTATTATCTGATAAGGATACTGAAGTTTGTAAAGCATGTTTATCTTCACTACACTCAAATAAAAAAGTAGTAGAAGTAGTTAAACCTAATAATGAATTCTATTTAGAAGTAGAAACATATAACGAAGATTCTATATTTTTAGATATTGTTGTAACCTATAAAGATAAGGAGATCATATTGCGTTTAAAAATGAAAGCAGATAATTGAACATTTAATCACGATACAAAAACAATAGTTTTAAATGATTTAAAAACTACTTCTAAACCTTTTCCTTTCTTTATGAAAGAATATGGTAGTTTTGTTCATTATCACTATGCTAGACAAATTGCAATGTATTTATGAATGTTAAAACAATATTGTGTTAATACATATAATATTGATTCCAGTTATAAATTTCTATCTAATATTATTGTTGTTGAAACATTTGGAGAGTTTCGATCTCATTGTTATAATATCCCAAATCGGCTTGTAAAACAAGGGTTTGAAGAATTAACAAAGTTATTAAAAATGGTTGCATATTACGAGATTTATGGTTACGAGGAAATTGTTGAATTTGTATAAAATCCAAATCAAAGAATAAAAATTAAATGTAATTTTTTTATTTTTCTATTTGTATTTTAATATTATCAATAGTATCTTTGTACCACTAACAAAAAGAGATAATAAGAATTAATGTTTAATATTTAAAATTTTTTAAAATTATGAAAAAGTTTACAGTAAACGCTTACAGTTTGGAAGAAGCAAAGAATTTAGCAGAAGAGAATGGTTTGAAAATTGTAAAGAATGTAACTCAATCTTGGAAGAATGCTAAGTGTCCTATTGAAGGAAAGAATTTGGAGGTATTTTGTACAGAAGCTCTAAGTAAGAACGGTCTTGCTGGTCTTGCTGGCGCTGGCCTCGTTATTGCAGTAGCTCCTGGCTCTAAGGATACTCGCGAACGTCCTTATAAGTTTGTTAATAATGTTGTTGAAGGAAAACGTAAGACACAACGAGTTATTAAGATTTGTCTGACTCGAAACGATGAAGTAGTAGGAACTGCTTCAAAGAAGTCTGATGCAGAGAAGCTTGCTAAAGAGTTGATGGTTAAGTATCGTGAAGATATGTATGCTCAGATCGTTTATGAGGTTAAGGACGGTAAGGATATTGCATTTGAGTTGAAGTATGCACCTTCGACTTCTGCAAAGAAAGGCACATATGTTGTATTTGGAACAGAAGCTTCTTCTTTCTAACATATAGTTAATAAATAACTGATTCAATACCTTTAAAAGGGAGATATACTAGTTGTATCTCCCCTTTTCTTTTTATGGATATAAAATTATTTTCTACTGTTTTAAAGAAAAATAACTTCAATTATACAATTGATTATCAAATAAAACAGGTGAATGTCGATACAATATTCCAATTTAGAGAGGATTCCTTAAGAGATAGTACTGTTTATTTATACTTAGATTCATGAAATAAAGTTTCTCAACAGTTTTGTTGATGAACCTTAAAATATCAATTAGTTTATATAGGCAGTGGATTATTTACTTCTGATAAACCATCTCGACCCTGATGTAGTCGCCCAACAGGACATAAAAAAGATTTTATTAAAGCATTTACTGAAAAATATCCTGGAAGATTAATTATATGTACAGTTAATGATAATTTAACAGAAAATGAATCTAGAGTTTTAGAAGCTTACGTGATAAATGCAGCTCTAGATGAATATAATTATCAATTAACTGGTTTCAATGATTATTCGTTAGATTTAAAATCAAATCAATTAATCAATAAAAAGAGAGGTCTTAAGCAACCAGTATTAAGAGCTATTAACTTAATAAAACCAATGTATTTAAATGGAAATTACCCTTGAGAAACTACTAGAAGGTAAAGCTACTATTATTAAAAATAAAGAATATCTTCCGACTTCTGATTATGTTTCTCCGTTTTTGGATCAAATGTCTAAATTTACAGACAATTTTACTGTTCAGGTTAAACTTCCTACTCAGATTACAACAACTGCTGAATCGGACGATGTAACATATAATAGAGTATGAATTCAAGCAATATTACCAGAAAAATATTGTATTGAAAATCATGATGAAGTATATGGTTTAGTATACGGTTTAGATGTACGTACTCCTGTTTATAAAGTATATCGTGGAATGTTAAATCGCGCATGTACAAATTTGTGTGTTTTTGATCCATCTTGAATGGAAGTAAACGAAATTAAACCAGGAGAAAATTTTATATATCGTATTACTGCTTTAATGGAGAAAGTATCTCATTTTGAAGCAACAATTAAGAAAATGAAAAATACAGTTCTTTCTAGTGATGTAGAAGAACGACACAATAGATTAGGTAATTGAATTGAAAAATGTGTTTTAGAAGAATATACTGGAACTGGAGGAAAAGTTAAACTTTCTCCATCTACAGTTATAGATGCTTATAATGGAGTTTACTTCGATTCTTCTTCTAAATATTATGTTGGCAATGAAGATTCAACTGTATTTAATTTCTATAATGCATTTACAGAAATCATTAAGGACGATAAGAAAGATATAATCAATAAGTTTGAAAAAACATTGCTTATTAACTCTTTATTTGAATTATAATGTTTATTATTAAACGAAACGGTACTAAACAAGAGTTTGATTCTTCAAAAATTGATAAAGCTATCTTATCTGCACTAAAAGCTTCTGGATGTAATACTGAGATCAATCAACCCTCAAAATATATTACAGTTGATAATGGAGATACTGTTGAAGTTATTCAAGATCGAATTGAAAATTGATTGATGTCTATATGTCCTAGCGCAGCAAAAGCATTTATTTTATATAGAGAAAAACATAAAAATATTCGAGATTGAGTAAGTAAAAAAGAAGAATTCATTGAAAGATATAAACAATCTTCTAATACAGCCAATGCAACAATCGATGACAATTCTAACGTAAGTGGCAAAAATATAGGAATATTAAACGCTGAAATACACAAATCAGATAACATTCTTATTAGTCGAGCAATGATTGAAAAGAAGTTAAAGGAATTATATCCAGAATTTGATTGCAAAAACTATACTAAAGACCTATCTAATCATATTATATATAAGCACGATGAATCAGGATTTGCAGGAGCAATAGCACCATACTGTTGTAGTATAACTATGTATCCTTTTTTAAATGAAGGGATTAAAAAAATCGGTGGACTATCTGCATATCCAAAGAATCTTGATTCGTTTTGTGGAATGTACATTAATTTAATTTTTGCTACTGCTGCTCAATTTGCTGGAGCTGTTGCAACTTCAGAATTTTTATTGTATTTTGATTATTTTGCCAAAAAAGAATGAGGTAAAAACTATTATACTATTCCAGATACCATTATTACCTGTAATAGCTTAAGAAATAAAACAATTAGAAATCAAATTCATCAATATTTTCAGCAAGTAATATACTCAATCAATCAACCTGCCGCTGCAAGAGGAATGCAAGCAGCGTCAATATAAAATTTTATTGCTTTTCTTAATTTTCTTCTGGATGTTTTAAATATTTTACTTATCTTTGTATATAATTTTAAAATAAAGTTTATATGGCAAAGAAAAGAAAATTTAACAAATCAAAAGAATGACTTATAGAACAATATGTTATTTTTGATCGTCCACGAAAAGAAATAGCGGCGGAATGTGGTTTATCAGAAGCGGGATTAAAATCTCTTCTTACTGAATTTAAAATACTTAAAAATAAATTTACAATAGATAAAAAAGAATTAGAAAATTTAGTAAATCAAAAATTATCTGTAGAAAAAATCGCTAAACAATTAAATTGTTCTGAGACAAGTGTTTATAGATACTTGAAAAAATATAATTTAAATATATTAGCTGATCCAAAAATTTATAAACAGTATGATTCATCTAACGATGAAGAAATCATTAAAATGTACAATTCTGGTAAATCTTCAACTGATATCGCAAGATATTTTGGAATTACTCATAATACTGTTTTGACTCACCTAGATCATTGCGGGATTAAGCGAAGAAATTATTCTGAATCTCAATGAATGTATAATCAAAAAGAATTTCCACAAGATCTTAGGAATAAAGATTTAGTTTATGATTTATATATTAATCAAAAGTTAAGTAAAAAAGATCTTGGAGAAAAATACAATTGTGATCCAGATGTAATTGATAGAATTCTTCACGAGTTTAAAATTCCAGTTAGAAATAATTCAGAATCTAAAATAGGATTACGAATTGGAGAAAATCATCCTAATTGACAAGGAGGAATTACTGGATTACATTACAGACTTAGAGAAGCTTTTTATGTACAACAAGTTCCAAAAGTATTGTATCGTGATAGATATAGGTGTCAGTTGTGTGGAAGTAAAAAAGATTTACACGTTCATCATATAAAACATTTTAGAGATATTTTTCATAGAATTTTAAATGAACATAAAGATTTAGATTTGATTAATGATCAAGATCAGTTATATAAAATAGCATTACAAGATAAAGAATTTACTAATTTAAATAATCTTATTACCTATTGTAAAGATTGTCATTTTTACAAAATACATGGTTATCAAAGAAAAGAAGAAAAGTTACAGGCGCTGCAAAAATCTCCTGAATTGCTGGAAACTCCAGAAATGGACAATCAGCAGCCGAGTATTATAAATACGGGTTCAACGACTATCTCAAATGAGAGTACATCTAAGCAGATGGAAGTAGGAGACACTTTAAATAGTGATGATATAGTCTAATCTATATAGTAATATATAGCAGTTCATAAGAGAACGCAAGATAATTAGCGACTATCTTGGAATTAAAATTGTTGTTAACTTTTCATACTTTGATAAACCGTTTTTTGAGGGAATGTTTGGAGATTTTTGTTTTCCTGATGGGACTAAACCAGAATGAAGTTCTTTAAGTTGATTACAACAAGAATTTATGACATGATTTAATGCAGAAAGATTAAAAACTATAATTACGTTCCCTGTTGAATCGTTTGCGCTTGTTTATAAAGATGGCAAATTTATTGACCCAGAATCAGCGAAATTTGTAGCTGAAGAATATGCTAGAGGTCATTCATTTTTTACTTATATTAGTGATAGTGTTGATAGTCTCTCATCTTGCTGTTTTAGTAAAGATACTAAAGTATTGTGGAAATCTAGCACTAGTGGAGTTAAATTAACTACATTAGAAGAATTACATAATACTAAGTGAGATCCATATAAGAAAAATTTAAAAATATTTCATAATGGATCATGGGTAAATGGTAAAAGCATTAAACTTCCTAATCGGAATATGTATAAAATAACTACATATAACAATAAGGAATTTTTAATGACAGATAATCATATAAATGTTACATTGTCTGGAGAAAAAACTACTGCACAATTGATAACTGAAGACTATTTGATGTTTAATACAATACCACTAAATGCTGTTCCAGAAAATGATGAACATCTAAGTTTTGAACAAGGATTTATAATTGGCGCATTTTTAGGCGATGGCAGTTTTGGTTCTGCTATTAATGGAACTATATATGATGTTAATATATCACAAAACGAAATAAAAGGGCAGGAGTGTATTAGTCAATTTGAAAAAGCATTAAGTTATATGGGATTAGATGCTGAAGTTAAAACTAGTACTGTATATAATAATGTATTGCCAATTCGAGTATCTAGTAAAGAGTTAGTTGCCTTCATTATTAAGTGAACTAATTGGAATCGAGGTACGTATGCTCATAATAAAGAACTAAACTTAGATTGTCTATTACAACCTATTGAATTCAGAAAAGGTATATTAGCTGGATGATATAATACTGATGGCGGAAATTCTAATAGATGCTACACAACTTCTTCCAAACTTGCCGAGCAAATGGAAGTATTAATTACTTCATTGGGTATGCAGTCTATAATAAATACCTCTGATAGAACTGATGAAAAAGTTATAATTAGAGATAAAGAATATAATCGAAATTATCCTTTATATTGTATAAGATGATATGAACCCGCTAATCATTGTCAAAATAAGGATAAAGATCAATCTTGAATAAAATATAATAATGGAATTTACTTTAAAATTAAATCTATCGAAAAAGTAGATTATAATGATGAGGTATATTGTATTGAATGTAAAAATCAAAAAGAGCCTTATTTTACATTACCATCTGGGCTGATAACGCATAACTGTCGTTTGAAAAACATGGTTCAAACAAAAGAATTTAATTTTACTAATGGCAATATGGGAGTTCAAACTGGAAGTAAAAGTGTTATTACATTAAATCTTAATCGAATTGTACAAGATAAATGTAAAGAACACAATCCTAGTGAAAGAACTGTATGAAAAGAAGAAATGAAAGAATATTTGATTAATATTCTTAGTAGAGTTTATAAATATCATACAGCATATAATGCATTGTTACACGATATGTTCGATGCGAATCTATTGCCTGTCTATAAAGCAGGATTTATTAATTTGGATAAACAGTATTTAACAATTGGAATTAACGGTTTAAACCAAGCTGCTGAATTTTTAGGTATTTCTTGTAATGATAACTTAGATTATAAAGAGTTTTGTCAGTTTATATTTAGTATTATTAAAGAACAGAATATTTTACATAAAACTAAAACTGAAACATATAATACAGAATGCGTTCCTGCAGAAAGTTTAGCAATTAAAAACTACAATTGAGATAAAGAAGATGGATATTGAGTTCCAACCGACACTAATTTATATGCTAGTTATATTTTTAAACCGAATGATAAAAAACTTAGTGTATTAGAGAGAATAAAACTTCATGGAGCAGAATATATAGGAGAGTATCTAGATGGAGGTAGTGCAGCACATATAAATTTAGAGGAACATCTTTCAGCTAAACAATATGAAAAACTTTTAAAATATGCTGCTGAAGTAGGTTGTCAATATTTTACCTTTAATATACCTAACTCTGAATGTGAAGAGTGTGGTTTTATTTCAAGGATAGCGATTACAAAATGTCCAAAATGTGGATCAACAAATATATCTCTATGAGATAGAATTATTGGATACTTAACTAAAATAAAAAACTGATCTTCTGGAAGACAAATAGAACAAAAGACTAGAGTTTATTCTAAAAATATAGAAAATGGTTAAATATGTAGATACTCAGGTTGTTTTTAGAGAAATTCCTGATGAGATCGCACTAGCAATTAATATTTCAGGATGTCCAAATCATTGTGAAAATTGTCATAGCTCTTATCTTGCTAACGATATTGGAACTGAATTATCTTTCGATAATCTTTTTAAATTGATTACAAGTAATTCTGGAATTACATGTGTTGTGTTTATGGGAGGAGATCAAAATCCAAGTTATATTAATTTGTGTGCAGAAGTTATTAAACAGAGTGATCTTTCTTTGAAGACGGCTTGATATAGTGGAAAACAAGAACTTAATCCTGAAATCAATATAAACAATTTCAACTATATAAAACTCGGTCCGTATGTTCCTAATAAAGGGCCTTTAGATAATCCAAATACTAATCAAAAAATGTTTTTAGTTAAAGACAATAATCTAATTGATATTACATATAAATTTTGAGGAAAACAATAAATAATTTAGCTTATTTAAATTATAATTTGATAATTGTTTATATATGATATATGTCTGATTTAAAAACAAAACAGTTTACGTTAAGTATTCCAATTAAAGGATGTTTAACTATGACTTTAAATGCAAAAGATGCTCAGGCTGCTGTAGAATCTTTTTTAGAGCATCAAGATGAATTTTTAGATCATCCTTATTGTGGTAAATTAGAACCTATTTTATCAGCAGCTTATATATATGAAACTAATATCAAATATGGAGATTAAAATTAAAAAACTTGACAAAAACGCTGTTATACCTAAATATTCAAAATATGGAGATGCTGGAATGGATTTAGTAGCTACTTCTGTTGATTATAGTAATGAATACTATATTGAATATGGTACTGGATTAGCTATTGAAATCCCTGAAGGTTATGTTGGGTATGTATTTCCACGTTCTAGCAACTCTAAGTATGATTTACAGCTTTGTAACAGCGTTGGAATAATAGACTCTGGTTATAGAGGAGAAATTAAGCTACGTTATCGAAGAATTATCAATCCTCAGCCAGGAAGAAACTTTGTAGTTAGTGATAACAATATACCTCCAATTCAATGGATAAAAGCTGATTTTGCTTGTTATGAGATTGGAGATAAAGTAGGACAAATTATGATTCTTCCTTATCCCAAAGTCGAATTTAAAGAGGTAGAAGAACTTTCTCAAACTGAACGAGGAGAAGGTGGTTTTGGATCAACTGGAAAATAATGAATTTAGAAGAGTTAATAGAAACTTTACAAAACAAATATTTAGATTTTAAACTTGGAGAGGAACAAAAAGATGTTCTTCTTCAAGTTTTTTCTATTTTAATAAACAAAGAATGAATAACTCTATCTATTTCTGGTGCAGCGGGTTCGGGAAAAAGTTCAATATGTAAATTAATTACAAGATTCTTAGAAATAAATCAAATTCCATATGTTTTAGCTACACCTACGCATAAAGCTAAGGGAGTATTAGCTAATTATACAGAACGTGATGTTATAACAATACACCAGTTGCTACAATTACGTCCAAATGTAGATATAATGGAATTAGATTATAAAGATCTTAAATTTGTATCAAATACTATCGATAATAGTATTCCAACAAATGGAGTATTAATTATTGATGAATGTAGTATGATTAATGATACATTGTTTGATTATATAATAGAAAGAGCTAAAGATCGAAATTGTAAAGTTTTATGACAGGGAGATGAAAAACAATTATATCCTGTTAAATCAAATACTCTATCAAAATCTTTTCAGACTACAAACGATTTTCATCTAAATAAAGTTTATCGCCAACAAGAAGATAATCCATTATTAGAAATTATTACAGAATTAAGAGATAAGCCTAAAAATAGATTTTATAATATTACTTCAAATAATGGAACTCTTAAGTGCTATAATAATTGAAGAAAATTTATATCAGAATATATTCCTCTATTTAAAAAAGTAATAGAAACCCAAGATCCAACTTTAATCAAACTATTAGCTTTTACTAACCGACGAATAGAGGCTTTTAATAAAGTTATTAGAGATTCATTATTTAATGATAAGGAAGAATACCATATTGGAGAAATTTTAGTTGGATATGATAACTCAGAATATGGAAAAGCGAATTTTCTAAAAAATACTATTATTAACTCTTCTGAATATGTTATTAAACAGATTACTAAATGTCACCGCTATGTTGGATTAGACAATTATCCTGGATATTTATTAAATCTGTATTCATTAGATTTTAATGAATGTTTTGATATATTTATTTTATCGAGAGATCTTTCTGATGATAAGTTAAAAGGTCTATCGGTTATGATTGAAAGTATTCGCCTATCAGCAATTCAAACTAAATCAAAACTACAAGCTAACAAAATTTGAAGAGAGTATTTTAATTTAATGAGTTCGTTTTTAACTCCTGTTGACCTAACTTATCAAGGAAGAATAATTAGACGAAAAAGCTTAGATTATGCATATTGTATGTCTGTACACAAAAGTCAAGGCTCAAATCTAAATACTGTACTAGTTGATATGGATAATATTTTAACTTGTCATAATTATGAACTACTTCGTCAATTACAATATGTAGCTCTTTCAAGAACTCGTAAAGATATAGGTATGTTAATTAAATAAATATTATGCACGATATATTAATCACACGTGATAGTAGAGGTAAAATTAGAATTGTAGATATTAGTTGTGAGTGAGAAGATGCTCTACATGGATTTGCTTTAGTTAGAAAAACAAGTCAAATGGGAGGAAAAATTACAGAACAACCAATAATAAATATAGATCGTGGGAAAGCAGGAAGAACTGTTACTGAACAAGCTAAATTAACATATAATAGTCATATTAAGAAGTATCTTGATAAAGGGTATAAGAATCTAGCTGATTTTGGAGTTAACAGTTTAGAAAATTGTGATGTAGATAAATTATTGCCATTAGAAGTTACTGATACAAATGGAATACGTAAACCTATGTTAGCAAAATCAGCAGATGATTGCGCAATATCTGTTTTCGAACATGACTTTTTTGGATCTCGTAAATTAGATGGAGTTAGATGTCTTATGTATTATTCTGAAGGCGAAATACATACTGCGTCTAGAGGAGGAAATAATTATGATATTGCTGCTACTCATATTATTTCGGACCCAAAATTAATTGCGTATTTTAAGGAAAATCCTACAGTAATGTTAGATGGGGAATTATATATTCATGGCAGATCTCTACCTTATATTTCTGGATTATGTAGACTACAAACTCTTGATGAAAAACATTCCGAATTAAAGTATTGAATTTATGATTTAGCTATTCCAGAAGTAGTGTTTAAAGATCGATTAATAATGCTTGATGAATTAAAAATTGCTGTTGATGGATCTGATAAAATAGTAATTGTTGAACATATTCCTGTTAGCTCTTGAAGCAATATAAAGAAACTTCATGATAAATTTGTTAAGGAAGGTTTTGAAGGCTGTGTAATTAGAAATCCTGAAAAGGAATATGGCTTTAATAAAAGAGATAACCGTATGATCAAGATAAAGGACTATAAAGATGAATGTTTTGAAGTTATTGATATCATTCAAGGTCTTCGTAAATATGATGATATGGTTTTTGTTCTTAAATTAAAAAACGGTAAAACGTTTGAAGCTAAACCTATAGGAAATCGAGAATTAAAGGTAGAGTATACAGAAAATTTTGAAGAAAAATATAAAGGGCAAGTAGGAGAATGTAAATATTTTAACTACTCACCCGATGGAGTTCCAACTCAACCTGTATTTAAGTGTTTTCGATACGATATTGAACTCTAAAATGTTTTTGAAATTTAGAATAATGACTTTTACTGAATTCAAAAATATTGTTGAAAATTTTCAGCAATATTTAAATAAATGTTCCGAACTATACCAAGAAGGAATAAATATATATAATTCTGATCTTTATAAACCTATAGTAAGTGCTTTCTACGATTTATTTGAATCAAAGTTCGATGAAGATAGAAGAAATACTTTACATTGGTATATAAATGATGCAAATCCTGAAGATTGTAATATAAGAGAACTTTACGCACTTATTGTACTAAATAAAGATATGTATAATGATCCTGTAAATGGAAGATATTTTGAGCTAAATTCTGAAGAAATTCAACAACTATATAATTCTTAACTATGTTATCTAATAAAATTAGTGTGCAAATTTTAATTAAATAGTGAAAATAATATAGTTATATCATATAATATTTTAGTAAAAATTTACATGCTGATTTTAATAAATTTTTATGTATGCAAAAAATCACATTTAAAAAGGAGGATTTAGAGTGTCGCAAGGTATTTTTTACCAGCGACACTCATTAGCTATTTTAAACATGGAAATATAATCAAATACTGTAATCGTCCATTTGAATCATCTTCTGATATGAATAACGCTTTAGTATCAAATTGGAACAAAGTTGTTGCTCCTAATGATATTGTGTTTCATCTTGGAGATTTCTGTTTTGGTGATAGAAAAACTTGGAAAAGTTTTTGTAGCAAATTAAATGGAACTAAATATCTAATTCAGGGTAATCATGATCGAGAAAATGAAATTTATTATGAAGGTTTTGAATCAGTTTGTGATATAGCTCAAGTTGCAATTTATGATAATGAATTGGAGGATTATAGTACATTAATATTATGTCATTATTGTTTAACAACTTGGCCAGGACAATGGAATGGAGCAGTACATTGTTTTGGACATAGTCATACAAGTCCTTATAGTCAAAATCAGGCTGATTACGATTATATTCAACATAGGGCTTTACCAAGTTATGATGTAGGGGTAGATAATAACAATTTTACACCTATATCTTATGATGAATTGAAAACAATTTTTACAAAACAATTATTATATGGACATCATTAAAAAAGCTTCAGCATTGACTGCAGAATATATGAATAATTATCAATCTCCAGATTGGTTAACTTCAAAAGGCATAAATTCTAAATACAAAGATATTTATGATATAGCCTACGAATATTATTATCGACAATTAACCCAAGTAGAAGGAGATATTATATTAGGACAACAAATATGGATGTAGGATTAATATTATCATCATATAATAATACATTTAAGTATTATATACAACAACTATTTAATATTTGGAAGGATAAAGGTAGTATAAGTATATTAGTTGATCTTGATTTAAAATCAAATGAAACTAAACATTCTATTAATGATGCTATAATGATTATTAAAAACGCTCAGGAATTAGGTGCTAAAATTATAGTAAATTCTAAAGAACCTAACAAATATACTTTATATAAAAATTATTTAGAAGTATTTGATAGCTTCTGCATAAGTTCTTCTGCAAAATATGATATTATATTAAGTAGTAATGCTGGACTAGAGCAAGCTATGTTAATACTTCAAGAAACAGCCAGATATTATAAATTATATAAAAATGAAACTAACAATAAGTAAAAATGCTAACATTAATTATTTAGCTCGAATTGTACAAGTTGATACATTTCATCCGCATCCTAATGCAGATAAACTAAAATTATGTACAGTAGAAGGATATATAATTTCTACAGGAATTGATAGCGTTGAAGGAATATATATTTTCCCGTTGAATGTGTAATTAATCCAAAATTTTTAAAATATCATAATTTATATAGGAAGAAGGAATTGAACCAAAATCCTGAACAATCTGGATTTTTTGAAGAATCAGGAAGAGTTAAATGTATTAAACTCAGGGGGATTGCTTCTGAAGGTTTTATTATGCCTATAAATTCCTTAATTTCTTATATAAACGATAATGTTAGTTTTGATTATCCTATTGGAACAGAATTTGACACAATTAATGATGAACTATTTGTTTGGAAATATGTTATTAAAACTAATATTTCTAATTCAAAATTAGGTGTTAAACAACCTAAAAAGGTACTCAATATAGTTGAAAATCAATTTCGATTTCATGTGGATACTGTTCAATTACAAAAAGCAATTACTAATATTAATCTAGAAGATATTATTCAAATATCATGGAACTAGCGGAATCTTTTGTAATTTATTAACTAAAACCGATCTCTCCTTTTATAAGAAAGTCCTTAATAAGATATCTAAAACATTATTTAAATATCCAATCTTTCCAGAAGAACATTACTACAAATTTTGTTCATCTCGTAAAGTTATTAAGGATCGCAAATTAAACCCTAATTTAACAAAAGGGTATTATGATTGTGATATATGGAATATTGCGTTTAATGTAATCGAAGAGTATTTACAAAAAGGATTAACCGTATATGCAGAAATCGTTGGATATATGCCTAAGGGACAAATGATTCAAAAAGACTACGATTATAAATGTGTATATAATCCTAAATCGTTTGATTATCAAAAAATGACCCCTAAACAAATGTACCATGCAAGATTGTTTGATATTATTGTTTATCGAATAACTTATACAAATGTTGATGGAAAAGTATTTGAATTTTCAACACAACAAGTTAAAGAATTTTGTAAAAAATACAGTTTGCATTCAGTTAAGGAACTCTATTATGGTAGAGCAGAAAACCTCTTTCCTAATTTAAATATTAATAAACATTGGCATGAGGAATTTTTAACTAATCTAAGAAACATGTATCTTGAACAAAGATCTGTATTATGTAATAATAATGTTCCTGAAGAAGGTATTGTACTTCGTCGAGAAGTAAATGGTATAGATGTATATAAACTTAAATCAATTAATTTCCTTGAAAAAGAATCTAAAATGTTAGATAGAGGGGAAATTGATATTGAATCAAATCAATAATTATATGGAAATAAAGGATAAAGTTGAACTTCCTATAATGGACGATCGTATTTGGAAGTTATTTAATATTTTAATTAATACTGAGCCTAAGTGCGTATGCTCTAATATTTTAGTATATAATATCAACGATATAGATATTAAATTAATTTGGGAATATGAGAGAAAAGAAGATAAATTTGAACCATACACTTTTGTAAACCCAATTAACGAACATTATAAGGATATGGATTATGTTATTTCTACCATAACCTGTAGTTATTCTCCAAGCTTAGTTACAACAGGAAAAATTAGGTTTTTCATTAGCACTCCCTATAAGAAATATTGTGTTCGAAAACTTACTTTTGAAGAACAGTATGTTTATCAAAAGAAATTATACGGAATCTATTTTAATTATGATATAAACTATCTAAATCAATTTTTGCCTAAATCTGATTTATCTGGAATAGATTTGGATGCACCTGGGTATGAACAAGTATTAGGCTATGAACAAAAAATTATTGAAGATTCTGAAAGAGTCAAAAAGTATTAAATATATTTATAGAATAGCTAATTCTTTATATAAAGAAGGATACGAATATATAGTTATTGGCGATCTATCACAAGAAGACTTTCTAAAGTCATTTTCTATTCAATCAAATATTGTTCGATATTTTACAATAGATGATTGGTTTATTAGAATGCAATCAGGAAGTCTTCTTCCTTATGTATGTTCTATTCTTTCTAAAGCAAATAAAATTAAGGAATATTTAAATATATATTCTAAACCAGATCTTTTAGCGTTTCGAAAATTAGTTAAATCAGGAATACTTTCTGATAATGAATGTGTACAAGAATGCTTATGAGCAATTCAAATTATTAAAGAATATCGAGTAAATAGAGTTAATGTTACTAACCAGAATTATATAAAATCTGACATAATCAAAATGTTCTTAGAAGAAGTAAACCCAATATACAAATCAAGTTTAAATAAAACTATATAAATTAAGTATTACTTCATCTATTTGCATAATTTTAAATTATAGTAATGAAACAAAATAAATTAAATAATAGGAGGACCCTGTATGTCTAAGATATTAGTATTACAGGGTCCTCCATAAATCTAGCTTCTGGAAAATCTACCTGCGCTAGAGGACTCATTAAAAATAACAAAGAATGGGTTATAGTTTCTAGGGATTCTATTAGAGAATCTAGAGGAGATTATTGGGTTCCCGAACAGGAGGATTATATATCTTCTGTTGAAGAATTTCAAATTCGATCTGCTATTCAACATAATTTAAATGTAATTATAGATGCTACAAATCTTAATCCAAAAACTATTAAAAAGTGGAATGATTTAGCAACAGAATTAAATTGTAGTATTGAATATAGAGAGTTTTATATTCCATTTAAAGAAGCGTTAGAAAGAGATCGAAATCGAGAAAGACCTGTTGGAGAGAAAGTACTTAAATGTTTTTATCAAAGATATTATAAAGAAAAATATTTAGAAGAAACTAAACGTACTGATAATAGAAAGATCCTACCTCCAAACTCTAATCTCCCAAATTGCATTATCTGTGATTTAGATGGAACACTTAGTATCATGAAAGATCGCAATCCTTACGATTTAACAAAAGTTAAAGAGGATCGTTGTGATCCAAGATTACAATATTTATTAAACTTAATTAACTCGTACTTTAAGAATAACATACATATATTCTTCTTTAGTGGAAGAGAGGGTACAGAGCAATGTTATACTGATACATTTGAATGGCTATCTAAATATATAGACTTTCCTATTACTTTATTTATGCGTAACGAAGGTGATTATCGTCCAGATGAAATTATTAAAATAGAGCTTTATAATAAAGTAATTAAAGATAAGTATAATGTTTTATGTGTTTTTGATGATCGAGATAAGGTAGTTAAAGCTTGGAGAGAATTAGGATTATTAACGTTACAAGTATATTATGGAAACTTCTAATAAAAACATTAAAATTGGAGTAACTAGCAATAATATTAACGCAACTTTTGAATTACCGTGGGATGCTAGTTATGAAGAAATAGTAAGAGTATTTCGATTAATTTCACTAGGTTTAGAATATTTACCTAATACAATTGACAAATATTTAACAATTCCGAAAGATGACGAGTAATGAATTTAATGAGAAGTATAAAGATCATTTAGAAGAAGGTTTTGAAGGATTGGTTTTTCTAAACGAAGAAATTATAGACTATTGTGATAAAATATTTCAGATTCTCCTTATAACAAATCCTAATTTTACGTATAGCCAAATTAAACGTAAGTGAGGAACAAGTAGGGTGTACATAAATAATGTAGATATTCGGATATGTAAAATAATAGAAGATAATATTGATCGTATTATTCTTAAACTTCAAGGAAATGAAATCTAAATTTGTAATTGTAGAATGACCAGAAATACAATCTTATATAGATAAAGAAGGATTTGATAATAATTGTTGCCTTATTAATGATGATACTTGACTTGATCAATATGGGGCACTTAGTTACTTTGTCAATGAAGAGTGGAAACACAAAGTAGATGAAAAAATATATTCTCAAAGTTATCATAAACTATAGAAATCATGTCTACGCACTGTACACTTACAATTAAATTATCTAATAGAAATTACAAAGGGATATATTGTCATTTTGATGGAGATATTGCTTTAGAAACTTTAAATAAATTTTGAACAAAAGAAGAAGATGTTCAAAAACTAATAGATAAAGGGCATATAAGTAGTTTAGGTAAAAATATTAGTAGTACTGCATTTTATACAGACCGAGGACAAGATCTAAATTTTTATTCTGGAGATACTATTAAGTGAAGAGAACTTTATAATTATATTTATATACCTAACAAACAGCAATGATATTTATATAAAATGAATATAAGTGATATTAACGCTCCATACTTAGAAAAAACTATTTCCTTTAAATATATCTTATATACAACTATCAATAATATAAAATTTACAAGTGATATATTAAATGGGGTAGTTATTACTGATTCTTCGAGTTATTCTTCAATTATCTCGTCTTATATAACAGATATTCATCATGATTTAATGTTAGATTATGATGCATCTTTTGTAATACTTTCTACCGAATGCGATACAAAATATTAACTTCAGAAATAGATGCTACTTCAATGGACAAATATACATATCTTAAAGATATTGAGAAGGTACCTATCCAACATCTAGAAAATAAACGCATTAAAGGATTCTACTGTAATTGAAACGAGTATACGTTTTGAATAAGTGAAAATGATTTTAACAAAATATGTATAATAGAAAAATATGATAAAGAAATATAGAAAGAAACCTATTGAAATAGACGCTATTCAATATACAGGTAATAACGTTAGCGAAATTGAAAATTTTGTAGGAACTAATCTTTTACATTATAATACTCAAGAAGAAAATAATTATCAACTAGGAATTCCAACTTTAGAAGGTATAATGAAAGCTTCTATAGGAGATTACATTATTAGAGGAGCTAAAGGTGAATTCTATCCTTGTAAGCCTGATATATTTAAAATAACATACGATGAAGTACAATGTTAATTAGAAATAAAACAGTATATATATTTGATATAGAGGTGTTTCCAAATGTATTTCATTGTTCTGTTAAAAATACTGAAACAAAAGAAATAACGCATTTAGAAATTTCTTCTAAACGTAATGATTTGATGAAAATTGTAGATCTCTTTTGGCAAATTAAAACAGAAGACCAGAAGAGTATTTGAAACAAAAATTATACTACTGATCTACAATTTAATGTCGATAAAATAATGTGCGGATAAATTTGAAATTTTCTAAATGTCCCTGTTACTATGTAACAGAAAATCGGGTGAATTGCTGGAAACTCCCTCTGGGACAATCAGCAGCGAAGCTACAGAAGTACATAAAAGTATGTAGAACGTTCAACGACTAATTCTTGAGTAGTACAAACAATAATAGAAACACGAGCGCCCGACTTAATCTTTTATAGATTAAGATGATATAGTCTGAACTATATAGTAATATATAGAATTATTAGTTAAATGCTAATAAGTTAACAAATTGATAATATTTTGCATTATGATACCCCAATTATCAATTATATTATCGATTATCATCAAATCATGCAATATAAGACATATAGAGAAATCTGTCAATCAATTTATAACTTAAATCGTCTTATAATTACATCTACTGATGGAAATTTTACATCCTGAAGTAAATGAAAATATAAAGTTTATTTTGAGTCATTAGATCTATTAACAATGTTATATTCTCAAAAGCTAAGAGTAGGATTGAAAGAAATGCAGGTAACTATGCAGTATCATAATGTCCAAGAATATGATGGGGATTTTTGCTCTGATTTACCTGTTTCAGAAATTCCAAATATGGTTAGTTATTGTGATAATGATGTTAATAGTACTGAGGCACTACTTTATAGATGTAAAAAAGATATTGATTTAAGAATTGCTATTGAAGATGAATATGGAGTAAAGGTATTAAATAAAGATGGAGTAAACATTGGAATGAAAATTATTACTCAAAAGTACCTTGAAAAAACAGGACAAACTTGGAATCAAATTAAAGATTTAAGATCTCCTTGTGATCAAATTCCATTAAAAGATGTTATACTTCCTTTTGTGAAATTTAACACTCCAGTTCTTCAAAATTTATTATCTGAAATTAAAGAACTTACCGTTTCTCCAGGGCGTAAAGGTCTAGAAAAGAAATTTATCCTTGGAGGAGTTGAACACTTATTTTCAGTAGGCGGATTGCATTCTGTTAACAAACCAGAAGAGATAATTCCTAATGAAAATCAAATATTAGTCGATAAAGACGTAACGAGTCTTTATCCTAGTATGATTATAGAACATGAATTTTACCCTAAACACCTTGGTCGGGAATTCCTTGAAGTATATAAACAAATTAAAGATGAACGTGTTGCAGCAAAAAAAGCGGGTGATAAAATTAAAAATGAAACACTAAAATTAGCTCTTAACGGACTCTCAGGTTGAGTTTTATAATCAGCCCCTTCATCCAGGAATGGATGATGTGAATGAACCAAAATCGGTGAACATCTGAAACGATAACACCGAGGTAACAGTAGAATGTAACAATTCTTCTGCACCGTACAGCGTAGAAACTGAAACTTCTAATGAAGAATAAAACGTTTCCAAGAGTGGTTCTCTCCAGAACGGAGTAAAATGTACGCGGGACTGCATAGAACAGAAATATGCAGAAGTTAAGATAAAAAGCTTAACGATAACACAATCGAACCTTCAAAATGAGCATAATTTTTGTTATAGCCCCTTTACCGTTATGCAGATTAGAATTAACGGTCAACTATTGTTATTAATGTTAGCTGAAAGGCTAATAAGTGTTGGAGCACGCATTATAAACACAAATACGGATGGTATATTCTATTTAATTGATAAGAATCGGCTTAAAGATGACGAAAAAGTTTGTAAAGAGTGAGAAACTATAACTAAGCTTAATCTAGAAGCTGATTATTTTGAAGCAATGTTTCAATTTGCAATTAATGATTATTTAGCTATTAAAGAAGGTTATTCAAAAACACATGATCCTAGTTTACTTAAAACAAAGGGATTATTTATAGATCAAGTAAAACTTGGTAAAGGGATGGCAGCTACTATTATACCTGAAGCTATAATTAAACGATTAGCTGATAATATTCCTGTTGAGGAGACAATTAGAAACTGTCAAGATATTCATAAGTTTCTAACTTATCAAAAAGTTAGTAAGGATTACTCAGTAGAATATAATGGAAAACTTATACAGCGAATAAATCGCTATTATGTATCGACAGATGGTCCTTGACTCTATAAATGTAAAGTTGATAACAATGGTAAACGATATAAATATATTAAATTATTAACTAATTCTGGAGTAACTATTTTAAATAAAATTGATCCTAATGCACCTTTGCCAGAAAATATTGATTATCGTTATTACATAGCTGCTGCTCAAAAAATCGTTAATTTTTTTAAACAAAAACAATTAAGTTTATTCTAAATTAAAAATTTTAATATAATTTGATGTTATAAATATAAATTTATATACAATAACATCAAATTATATTAAAATTTAAAATATAATAGGATTCTGAGAATTACTAAATAAAAATTATTATGTTAAGAATAATAAAATTTGGAGCATCTTATTGTGCTCCATGCCGTGTTATAACTACTATTCTAGAAGAATTAAAATCTAGATTTAATATAGTAGAATACGATACAGATGAAGTTTCAGCAGAAATACTTCAACGATATAACATTAAAAATATTCCTACTTTAATTATTGAAAAAGATGATAAAGAAGTATGAAGATATGTTGGAAGTATTTCGAAAGATAATTTAGAAAAAGAAATTAAAAAATATGAAGCTAATTAAACCTTATTTTGAAATTATAGAACAGGAACCTGGACTTGAAGGTATTTATAAAATAATTGAACAGGCAGGAAGGACGTGTTACAGGAGCCTTGATAAAATAACTCCTGATTCTGCTAAAGGATTCGTAGATAGAATGATTAAATCGGGACACGGGGCTATGCTGGAGCACGGTACTGTGTATCTTAAATTAACTCCTTCAGAAATATATATTTATTGTAAGTATAAAGACAATCCTTATACTAATGTAAATGTAGTATATTCAAATAACCATTATCCTGTTCCTACTTATTATGTTACCACCAACTATAGAGTGTTGATAGAACAAGGTTGGCTTGATGACCTTAAATATCTCTGTGAACCTACTGAACATCATGAAAGGAGAGTCATGGTACGTTTTATTTGCGATAGAGGAGTATCCCATGAATTTGTAAGACATAGAGTATTTTCATTTGCTCAGGAGAGTACAAGGTATTGCAACTATTCTAATAAGGATAAGTTTGGTAATGAAGTTACCTTTATTATTCCTTGTTGGATAGATATTCCAACAGGGAAATACACCAACATAAGTAAACAAAGTTATGAGGATGGTGAATATAAGCAAATAATGTTACATGAAAACAACATTAATGCTTATCCCTTAACTACCACCTCTGAAGGTAGATTCTTATCGGATTGCTTTTGGTCTGAACATGATTACTTTGATTTATTAGAGCAAGGATGGAAACCCCAACAAGCAAGAACAGTGTTACCAAACTCCTTAAAGACAGAACTTATAATGACAGGATATATTCTTGATTGGAAACATTTCTTTAAACTAAGAGATTCCAAAGCAGCTCATCCTCAAGCTTATGAATTAGCTCATCCTCTACACGAAGAGTTTATTAAAAGAGGTTATCTAAACTAGATATAAAAATGTTAGAATTACTACTAAAAATAGCGCAAGAAAAAGTAGGTTGCGATTTTGATTATTATAAAGGTTATAATTTACTTAAAGATAGTTTAGAAGGACTTGATGAACAAACTATTAATAAATTATTAACTGGAGAATATTCGTTAAAATATACTGATAATAACAAAGGAGAAGTTGTAGATGTACCTCAAACAAATCCCTTGAATATTTTATCTTTAATAGAATGTAAGCTTAATAGTATTGCTGATGCTTATAAAGATATTCAATTTGGACAATTTGTTTACTGGAAGAAAAGCATTACTATCGATATTACAGATTATATTAAATTGACGGATTCATCTCAGAACTATATTACAACACTATTAGATGATCCAATTATATACGCTTATAATAGTCTAAAAGAAAGTTTAGATAAAGATTTATTTATATTTGCTAATATTAATATAATTATTGAGAAATTATTTCCTAATAATACTGATATATCGGATCGAGTTTCTAAAGCTTCTAAACAACTACGAGAGACTATTTATAAGCTAAATCATCCAAATAGTATTGCAACATTATATGATAAAGGAAAACTTGATCGATATATTACTACTCAACTAGAATTAGATAAATTAAGTGAAATACATCCGTCTTTACTTTGTTGTAATGCAGGATATTTTGCACCTGATGGAAAATATTATGGTTTAAATGGAACTAAAGCAAATTTTTTACATATAAAGATTGCAGATTTACTTCAACAACAAGAGATTATTCCAAAGGATTGTAATACTCCAGATAGGTGGTTAGAAGAACATGGATGGATTAAACAATCAGGTTCGATGTTGTTATATGGTGGGTATTTTTATAATATATCTATTACTAAAGAACAGATAACTTCTATAGAACGAATCCTTAGCCAAAGTTATAATTATATTGAACTTCAACATATTGAAAATTCAATTCCTGTAACAAGATTATCCGAGATAGAGGATATTCAATTACGAAAACATTTTAGTTAATGCAAAAAATAATCTCCGTTCAGGGGAATAAGTGAAGTGGTAAGGATACTGTAGCAAAAATGTTACAATATCTTCTTAGTACTCCTAAAATATTACATAAATATGATTTATACTGTAGATTAAAATGATTTAAAAAAGATTATAAAATCGTACGTTATGCTGATAAAATGAAAGAAATGTTAGCAATATTATTAAATACAAACGTACAAAATTTTGAAGATAGAGAGTTTAAAGAGCAGTATTATGTGGATTTTAATACGTTACAACTAATTCACGTTGATGAATCTAATATTAATGCTTTTAAAGATAAAATATTGTCAGATACAAGATTTACAAAAGAAATCAAACGTGTAAATCCAAATTTGACAAAAAACTATTTTCTATCTATTAGACAAATATTACAATATTTTGGAACAGAAATTATGCGTTTTTATTTTGGAGATAGGTTATGAATTCTGTCTACTTTAAATAATAGAGGATCGAATATTATTATTTCTGACCAAAGATTTATTATTGAAAATATTACTACATATAATTTAGGTGCTGTTATTATTCATATAACTCGACCTGGCTGTGAAAAAAGTTCTCATTCTTCTGAAACAGAATTAGATAAACTTTATCAAGATAAAGCCTATTCTTATTTAATTGAAAATAACGGAACATTGAGAGATTTATTTAATAATTGTAAAAAATTAGTTCAAGATGGCTTGTTCGATTAAAAGATGTCCTATTTGTGAATCAAATAAAATTTCTCATGAGTATCAAGATGCAGTTTATGGGAAATACATACGTGTATTTAATCAAGGCACTAAAGCTGAGAAATGTACAGTTTGTAATAATGGTACTCCAAAACGAAAATAATAACATATAAAATAAAAATACCCTACATGCTTCGGCGTGTAGGGTATTTTTTTTAAAATATAGATGTAGATGTACCTAAACCTCGAAGTGCTCCAAAATTTTCAGTTACTCCTACTCATAATTCTCTATCTCCTGTTAGTACTTCTCCAACATTATTAAACATGCTTTTAATAGTTGTATATATAGGTGGATTTAAATCTCCTAACATACTTCCAATAATATTTTGAACTGGTCCGTCTTGAAATGATCCATATAATATACTTGCTGTTGTTCGTTTGATTCAAGGTGTACTTTCATCCATTTCTTTAGTAGAAAATATCATTTTAATTAATCATCCTAATAACAGCATAATTCCCATATCGTGGATAAACAAGAATAAATTAGCTCGTTTTGTTTCATTATTTCATAAATCTCTAAATTCTTTTGGACTTAATTTTCTAAAAGCTTTTATATATGAAATCATAGTATATAAAATCCCTTCTTGGAATTTACCTTTTCATTCGGTATAATATTCTCAATTATCTCCAGGTTCTAGTTTATCTTCTGTTGTAATAATTACTTTCACAACTCCGTTTTCATCAGGCACATACTTTCTTACATATTTATTACCATTTTCATCAACCCGTTGCTGAATACTGCCTTGGTCATATATATCAGGTTTTAGAATTCATTGTTCTAATTTTGCAGATATAAATGTTTTAAATTGAAAAAAGAAAGATCCTAAAAACATATTTTTACATAGCAATTGTGTATTTTTATCATAATGCCCATAACAGAGATCAGAAAACGATTTAATACTAGTTGCTTCACGATTTGTATATGCTTTAGGTAAAGCGTCTCCGTCTTTTAAATTATATCCTTCTTGGTTAAACATTTCTAGCATCGTTGTATATAAACCTCTTTGCTTACGATACTCTTCGGTATTTTTATTCGCATTAGGATCAGATAATAAACTAAAACGTTTATCCTTTTTAAAATCATATATTAATTCATCGTTAACAACACTATGTGCATCAAAACAACCATCATGTATCATTTTTGCTACAAGTATTGACATACGATGTAACATATCTGGAGCCCGCGAGAAAGCATATAATTGCCGACTGGTCATACTAAATATTCCACTTTGTGTAATATTCATTTCTTCTTTTAATTGATCCGCATCGGCATTAGCCATACCGTATATTCAGTTCATATACTCTAATAGCGTAACTTTATCAATAGATTTAGGCGCTTCTTTTAAAACAATTCCTAATGCTTTACTATATTCCTTAAAACTAAATTGATCTTTGCCATACACACCTATTGCTGCTCTAGATAGTCCGATTCATGTTCCTTGTAGTAATTCTTTTGCTCCTGATCTAAAGTTACCACCTAAAACGGTCATGCTGGTAGCTTGTTTTAAAACGGACATAAATCTATATACTGGCAATAATCCAGGATCCATAATTGGCTCATTATAAATATTAATCTTTGTATACCGTTTTATATATTCTATTAAATTAGTAACGGTTTGTCCGTAAAAAAACTCTCGGTATAACATACCCATCTTAAATCCTTCAATTAGAGGAATATATTTAGATGCGATTTTTTCAGAAGCATACATGTGAGTATATTCTCTAAAAATAGTTTCTAGATTTATTTCCATCATTTCAACTCCTTCATGATTAATAATCTTTGAACGAGTTGGTTGATCTATTTTAAATCTATTATATACACCTAAGTTTTCTCTTTCAGATCGTTGTTTTTCTTCACTTTGATCTTTAAATATTTTAGTTCAGTTAGTAGATTCTTCTCAAGTAGTTTTTAATACCTGTTTGACTCCACCCTGTTTTAATTGAGATCTAGTTGAACCAATTACTAATGGAACTTGATAATATTCTCCAGATAATTTTGCTTCTTCAATAGCAGTAGAATCTCCATTGAATTTTAAATCATTAATAACTTCTAAAAACTTTGTAACAAATTCTTTATCTGCTCCAGTTAATGTATCTGGATTTTTTAAAGAAAATTCTTTAGAGATTTTTCCATCAGGATCTTTCTCAAATAAATTTTCAAAAATATTGTAACTAACAGCAGCACTAGTTATTTGATGATGTGCTTTATAAAATTTCTGTAATATTGGGCGAATTGTTTTGTCTCATTTAACATTTTCTTTACGTAACTCTTCATTACGTAAAGAAATTATTTGACTAACCTCTCTAACATTTTTAGATTCAGCGTAATTTGGGCTAGTAATATTAATACCGAGACTTGGACCGTTTCCAAAACCAATTCATTTGTTAGGATCAGGTTCTATATAATACTTAAACCCACTTAAATAATTTAAAGCTCGTAATAAGAGGTTATATGATACTCAGATTGGATCATTAAAATTTGGATTAGTTTCATTAGCAAGTTTTGGGTATTTTCTTCTAAGTTCTTGAATTCGAGATAGTAATCAATCTTTTTTGTATTCAAGATCATTTTCTGTAAGACTAATATCTCAATCAATCATTCGCATCCAATCTTCTTCTCGGTTAAGATTTTGTACATCAAACAGAGTAGATTCTAAGGTTGTAAAAAAGATATCAGATTTTAGTTTTACAGGTATGTGTGCATAATCACACAATCTAGTAAAATTATCTAATAACGTTTCATTATAATCTTCGTAACCATCTTCTTGTGTTCAAATATTTAGTACTTTAATTTTATTAATTCGAGTTCCTGAAAATAAATCGGCAAATTCATTTAAATACATCATTACTTTCATTAACTCGATATTGCCGTTAGTAGCACTCATAATAGCTTTCGGATCTATTCCGATATCAGGAGCAAATGTACCTAATATAGATGTACCTTTAGCTAATTTTAATCTTGTAGATAATTCATTATTAGTAATATTTACTATTTCGGTAACTCCTTCCTTTTCAAAAACAAATATTCCTAAATTATTTAAAATACTGTTTTTTCTAAATAACCATTTTTGATCAATATATTGTTTAAAGTGTTTCTCTAAATATAAGTCTTTCTTAGAAGATTTATCCGCAGATAATTCGCTAATAGGAATATCTCCGTTTATTGCGGCTTCAATGCGTCCAGCTAAAGTATCTAATTCTCCGCTCTTTCGTTCATTAATGCGATTAATAAACTCTAATAACTCTTTTTCTAATTCCTTTTCATCTTTGGCATAATAAACTTTTCTGTTGTATTTATCTCAAAACTTATATTTACCTTTTTCAGACTCAGTAGAATCGTTAGCAATTCTTTTAACAATCCCTGATTTATGACGGTAGTATTCATAAGTAGAGTTTGTTGTTTGAACTTTTCGAGATAAAGTTACATCAGGAAATAATTTATTAAACGGTTTTGCAATTTTTTCAATTATATCAACGTTAGTATCTTCATTTAAACGTACTGGAACTATTTTTTTGACATTTTCATAAATCTTTCCACCTGGTTCTGTACCTCTAGGATTTTTTACAATTTTCGTAGGATCAAAAATAATTTCATTTAAATTCTCTACTGTTAAACCTTTAGTATCATAAGATAAATCTAATTGAATTGGAACTACATTTATATCAGCTGTTTTAATTCCATATTGTGCTAAAATCATCTTATAAAAAGTCATTTGATACGATGCCGAAAGTTTCTTAGTACTATGCCAAGTATTATTTTCTTTATTGATATCATTTCGCATCATATCTCAATCTCCTACTCCTTTACGAGATACTTTAAAATCATATATATGAGCTATTCCGTTTTCATCAACAACTAACATATCTATTCGCCCATTAATTGAATTAATAGGATTTTTATCTTCAACTACATTTCCAGCTCCATCGATCAAACGTCTATTGCCTTTACGATAGTTTTCATTAAGTTCCCGAGATTTAATAGCTAATTCTGTAAATATTTTTGCCTCATTACCATATCTACGTTTTATATCAGCGATAAACGCTTTAAATTCACTAATAAATCTTTCTTGTTGTTCTGTATCGAGTAAAGAACTTTTAAAATTAGATTCTCTGCCTTCAATGACAGCTTGTGCTAAATTATGAATTTCTGTTCCATAATTAGTAAGTTGTTTTCAAGAGGTTTCTTCCTGTAATACTAAATCTTTAGCTGTACTTTCAGATAAACCCGTAGCTAATCATTCTTTGATACGCTTTTCTCTTCAAGCTTTAATATTAAATGGAGTAATAATATGTTTACTTAAGTCGGTAGGATCTCCAAATTCAGTAATGGCTCTAGTAACAGAAATAGAATTAGGAATTTTTAATATAACTTCACTATCTCCATCTTCGTTAATACGGATATTTTCTACAGCACTTTCTTTATATTCTAATTTAGCAAAATTCAAGTTATTTAAAGTTGCTGCCTGTGGAGTAGTTGAAAATGTTCTATCTAATTTAACAGTAACATTTTTATCCGCATATTGTGATTTAAGAAAGGAGTCCAACTCAAAATCAGAGTTGAACGTCCTTTCCTTTCCATCTATATTAATTGTAAATATACATTTACTCATAGCAATCCTCTTTTATTGTTTTATCTGAAATTAAACTATTTTTAATAGTAGCTAATTTTTGATTCAATTTTATATATTCTATATTAACTAGATCTGTAAATCCTCCCGATATAATTCCACTACTAAAAGTTTCTAATAAATTTTCTAATGAAGAATTCATTAAACTTTGTATATTAATATCTCCTGTATTAATATCCAATACCTGATTAATTACAGTTTTAGTAATATTGTCTGTATCAGTTAATAAATTATTCTCGGGTCATTCGTAAACCTTATTTTTAAAATATTCTCCCAATATTGTTGCAAATACTTCTTCGTCAAGATCAGATCCATGTTTATTTGCATACATCGAATTATTTGCGATCTCGTTGTATTTTGGATGCGTAACAATACTAGATAATATATTATAATAAACCTCTGGACTATTCTCTTTAATTCCTGCTAATACTAAATGTGTAAACTCGTGTAATGGAGCAGTTATACTAGCTTTATCTATGTTAATAAATACAATTCCATCTTGTATAAAAGCTTCAGAGTTTCGAATAGATATATCGTCACTAGTATTTATATCATTATCTGTAATAACTTGTATTTGTGATTCAGGATATATATTTCTTAATCGACTTGTTATTGCATTTAGAATTTCTGCTGAATTTAACTCTTGATGATAATAAGAAGTTGTCCTAGGTTTAATTTCAACCAGTTTGTTCTTAGCTAAATTTGCATTGTTACCTTCTAGAAATGGCATATTTAAAGTAAAATATGAAGTATCTATATTATGCAAATTAACTTCTTGTCTATTTATAGATATTATTCCAGCGTCATTATCTCGTTCAATATTTAACTTTTTTGGATTATTAGTAACAATACCTAAACGATACTTAGCATCTCTAATATCATAATTAATAGATTTATCCATAGAATAATCTAAATTTGATAAATATGAATAAAATTGAGTTGCTAATAAATTACTTGAATTAATTTTTATAATATCTTCAAATAACCTCGTAAATGATCTTTGTCCAAATGCATTTTTGTTCACAACTAAATTATATAAATAGAATAAATCGATAACATTTCATCCATCAAACGTCTTTCCATTTAATAAGTTAAAATCGTGTAATATTGCTTCATACAATGTTTGATTTCTTAAAGACTTATCTATTTGCATCATATTTAGAGGTAACTTATAAAATACATTTGGTTTATCGGAGTATGGATTATTTATAGTTCCTCATGTTAATAATTTAATAAATAAATTATTTGCAAAATTTGGATCGGATTTTAAAGTTGGAATAATATATTCGTCCATTAAACGTTTAAATGTTGCTATATTTTCAACATTATTTAAATTAATTTCAAATCCTTCAATAGAGTTTGTTTTAACTATTCCAAATTTATTTGCAAAATATTTTTGTCCAACTGGAACGTGTATTGATCTATCTAGAGTTTGAATTCAATTATATATAAATACATCATTTATATATTTAGATAATTCTCTATATTCGATTGCATTTAATTTATTATCTGGAGAAACTAGTTCGTTAGCTATTTTAGTTTCAAAATAATTTTTTGCTGCTAAACTATCAATTGCAGTTCTATCTAGATATAATACCTGAAACATTTCTTTGAAATGTGGAACTGTAGTAATAGCTTCTAATATATTAAATGTTGATTTAACTTTTTCGTATCTATTTATATATTCTCGCTGTTTTATAGGATCATTTAAGAATAGCATTAAATCAAAGTTTGGATTCTGATCAAATCGCTTATTAACAAAGGCTTCAATTCTTTTAATATAATTATATTTATCAAAAGAATTAGTTCTGATACCTTGATTTATTCCAGCCATTGCTCCAAGAATAGATTGTTCCTCAGTTGCAGGTAATACTTTATTTACAATAAATCGTAAATTATCAAGTTGTTCCTGTAAATTAGAGATATTATCTAATTGAAGTTTTCTTGTTATAAAAGATTTAACTACTTTATATGAATTAATATAATCCTCTTTAGTTAATTTAATATTCGAAATAATATTTACTCCATCTTCTTCAGACTCATCGAAGAATTCATCAAAGAATTCTTCAGAATAATCACTATATTCTGCGAATAGTTCTTCATCAACATCTTCACTTAGATAAGCAGATTTACGTTTAGGAATATTATTTAAGATATTATTTTCAAGTTCTTCTAACTTATTAGCATCGTTAATAACAGTTTCTCAAAAATATTTCCTATCTACAAACGGCTCAATTAGTTTAAAGAAAGACGTTTCACTTAAATAAGGTAATATATGTTCTCCTAAATAAAAATTAATTGCAGATTCGATGGAAAATTTATACGTACTTTTATCAAATATATCTCCATCTGTAACCTTTACTACGTAATTAAATATAGGAGAGGTCATTATGTCTGCAATTTGATCGAACGACATACCAGTTATCAACAAGTGTGTATAAATATCTACGAACTTAGCACTTGCATTAATTTTTGCTAATATAAGCTCTTTAGCATTCAATGATGTTACAAATATACCGTTTCCGTATATTTTCTTATAGTTTCCTATAAGTTCAGACTATATCTTCACATAAATGTGTCTCGCACTTCAGATTCACTTGAATCTTACGTTAAAATAACTAGTCGTTGCTCTTTTTTCCAATTAATTGGAAACTTAGATCAGGATTGTCCAATCTTTAACCTTGTTACTATACATGAATAATTAATTCATCCACAATATTATTACTAACATTGTTTAGTAGTTAAAGCTCTAAGGAGTTTCCCTGAATTCACGAGATTTTACACGGACATTATAAAAAATCTTGTATATATTTTAATTTATACAAAATTTTTATCTGCAGCGTTAAAAATTTCTATCCGTTGCTGCTGAAAGAAGAGCACTTATAGATAAAGAAGCATCAGATACATTTGCAGTATCTCTAAGTTGCTCTATTTGTTGTTTAATATTAAATACAGTTCCATTACTTAATGTAATAGTTTCAATTTGATTATCTTTTAAGAATTTTATAATAGGGTCTAGATTAATATTTGCTACAATTCCATGATTATGTATTCGAGTAGTAAACATTAACCGATCAAGTAATTCTACTGCTTCATCATTCTTTCCCGTTTTTAATAGGTCAATAAGTTCACGATATTTAGTATTGTAATAGTTAGAAAGTAAGAAATATACTTTAAGCGATACCGCAGTAATACCAATCACTTCTTTACCTACCATATTTTGTTCTTGCATAACAAACTTACTTGCGGGATTATCAGAAGTTCTTAATTTTTCTTCTTTTCCTAATGCTGATTTCTGAGCAGCCTTTTGAGGATCATCCATATTAATAGGAATGTGTAGATTAATTTGATTCTTTGGATTTAAAACTACATCTAAAATTCCATCAACAACTCTATTTTTTAAACCCTCGTTTATTTGCTCTGTAGTAAGTTCTGTTTGTGCATGTTTATTTAAGTCTCTCAAAAATATATAACGACTGTTTGGTTCTACCGATTCGTCAAATGCAATACTATTGTAGTCTCCTTCTAAAATCGATTTAAATATTTTTAAATTTCCATTTAACAGCACATCATCTACTTCCTCTTTCGTTACATAATATCCATTTTCATTATCAATAGTATAGTGTTTGTGATTTGGTAAAGGAAGTTGTCTAACTTCATTTAAATCATATGTATCTGCTAATCTTGAAGGATAATATAAAGTTCCATCGTTTTTAACAGAATATCCAAGTATATACTGTTTATCAATCATGGTGTTAGCTGTATATTTCTATACAGATCAGACTATATCTTATCTTAATATATTATTCATTAAGACCTCTCCATTTCCACTTTTTCAAGTGTACCTTCGACAGTATTTTCATCTGTCTCTTTTAATAACTTCATATATTTTTCACACTCTATTTTATCAGGAATTACCTTATACATCATATGGGGACACATATAAGGTTTAATTATTTCTATTAGCTTTCGTCCTTCTCTAGCGCAAAAACTAATTATATAAGATTGTTGTCGTTTATCAAAAACCTTTGTAGGATATAAATCTCACTCAGTATTAAAATATTTAATTATATCCTCAGCTTGTTCTAATTTGCAATAAGTAGATATAGTAATATAAAATCCTGCATAAACTCTATCTCCATTTTTATTAATTCTAGAACGTCTTGATAACGAACCGTCGTCCATAATTCAAATTGCTAAACCTTGAGGACCAAGTCTTTTCAATAATTTACTATTATATTTTGTTCTTCCGTTTTCATACTCAACTCTTCGAAGAACTTTGCAAAAATCTGATACAGAAGTTTGAAATCCGTATCTAGTTACTGCTTTACCTTTAGAATAACCATTTACTTGTTCTCATTCTCTAAAAATACCTACTTTAACTCCATTATCCTTAAGTAGTTTTCATTTTCAGTAACAGTATTCTTTTTGTGCTTTGCAATGATTTATATTTAAATAACCTTTTGTATGTATATGTCCATCCCCAATAGACATAGCAATTATTAAATTTCTTCCTGTTTTATTTAAGCGTGTTTTTAATTGTTTCATACTATTAAAGTCGAATTATTAAGTTATTAATATTAGTCGTTGAACCTTCCATTTTTATATGGCTTGGCTGCTGATTGTCTTCGCCATAACGCGGTCAGAGTTTCCAGCAATTAAAAGAGTTTTAATACGACATGATAAGTTTATCGTAATCGGAGCCTTCCATTCACGTAACTACTTTAGCTACATAAACATCATTTACTTCACTATCTGTAAACATTACAATCTCCATAGGAGCAAATGACTGCATTGATTGTGACGGTATGCGAGTACCTACATGAAGTAAAGACTTTTCAAATGCTTCATATTGATTAAACGCTAATTGTTTTATTCTTTGATTAAAGTTATATATTTCATTTTGGTTTAAACTTACGTAACTAATATCTGCTGTTGGATTGATTTTAGCTTCATGCAAGTTTCCTTCACTATTTCTGGTATGTAAAGTGATAGGAATATTATTTTCTATATTATAACGAAATTGATAAGGTAATAATTTTTTAGTATTTTCACTAGTATAATTAAATTGATATGTATTAATTAATCCTGATTTTCTTAATTCACCTAATCGATCTATAGAATTTATAATAATTAAATCGTGAACATTTCCATTTGTATCTGTATACTTATAAAATTGTTTCTCATCATTTGTTGAAAATTCTTTTTCATTATAGTATACAATATTATCAATAATTTTAAAATCAGGATTTGGAGTAATACTACCTGTAAATACTTTTGGAACTTCTTCTGTTCTTAAAACTTTTACATAGAATTGTTTTCCTGTTCCATCAAATAATATAATATCATATGTTAATTTATCTGGATTTCCAATATTATAGTTACTTTGCATTCGATTATAAAAGAAATTTTCTTTTTCTTGTCTAATCTGAGCAATAGAGTCTCCTTTTTGCAATCCAAATTGTTGAGCTTGCCTTTTCCCCATTACAATTTGAGTTGGAGTAACATTAACATTAGATACTTTAACAACTCTAACATTTGGATTAGTAATACCAAAAGCAGTATTATTAATAATAGATTGATTGTCAGCTAAACTATTTAGTTGTAATTGTATCTTTTGTTGTAAATCAGATAATAGACTATCTATGTTTAACTGTATATTATCGATTGGATGTAAACCTAATGCAGATGATAGTAATGTTTTTTCATACTCTGTTAAATCCTCCCAGTTCTTTAATTGTTTTCTACGAGAACTTAAATAATAAGATGCTCTTACTGCATCTAAGTCATATATACTAAAACGTTTATTTATTTCATTTCCAAATCCATCTAAGCCTACAACTACATCAAAAAATGTATTTGACTGTTTTAGATTTTTAGGTTTAATTGTTCAGTTATAATATTGTTGTCCTAAAGTTGCTTGGTGCTTATATAAATCGTATTTCTCTAAGGAATCAATTTTAATAACAGTAGGATTATCTTCTTCATTAAATATTACAATTGTATCTTCGAAATCAATATCATTTGGCTCAATTGGAATTATAAAAGGATTTATTTCTCCATCAATAATAGGTTCTGTTAAAGCACGTTCAACTTTACTTTTTATAATATTTCCGTTTTCATCGTATAAATGATCAATACCTTTTGTATTTACTAAATTATATAATTCTTCATACTGATAATTAAGTCCATCAATATTATAGTATTGAATCATATTATGAGAAGGAACTAGTACAGATGCTATACCAGAATATTTACGTCTAATTCCACTTTTAACTAAGTTAGATGTTGTAGTAGCAATAAAAGCTCCATTAATTGTTGCTGCGCTAAATGGTAATTTATAATCTAAATTTGCATTTTTAAAACTTTCATTAGCTAAATAAACAAATGATTGTGCTAACCCTAAAGTATCTTTGTCATCATTCATAAAAGCTTTAATTAATGATCTACCTAATATAGTATACAGTTGATCTTTATCTTTAGCTTTAATCGTTTCTGACAAATCATTCATGGATTCTTTAACAATCTGACCAATTTCTTTATAAATCTGAGTTACTAACTCATGTGTAAATCCATTTTGCTCCAAAGCACTAATCATTTGCGTCATTTCAGTAACCTCTGACATGTCTAAATGGTGGTCAGCGTTCATTTGAACTCCTCCAAACTTAGTAGACATTTCAATAGTAGTAAATGCATCAGAGTTACTTCATTTACTTGAATCATTTATATTTCCTGCTCCAACTTTGATTGCAGATTTATTAACTAAATAAGCAATAAACTTATCTTTTAATTGTTCTTTGTTAACGATATTTTCAAGTATATCAATATTAGATTCAGAATATTCTAAACGATTTATATCTTCATTAAATTTCATTGCTCAAGATCCACCAAATACTTGATCAATATCGTATAATGTATTTATTATATGAGTTGTCTGAATAGTATTGTTTGTTTCTAATCCATTAGATTCAACTTCGGTTAGATCTCTAGCAACTTCAATTAATCCATTTGGATCTAAAATCGTTTTAATTGAATTTATTTTATAATATTTATTAGTTCGAATATCTTTAAAGTATACAGGATCAAATGTATTATAATAATTTTCTAAAATAATAGATTTGTTAATTGGAATACTATGCATTTTTTTAAAGATATTTTCTAATGAAATATCTGAACCATAAGAAATACGTCTTCTTTCATTACTTATATCAAAAACAGCTCATTTTAATAAAGTTGGTCTACCATACCGAGAATCGATATCATGCATAATAGTTTTTTTATCGCGCCCAACTCTTGCATCTAAGAGTGAATTATTTTCTGCTCTAGATTCAAGTGGACTTGATAAACCAGATCCATCCATAGTATCTAATCCAGTATTTTCATCTCCTAACATATTTCAAGCTGTTCCCGCTTCATCGTTAATTACAGCAATTTTAATATTTGGAGCAACTCCATTTTCTAAATTTTGAGCAAATGGATGATAAGTAGCTCCAAATATTACCATACGTTTATATTGAGCAATTAGTCGATTAGCTTCACTAAATTCAAAATATTCTTTGCTATCTAACTTTCCGTCTTTGTTTTTATTCGGATGTGCATAAACACCTCCTATCATCATATTATTATACTCATTTGATAATAGAGTATCAGTAATAAAATATGATTCTAAAATGGGATTTAGTTTAACTTTTCATTTTGGATTAAGTAAAGCATCAAAATCAACTATTTTATTGAGATTAATTCTTTTACCTTTTTCATCAGTTACTTCAGCTAATGTAATTTCTCCATTTCTTTTATTAACTAATGATTTAAATTCAGGTTTATTAAATGTTTGAGAAATAAAACTATCCTGATTAATATTTAAATTAAAGTTATTTACAAGTAAGTCCTTTAGGAATTTTCTTTTTTCTCTATCTAAACGTTCTAACGTTTTATTTTGATCATTATAGACTTTAAAAAAGTTTTTAATAGTTTCGTTAGTTCGAGGGTATTTACTTAAGGCAGTTTTATATGCATGTATATCTAAAAAGAAATCAACTCCCTTAGCATTAAATGCAGATTGAATACTTTTTAAACTGTGATTATATTTCGCAATGAATTCATCAATCTGTTCTAATGATGTAAATTCTGTATCAAAAGCAAGACTATAGTCAAACAATATATTCTGAACTAATGCATTTATTTGGTTTTTTCTAGTTTCTCCTAAAAGATGATATAAAGGATCTAAAGTTCCATCTCCTTTTAAATAGTTATTTAAAATTTCTTTAATGTTTACTTCTCCTAGAGAAGTATTGATGGTTTTACCTATATTATATGTTATTAGAAAATGTTTATTTTTATCAGAAAAAGTAGTCGGTTGTAAATAAATTAATCCATCTAAATTACTAGTTAAATTTTGATAGAAGTCATGCATAATCGATAATCTTGCAACTTCACTAACTTTTAAATTAGCAGGTTTTTTAATTTTTCCATTAATGTTTATATCCGATCGAATTCTAGGAGATAATAAAAAACCGCTTTCAATATTTTGTACTATTAAATTATGTGCAGCTACATTATTTGGATGTTCAATTGTTTCTGTAGGTGGATTAATTAGTCTATCAAATATTTCGTTATGATTATATACCAAACTAATAATTTGATATAATGGCAAGTTATTTCCCTCTGCATTTTTAATAATATTAATAGTATCCGAACCATTTGTTACACTTAATACATTAGCTACTTTTCATATATCTTCTGTAAATGGAACTAAATTAACAAGATCGTGTTCTTTAGTTAAAATATCACTATTGTTTCCATCTAATAACGTCGTAGCTAACAATGGAACAAATAGTTCTGTTTTTGTATATTTTTCAACAGGATATACCTGAGGAATAATTTCAGCTATATTTTCTGGAATTATAAAAGACATAAAGTTATATATCAGATCGTTCAAAGATTGATCATTAATTTCTCCAAACGATCTATATATCATTTTGCCATTTTGATTTAATTCATAAGTAATAGTAAATGTAATAGGTATATTATCTATAATAGATTCAATAACAATTCTATCATTACCTATAGTAATTCCGTACTGATTTAATTTTTCTTTAAATAAATCAGGATTAGATCTTCAATAAAAACCTGATGCCTGAATTAAACTTCTAATATCGTATGTTTGCTGCGATACTGGTCGTTCTTTTAAATCTCTGCTAGCAATTGTCTTTTTTTGTGGATCAAAGCCATATGCTGTATATTGCGATGGCACTGTTTTAAAAGCCATTTGAGTAAACATAGCTTTTATTTCAGAAGACATTTGAGGCGAGTATATAAATTTCTTAATACCTCGTAATTTATCTAATAAATATGTTCTATAATTTTTAGATATAATTCGGTTTGAAAGTATATTATTTATATATGCGTCTATTAACACAGACATATCTGCTTTAACTCCTTTGTTTAATTCTGAACGATATTCTATTAAATTTTCATTTTCTTGAATAGTCTTAATAAGTTTTGTCATTACAGAATTAAATCCTGTTAAAGTAATACTAGTATTATCTATTTCTAAACCAACTGCATTTACTTCAGGAAAGTAGTCTAACAATATTTTTGATAAATCACTAGCATGGTCTTCCGCGTTTGTATCTTCATTAGTACTAAAGCCAGTATAGTGTATTACATTAGGACCTCTGTATATATAACGATCTACATAAGACGAATTTGTCTTTGTATATTTTGGATTAATAGTAATAAACGGAATCTCACTCTGCAATAACTTATCAAACTGAGTTAAAATTACATATGCGTCATATGCATTATTAAAAGCACTATTACGATCAATTAATTCTGAATTAAATACAGTTTCAAAATTAGTTAATATTTCTGAAACTCTATTATCAAAATTTGCAAGATTCTCTAAATTTAATGTTATAGATTCAGAATTACCTAAATATTTTGAAATATTAGAAGCTAATGTTTTTTTATAATTTAAAATAGAATCATTTAAAAAAGTGATATCAAATTCTTGTTTCTTTTCATTAGCATTAATAAACTCTCCAGAATATCTATTAAATATAGAACTTTCGATTAATTTAGCTCGAAATTGTCTTAACATATTTGAATACTGTCCATTATTTCCGATGTAAAAATCAGGAGTAGAATCAGTTTCTGTATTTAATTTTAATCCTAGTTTATTATCTACTTGATCTATGTTATTAATAGTTAACGGAGAGGTGCTAATAACAGCACCTTCCGTAAACATATTATATAACCTATCTGAGTCATTAAAGAATTCATCTAGAAACTCTTTAAATGATTCAGGTTTAGTTGTTTGCATCCGTTTTACTAACGGCAAAAATTTTGCAGAGTAATTACATTTAGCACTCATTATTCTTTAATCTTTCTAATAAATAATTTTGAATATATTCATCTAATATAAGCAAGTTTTCACCTAATAATTCAGGTTGTTTAAATATTTGATAATACATATTAGCTGTTTCAGCAGATATTTCTTTATTAGAAAATAGATCACTTAAATAGTTTGTTATAGACTTTCTTATATTAGAAGGTATTATATCTTTAATACTAATAAAGTATTCATACATTTGTTTATAACTGTTAAATGAATCAAATCTAAGTAATTCTCACTTATTATTGATCTTTGTTATTGTATACCCACTAGTTTCATTTTGCAAAGATATATAAAATGGAATAAAATTCAAAGTATATGTTGGATTATCCTGAATCCGAACAAAATTATTTGAAGGTAAATTTGCGTTTTCTAATTTATTTTTAATTAGATTATCCATATCCTTTACAGTAATAAGCCTATATTCACCTGTTATAGAATCTATTTCTATTTGAGAATATGTGATATCGTTAGTTAAACGTTTTAATCTATCATTAATTTTTTCAATATTTTGATTAATATCTAAACTAGTCTCAGGAGATAGATTATTTTCTTTTAAAAACGTATTAAATCTATTTAATTGTTCAACTTGTTCTTTTTGTTGATTAATTTCTTCTTGTTGAATAGATGTTTTAATAATTTGTGTTTTATCAATTGCATATATAGGTCCATGAAATTTAGATATATCTACTTTATAGTCTTTACGAGGATCTGTTAGGCCAAATATGTATCGAGTAATTGGTTCTTTAGTCTTGTGATCCTGTGCATAAATGCCATTTTTAAATAGACTAGAAGTAGACATAATACTATTCAGAATATCTAAATTTTCAACTCCTGTAGATAAAGTATCTAATATTTCATTTGCTGTATGTTGTCATACAGAATTAACAGGAACTCATTTATATGTTCCATTAGATTTTATATATTTTTGATAATTGTGTTGAGCTAAATAAGTTTGTAAAGTTTTGGGATCAATATGTTCTTTAAAATTTAATCCGTACATATTTCCTATTTTCTCAACTAATAAATAAATATTATCAATCGAATTACTTGAAACAGAAGTTATTTTCTCATCAATACTTTTAACTTTTTTATTGTCGAGACTATATAATACAAATTGATCATGCTCTTGTTTTACTAAGAATGATTTTATTTCATTTTGTCCAGTATCCTTATTTAAATAATTTAATGTAAACATAATTCCAGGAACTCTCCTATAACTATTTTCCTTGGGAGTTCTATTAGACGAAGTATCTCGTTCTTTAGTTATGTGTAATCTTAGGTTATTAAATAAGATTTTTCTTATTTCTGAATTAGATTTTGCTAAGTTTAATATTTCTGTTGTAATTTGCCCTGCTCTAGTAGCGTAGACAACTTGATAATCTTGTCGAGCATGTTCGTTATAAATAGGGTTAGTTGATATACCCATTTCCTTAGCTTTTTCTATCTCTATACTTCTTTTTGCTATTTTAGCTCTAGACTCGATAATAATTTCAGATAATTGTTTTACTTGTTGAACTCCAAATAATACAAAACGCGCGTCAGACTGGACTAAATATGTAACATTGTTTTCAGAATCTAAAGTTGGATGCATATCCTTCTTAAATTCCATACTATTAAGCATAAGATCACTACTAATTAAACCCATTGCCTTACCAGTAATTGCTTTTGCAACGGTGCGAGTGCGTTCATCTTTAATAGAATCTAACTCTTCATCTTTAACTACAAAGGTAATATAATAGGGAAGTATTGTAAAATAATTATTAGCATTTAAATTATAAACGTCTCGATTTACTATACCATCAGAATCGTACGTTATATCTTGAATCATTTTAATGTCGCCATTATAATCTCCAAAACTATTAATAGTTAAAAGAATTGGAATACGTACATTTCGAACTCCTTTATTATCGTTAATTGATATATCAGCTACTAATAAGCCTTGCTTACCTCTATTATATGGAACGATCTTTAACTTAGCGTCTTGTAACGAATTAACAATAGCTTTGTTTTTATCTCTATTACTAGGTGCTAATAGATTTAATGAAATTTCTAGACGATTTTTTGTTTGATTATGTGTTTTATGATGCCCATGTAAAAAATAATTTGATAAACGATAAACATACTGTATATACTTTGATTTAGGAATAGATTTTCTAAATTCAAATTGTTTATAAATAGAATTATCATTCTCATTTACATCATAGTCTCATAAATTATTTGTAAATCAATCTAAGGTTAAATCAGATTCTATTGTTATATCTGTATTACTTGGTCTTAATAATGGAGCACTTTTTACAATAGAAGTAGTCTCATCAGTTTTAGAATAAACTTTTGGTTTAGATTCTAAATTTGTCTCAGAAACAGTATCTTCAATTGCATTCTCTAGTGAAATTTCTCCTGACGGAACTGTATTTTGAGATGATAATTGGGTTTCGTTTAGATTACGTTCACCAATATCACTATTAGCAATAGTTGGTTCTGATTTTTGAGATTTATCAATAGGAGTATTTACTACTGTAGGTTGATTCTCCTTTTGATCTTTATCAATTGTTGTTTGAGCAATAGGAGTTTCAGGCGTAGAAAACTCTGGTTCATAAGTTAAGTTAGAATATACTGGATTACTTTCAATATTTAAAAGCGATCGTAGTCTTCAATTTTTAAACGCATCAATATCATTTTGTTTAATTTCAATGTTATTATTAACCGTTTCATCAAACTGTGTAGTTATATTTAAAGTATTTCTAAGATATTTATCGCTATCTAATATAACTGATCCTAGTGTTGAACGTTGTGTTAAAGTATATAGATTACGTAATGTACCTCACTCTTGAGCTTTATTTCTTCATTCTTTATCAATAACAACATAGTCAAATTCAGATCCTTGAACTGCATCTAAATTAATAACTTTAGCATTTTGTGGCAATCCTGTATATTTTTTAGGATTATCTGTTATGGTTGCTATATTATTTGATAAATGTGATAATTTGTTAATATAGTCTAAAAGTTGATCATTTGTATCTACAATTTTCTCTCCAACAAAAGTATTATTGTTTTCGTAATATTCTAATTTAATTCCGCTATTTCAATAAGATTTTGTATGCTTCGACAACTGGATTGAATCAATATCGGGATTATCTTCATAGTATTTAATTCCTTTTTCTAATATTGTATTTAATGTTATATAATTATCATTTTTTGCAATATTATTTGGACGTAAAGTAGCGGTTAGATTTGGAGATTTAATTAGATATGTATCTTCAATCCCTCCAACTACAGTTTTTGAACTAATTGTAATTATAGAACTATCTTGTTTTTTATCTCCAAATGCATATACCATTACATTATTTGTAATAGCTCAATTAGATATTAATTCTAATTCAGGGCGAGTAAAATGACTTATCTCATCAATAAATAAAATTTTATTTGGAGTATTATCAAATAAACTAGTTACCTTTGGAATTATAAAGTCTTTTAATGTGATATAATCATTATGTAATTCATAATCGTCGGTAGTTAACTCTCTTCCAAGGATAGCTTTAATAAAATCAGCTTTATTAAATATTTTACTATTATCTGCTTTAATTGAAGTTGCTAACTTACTAGCTTGCTCAGAAGTTGGGGCTAATGAAATAAAGGAACTTGTTTCATTAAACAGTGTTTTTAATAAATAACCTACAGCAGTAGTTTTACCTGTTCCTGCTCCTCCAAATGTGCAATAAAAATTATATAGCTTTAATTTATTTTTAATATAGTCGCTTAAATTTGGATCACTTGGAACTAAACTATTAATAATTTTATTAAATAGTTCCTTGTTGTAATTCATTGCGTATCCGATTCTTACAGCATGTTCCTGTGAAAAAATTGGAATTTTATCAAACTCATCACTAGATATAATTGGTTTTAGAGCTGCATAAAAATTTTGGCTCGGAGTAATTATAATAGATGCTAAATACATTAATACATCATAACCAGTTATAATATTATCATTATTAGTATTTAGATCAGTAGATTTTTGTTTATACAACTCTTTATCGTCAAATAATGCAATTAATTTATTCGCTAAATCATCATTAGTAAGTTTCTGTTCATAAATTGTTTCAAATACCTCTGTCTCAAATTTAATTGCCGAATCCTCAAAAGTATTAAAATTTTCTTCAGTAACTTCTTCTGTGGGTTTATACTTATTTCAAATTTCATTTAAATTAATATGAAACATATCAAATACTCTTTGTTTAATAAGACTATTCTTATTTGTTAAAGAATTAACAAATAATTGTTTCATATTAATTGTAATATCTTTTTGAACACGAGCTTTTTGTTCTTGATTTTTCTGTGATACTTCGAGTAAAATATTTAGTTTATTTTCTAATAATTCAATATCGTTTGATAGATTATAAAATGTTTCAAAATCAATTTCAGGTAAAGATAAATTTCCTAGGTATTTATTAATAGAATTATTTATACCTTCTCCATCAAAGTCTACACTAGCATTTAATATAGATTTTATTCCCTTAAGAAATAATAATAATTGTTCTAATTGAGTTTTAGCGTTTTTATCCTGAATAATATAATCTTTAATATTTTTACTTGCTATAAATTTGTTATGTTCATTTGCAATAATGTTTAATAATTGACTAGGTTGCCCACCTAAACTAATTGCAAATACATTCAATAATTCATATATAGGAGACGCCTTAACTTGGGATCTAATGTTATAATATTCATTTAAATATTCATCTAAACGATAAGTTCCAATTCTTGGAAATACATAATTAAAGAAATCTTCAATTTGATTTTCATCTAAATTAGTTTGTTCTAATTGATTCCTTATTTCAGCAAATTTAGATAACACTTGTTCAGGATCCTCATCTAAAGATGCTTGTAATTCATCTAACAAATTATTGAAGTTTTCATATCCAGTTATACTATAGTCAAATGAAACTGGATTTCCCATTAACTCTAAGTCGGGATTATTTTTATATAAATTTTGAAGTCAGGTAATATAACGTTGTTTATAAGACAAACTATTTTCGTCTTGCTGTTTTTTAACAGAGCGTAATAAAGTTAATACGTCTAAATCTCCAAAATCTGCTGATAAATTATTATTTTTTAGATAACTATAAAAATTTAATATTGACTGAGCATAACTATCTATATCAGTTGTTGTAGATGATATTGGACGATGTAATATATCTTGTCCTTCAGTAGATATCGGATTAGCAATAAGTAATGCTGTATTTTCAGTATATTGTTTTTGAATATTCTGGAGTATTTCTTTTTCCGAAATTAGTCTATTTATTTCCTCAGAATTTTTTTCCTCATTACTTTTAAGTTCCTCTATTTTAGCATTAATAGCATCTAAGTTATTTGCAATTCTACCTAATGTAGAATAACGTAAACCGTATATATTATCTGCAACTTTTGTTTCGTCATTTATTTTTAGTAGAGAGTCTTTTAACTGTTGACTTAAATTTAAAAATAAATCGTATGCTTTATAAACTTTAGCTTTTTCATCTAATTGCGTATATGCACTAAAGTTTTCTTTAGCCGTTTTTTGTAAATCTTCATTTAGTAAATCTAAGTCTTTTCCATACATGGTTTTTACATAATCGTGCAGACCCATATTTACAAATGCCTGATTTATAGCACTATTAGTTGCAAAAATAGCTTGTCCAAAATAATATCCAGTACGTTCTCCATTTAATATAGCGTCTCTACGTGCACGTAAATTATTGATTTCTTGATTTAATTTTTGTATTTCTAAATTTTGTGCATTTTGTTCTGCAATTGCTTTTTGCGTTTCATTAGTAATAGGAGTGTTTGGAGTAGGTTGATTTAATTTAGATAATTCTGCAGATTTACGAACAATTTGTTCTGTAATGTTATTAAAATCACTAAATATTTGTGTAGTAACTCCTGATGCTAGTACGGCTTCGGCTACTTTATCATAAGGTCTCCCTTCTTGATCATATACTTGAAGTTTTTTTAATGTTTCATCAGATACTTTTAAACCTTCTGATGACATTAACTTATCTACTCTATCAATGTAATCAAGTAATTGATCATATACAACATCGTTTTGACTTTCTCCCTCCTCTGCATTATGAAACTTAATTTGAGTTTCATCTCCAGTGTTTACTAACTCATATGTTTTTCCTGATAAGTTTACATCGCCTAATTTGCCCTTTTTATGTAAACGAGCTAATTCATTTCTTATATCATCAGTACGTCCTTGACGTATTAAATAAACAATTTCTTGAGCAGTTTGATTATCAGATGTAGTAGCTAAATTACTACTAATTCCGTGTAATCTATTTTGTCATTTTCCATGTAGTTGAAATACGGGTCCTCCAATTGCACCTCCAAAGAAAGACATAGCATAACGTTGAGCAGCATCGCTAGCTGATCAACCAAAATCTAAACGTCTTTCACTTTCAGTCATATCAATGCCTAAAGCATCTCCTGCAGCAAACAAAGCTTTGGTTAAATCAGAAGTTACTTCTTCCATTACCTCTTCTGTTGCTTCATTTAATGCAGAATCAACCAATTCCTTACTACTATACTTTGCAAATTGATTTTGAAAAAATTGCTTTCCTCTAACGATAAAATTGGCAGCTTGTTTGGGAGTTGTAACAGATCATTTTGTTAAGTTTTCTTTTACCTCTTGCGCTAAATCTTTAACTGCTTTTTTAGCTGGATTTTGGTCTAAATACGTTCCTTTGAATAAGAAATTTCTAAAGTAATCCATATTCATTAATCCATACATTCCTCCCATAACACTTAACATACCTAAACCTGCAACAGTATCAGTTGCTCCAGCATTTTTAAATTCTGAATAAGCTTGTTGAGAAGATGTACCTGCCATATAAGCAAGTGCTAGATTTCTACCTAATTTTTGTACTCGAACTGATTCTGGAGCTCCAGTTAAAATTCTTGGTATTTGTCCAATAACTCTTTGTTGGAAAAGTTGTAAAGATGTATCTTCAATCATCTTTCCAAGATTTTCTCAACTAAACATATTTTGTTGAGAATAATCAGAAACGTTAGAATCAAACCTAGCTACATAACCTTCTATTTGATTTAATTTTTTAATAAAATCTGAATCATTATCTCCTCCAATAATTCCGTTAATACTTTTCATTAAAGTAGGAATTAATTGCGCTAATTCAGTTCCTGCAGATAAAGCTCCATACACTGATCCAACATATGGTATTAACATAGGACCTACCTTAAATACTAGTTTTGATATAGTTCCTCCTAAACTTTTATCTAAACCATCAGAATCAAAAAAATCATATTTGTTTCACGCAGATCCGTCTACTGTTAAAGTATCTTCAATACCTAAAACTTGCTTACCATATATTTCTCGATTACCTAATGTTTCATAATAAGTATCTCCATCTTCATTAAATTTGAGATCTCCTTTCTTATGCTGTAACGTTCGTCCATCAACTACATGTGTTCCATCTTCATCTCATGTAGCTAATACTAATGTAGGTCTATTTAAAGCTTTTCAAATTCCACCTTTTTCATTTGGAGTTCAATCTTCAAACTTCTGAGTTTCTCAATTAAATACTTTATTCTGTTGAGCTATTTCTCTAAAACTCATTGTTTGATTACCTCTACCAAATACATATTCTAATCCAGCAGAACGTCTTTCAGGATTTGCAACCTTTTGTGTTGAAGGCAAATTATCTTTTACTTTACTTCCTGCAGGAGCAAAATAATCGAATGGATCATATTCATAAGTTTCTAAGAGTTTATTTTCAAACTTATTATTTGCATAATCATTATAGACAGTTAAGGCACTCTGATAGAAACGATTAAATTTATTTTCATCAAATTGTCCATTCTCATTTTTAAAAGCATCAATTACTTCAGGAATATTTTTATAATATTCTCTAGTATTTATACTTGTATTATCTGGAGTAATATCATTATTAGCAAAATCCTGTAGAGTCATATTAGGTTGGAATAGCAGTGTTGCAAACCAATCGTTCTTCTTATTCTCCATATTATTGCTTAAATTAAAAATTTGTTTTTATTGCATTTTGATTACGTTTAGCAATTGCTTGATTATATATATCCCTATAATTAGATGTTGGAACTAATTCATTATTTGATTGATATATCGCAAGTCTTTCATCAGGAATCGGCATAAATATAGTAGATTTATACATAGTACCTCTTGATGATTTTGCTTCATTAGCTGGTTTTTTAGATTTTGTTGAAAATCCTTCTCCGTAGTTAATTTGAGTATCATAGTAGTCAGTAACTTCTCTTCCTTCAGGTCTAGTAAGATGATACAATCATCTTGAATCTTCATCCAACGGCATTGTTTTGCTACTACTATAACCTGTCATTACTATAAATGACATAACTGAATCGGGATTATAAATATACCTTCCTGTTTTTTCATCATATATTACATCTAACCCTAACGTTTTAGCTTTTTCTAATTTTTGAATTGAAGTGATATCGGGAAAATCATCTAAAAACTTCTGAAATTCTTCAAAGCGAGTATGAGATTCAAAGTCTGGTTTAAATGAACCGTCTCGTTCAATAGTAAATGGTAATATTACTCTATTAACTTGACTTGTTCCGTCTCATAATATTTTATTAATATCTATATCTCTTACTTTCTGATCTCCAAAATATATAGATGACTTATCTACGATTTTCCCAAAATCTGCTTTATCAAGTAATTGTTGTAAATTAGTTTGAGGTACTATATTGCCGTTTTTATCTACAGGAGCACCATATGATTGAGCATAAGCGCTAATTGCTATTTTTGAGTCTGATGGACTTAATAACATTTGACGTCCTTTCACAATTCTACCATTTGCAAGAGCTTCTAATTGACTAAGTTCTGTTTCATCTGGTTTTTTAGAACTACCACTACCACTACTTAAACTATCAGTCATTTCTTTTTGGAATGCTAATTCTCTAGAATGTGTAGTATGTTCAGCTAACGCTAATCCGAGTAAATTTAATACTTCTGTTTTTGAATTTGGATTTCCACCTTCTGCTGCAGTTTTAACTCTTAAAGCATGTAACATATTACTAGGAAGTGTAGTATATAGATACTCTAATGCTCTTTCTGTACCCTGATCCTTATTTGTTATTTTATAATATCCATCAGGTCCTCCCATTAATAAACTTCTAAAACCATCTTCGATCTGTTCCTTATTTTTTAAGGTATATCCTTCAATTGTTTTAGTTCCAAAATCTTTTATAACACCTTTCAGATAATTAACAATACTTTCCATTCCAACTGAATTAGAAAGATTATTTAATATATCTTGTCGATATGCTAATTCAGGTTGATGTTCTCTTAAACTTAAGAGCTGTGAATTAGTTAAAGCTTGGTATTTATCTTTATTAGAATAATATTCTGAAGGATCTACTGTTGAAATTCCATCATTTTCAGAATATACATACATTCTACCTTTATCATCAACAGCTGCTTCTGCTCATGATCTTTCTTTGGATAGCTGTTCTGTAGCAGCATCATATAACTGTTTATTAAATTTAGTTCTATTTGCTAATGAACGTAGTTTAATAATATCTGAAACATTATAACTTTGATTAGCCGCCCCAAATAAGTTAGCAGAAAAATTTTTACTTTTATCTAATACAGCATTTGCTTGACGCAAAAATGTATCTACATCTGTTGGAATTCCATTTTCTGATATAATTTCTAATGCCTCTTTTGTAAATGTATCATCATTTGACAAGGTATTATTTGAAGTAGCAGTAGATATATTTCCTTGAACATTCTCATATGCATTATTAGGAATAAAGGGGGTATAGTATATACCCCCTGCATTATATTTTCTTATTTTCATGAGATGTTGCTTTTATAAATAATCTAATTATATTATTATTAAGTGATTTAACCGCATCGTTAACAGCTTTATTCTGTTGTATTCATATTTCTTCGTGTATAGGTCTATGATAACGACTGCGAGAATTTACTTTTCCACCTTCTTTTTGAGTTAAAATACTCTTATAAGTATCTGCATTAAATTGTGGACGATTAAATAAAGAATTATAATATGGTATTATTGATTCTACTTTTAAATTATAAAGTTGATTTTGAATATCGTTATATTGTTCTGGTTTATATTCGTTTAGTCAACTTTCAAAAGAGTAGTTATCTCTAATATCTTTGTTAGCATCATCTTTATATCAAGTGTTAAACTCATTGCGATAAGGTTTCATTAAATTTCTCATTTTGCCACTTAACTCATGTTCTAATTTTCCTTGAAGTAAAATTGAATTAAGACTGTCTCTTTTTTCTTTATTTAGAGCATTTAGTGTTCTTTTTTCTAATATTCAATTTTTTAAACCCATATAATTATTAGCTAATCGCGACGCATTATTTTGTGCTAACTGCATATTAACATTAGCAATTATTTGTCTATTTTGATTAGCGACATCTGCTCTTACTTGAGCATAACGTCTTTTTAAATCATTATTTCTGTTTAAATAATCGCTAAATAATTCAGAAGTTTTTAATCTTCCTTCCAATCGAGTTTGATTTGCTTGAGATTGACCTTGTTGTTCTAAAGCATTTGCTAATACAGCATCAGAAGTGACAGGTTTATAGTTTTCTTCTCTAACTGCTTTATTTTCGTAAGCAATGGGTACTCCATAGGTATTAAAACTATCGTAAATTTCTTGCGGTGCACTTAGTGTAGCATTATATCCTGATCTAATTCCTTTTTCAATTTCATCGTGAACCTTTCTATTATATACCCTTGAAGTTATTAGATCTGCTAAACTATATAAAGAATCTGAACTAATTTTAGGTAGTTTTCACTTTTTAGTATTCGTATCGTTTTCTCCTCCGTTTTGAAATTTCAATATTCCACCTTTTTTGTGACTTTTGATATAATTATTTAATTCAGATAAATGTGTAAAATTTATATTTTTTTCTTGAGGTGTTTTTAAATAATATGTGTAATCATTATTATTTTTTATTACAGATGGAATATAACCCTTTTTCATTATCTGATCGAGATTTTTTTGAGTAAATCCAGCATTTTTTAAAATTCCTAAATCTGTTGTGCGTCTTCCAATAAGTCTACCTCAAGAATCATATACTCCATGTCTTTCAACATTCGCGGAAGGAATATTACCATATACTAAATCAGGATGAGTAAAAGCATATCTGTTGATGGCTCTATTTTTAAAATATCTCCCAATATTCGAAAATCATTCCCCATCTTGATAAGCTACAGGATTATTTAGTACTCTTTTGGTTTCAATTCTTGTTTTAGGTACTTTAGGAATATTGTCGGAATTTCAAAATTTTAGTTTCGAGGCAATTGTTGTTTTACCTAAACCAAAATCAGACAGTAACTGTTCAGTTTTATCTGATTTAATATTTCCATCCTTATCAAACCACGTATCCATCTCTTTATTTTTATGCGTTGAAGAAGAATATGCGGCTTTAAATTTATTTTTTATTAAATCATTTAATGCTTCTTTACGTTCTGATTTAGGCAAATCTTTTAAACGAGTTGTTTCTGATTCTGTTAATTTTATTGATAAATCTTTGTTGGTTTTAGAATTCAAAGTTACAGAAGATGCAGGCGTTCCATTTTGGTTTATAATCGGTCTCTTACTAGTTGCTAATTTTTTATCTAAGAGTAATCGTTTTCCTCCAACTATAGATTGAATTCCAAGAGCTATCGCTCTAATATCTTCTACGTTTAAATTTTTTAAAGTATCTTTTAAATTTCCTTCTGTATTTATCTTACTTAATGCTGACGCAGCTTCAGTTAAACCTCCTGCAACGAAAGCAGATTGTAATACTTTATTAAAACGTCGTAATCCTTTAGCAATTTTTAGACTTTTTCCAAACACTCCTACTCCAGGTAGCAACGTTATAGCGTCTAATCCTAGACTACCTAAAGCTCTTCCTGCATCACCTCAATCTAATTTATCTCGTTTAACATCAGAAACAAACTGTGCAATTGTACTTCCAGCTCCAATTCCAGCAGCAACTGGATTACCACCTCCTACTAAACTAACTCCTAATGAAAGCATATCTCCACCTAATGCACCAAGTGCTCATTTATCTGCAGTCGATCATTTTACAGAATCATCTGTAATATCAAGTGGTTTAATTTCAGCTCTAGATAGATTTGGAATATAATCTAATTCTGTTTTTGTTGGATCACTAGTACCTCCTGTTTGTATTTGCTTAAACACTCCTCCAAACTGAAAACTGCTTACATTTTGAGAATTTAAATCATTAACTCGTTGTTCAAAAGATTTATTTCCCTGATTTCCTACTAATATAGATAAGTTTTCTCTATCTGGAGCGATTTCTTTATTTAAAATTTTTCTTAATAATGAGAGATTTTCTACTTTAGATATATTACCTTTTGGTTGTTGTATATAAAATGCTCCGTCTTTTCCACGGTATACATTGTATTCAATATTACGTTGTGGATCAATAAACGAAGTATATTTTGCTAATTGTGTATTTGGAATCAAATTAGATTCTCAATTTGAAATAGGTATAGATATCGGAGATCCAACATCTAAACTTGCTCGAGTTTTATAGGGAATTGCTTGAGTATTATTGTAACCTTTATAATTTCCTGACGCAAGAGAGGCAGTAGGGTTATGGTAAATATAATTAACTTTTGGTTGTCCTAAATAAGATCGAGGACTGTTTGGATCAAGATATGCATACAGAGATCCTCCCTCAGGTAAATTATAAGCATTAGAAACGTTTGTAAGTAAATAATGTTGATTATCCTTTAATCTTCCTTCTAAATTTTTTAATACATCTCAAACTCCTTCTACATAATTAGTTTTAGGATTAAATGGAGTTCATTTTACCCCGCTATTATTATAATAATATACCCCAGATTGTGCTAAGGCTTCAGGATCAAGATTTGTTCATCCTCGTTTATAAGCTGCAAATTCAGCTCCGACGTTATCTACATTATTAATAACATCTTGTGGGGAATAAAGATACCCGTTCATTCCAACATAATCTTGAAACTTAGTTCCTCAGTACGGAGATGCTTCATTGAAGTGAACCTTATTGTAATTTCCAAATAACTCATTTCAATTAGCTATTTTTAATCTTCCATTTTCGTTAACTAATTGAATGTTAGAAGAAAAATTCTCTGGCAAACCAACAGAACGATTTAACGCTTTCCTTTGATTTTCTTGCGCTATTGTTGCTCTTTCTGCTTGTTGCTCAGGCGTTATAGGAGATTCTCCAATTGAAATTAATAAATCAGATAATATATCTTTATCCTGTTCGGTTGTAGTACCTTGCTGTATTCTTTCTAACAACTGATCATAAATAGTATTGTCTTGATTAAATAAAGCTCTAGCGTTATTAACGTTAATCCCTTTAATTTCGTATTGACTATCGTTATTATCTCCTAATTTAAAGTAATTGATTAAATTTCTTATATCATTTACTATCCCCAAATTAGATGGACGATTGCTAAATACTTTCTTCCCATTCTCGTCGTTATAATCAATAACACGATTAGTAAAATTTATCGTAGTTTTAGGAAATACAGCTTGTTTTTCTTCTTTTTTCTGAGGAGCGATATATTTAAAATTACGTATAGCGTTTAAGCCACTTTTAGCTCTGTGAACTTCAGTATTGAACAAACTACCTAATGCTTGTCCTAAACCTGTTTGCCTACGTTTCATTCTTCGCTGTTGACTTGAAGTAAGTTCAGATACATCAAAATTTCCTACTTTATGTCCCAAAGAATCGACTGTAACATCCTTTCCTTGATTAAGTTGATCAATAACATCTTTAATTGCAAATTGTTGATCTTCTGGAATATTTTGTTTTGAGAAATTAATAAATTGATCCATAAATCCTTCACTATTTGCATCATATGAAGTTCCATCAATTATTAAGTGGCCTCTCTTAGGGGGCGTTTGATTACTTGCTACTGCCATTGGCCCCCCATTATCAAATTTTCTTATTACTTGTGACATAATTATTGTAGCTATATATTAAAAATGGAAGACTAGAACAGATCCAATCTTCCATTTTATCTGTTGTATTACTTCTTACAACCACCTTTACGTTTCATTTTACCACCTTTTTTAAATACAGGTTCTCCTTGTGGTGCGCCAACTTCTCCTGCTCCATTTTGAGCTTGTTGTACAATCATTATAAACCCTTGGCAAACTCCCATTGCAGCTTGGCAATCTTGAGTTTGTAAAGCTTGTACTGCAAGTTGATATAGTTCCATTAAAGGATCTTGTACAGTTTGTTCTGGTGCTGGTTGTACTTGTCCAGCAGGCATTTGGCCACCTGATTGAAATTTTTTTATAAGCATACTTAAAATTTTTAATTTATATTGTTATTTACTAAATATCTCTAACCATTTGTCAATTGCATCTATTCTGATATTTGATTTTCAAAATTAGTAATATTTTCAGTAAATACAAAGTAAAAATAGTTTAATTCTCGATTTTTTGAAAGTTAACTATTTTTTATTATATTTGCACTATAACCTAAAAATAATAATCAGAATGTATTTCATTCTCTACGGAGATGCTACATTAATAATATAAAACAAATAGGTTAGTCGAAAAGCCGAGTATTTTTACTCGGCTTTTTTCATTTCTACATAACTAGGATCGTTATTATCTTGTATTTTTAAATATTTAAAGACTTGTTTCCCAAGACGCTTGTAGTCTGAATCTTTTTTAGATTTATATGCTCGCCGAGCGCCTTTAACTAATATTCTAGTATTTGGTCTACTAAAAATACGTTCTCCTCCGAGTAATTCAAATTGAGAAGTTCCATCAGATCCAATTACATGCATTGTAGACAGACTTTCTTCTCAGTCTTCATCATCAAAGTCAACATCATCTCCAGGTTTTATCCCTGAGTTTTGATTTACTTCTAAAACGTATTTAACATTATCTTCACTTATAAATTCTTCTGAAAACGGAATCCCCTGTTTAACAGATATTACTTCTTCGTCTTCATCGATAAAAACAATATCTAAAGGTATTTCTGTATCTTTCATCCAAAAATCTACATGCTGCGGATTATCATATACAAATAACATTCCTTCATCATCGTCCATTTCAATAACATCTTGTAAACCTTTTACTTTCTCTTCTTCGGTTTCAGCTACTAGAACTTCATATTCTTTATCTTCTATTTCGATTGTTATTTGTTTCATTTAAAATAGATTTTGTTTTATCTTCAGTATCTTTTATCAAAGCTATAGATAATAATTTGCCAGCTTTGATCGTTGCTTCTTCAGTTCCCTCTTTATATAATTGTTCGAGTTGTTCTGTTAGCTCTTTATTTAGTATTAATTCACCGCCTTCTATTTCTGCGTGTTGTATAATATTACCATCAGAATATGAAATGACAGGAATACCTTTTTTAGTAATACATCCTTTTAAATTTGAGTTAGTATTTTCTAAATTATTTTTTCGTGCATGTAACGAACCTTCAACAATTATGTTTAGTTTACCTCCAGTTTTATATATTGGTAAATTCGTTGTTAAATTTAATAGTATTTCTCTAGCTTTTTCTAATACTGGTATCTTCATTCCTGTTTTTCCTACTAGCATCCTATTTGGATTTAAACCTTGAAAACGTATATAGTTTTGACTAGCTAAATCACTTCCATAAGTGTTTTGTTTTCTTAATTTATTTTCAGTAGATATATCAGTAATTAATTCATTATATCTATTAGCTTGATCAATAAACCTGTTTGCTTTCCTTTTTCCAAATAAGAAACGCTTATTTCCTAAATTTTGAGCAGCATCGATATCTCCAATAGATCCACTATATGCTCCTCGCACATCATCTATCTCCCCAGACTTATACGATTTATGTGTTTTACCTGCCATAAATCCACCGAGTGATCCAACAACAGGAATTGACATAATAGTATTGTTTAATCCTGCACTACTAACTCCTGCTCTAGATGCTGCAACATTATCCATTTTATCTAATTGTAATCCTGCAATAGAACCTATCATATTTAAACCACTATCTGCGAAATTAATAGCAGTTCCAATAGGTCCAGCTAGAGATATTAGTGATTTCATAGATGATTTCATTGCTTTTTGACTAGCATCTAGATTATCAGGAACAACACTATCTAAAACTGTAGTAGCAGCAGTTAAGCCAGTTTGTAATCCATTAGACATTTTATAATCTTTGCCAGCTTTTCTTGTAATAGATAATCCTTCGATGTTTCCTAAATTATTCCATTTAGAAGAATTTTCAGGAATAATTAAATTAGAAACTCCTGAAGTAATTGAAGGTAATGATTTTATAGAAGGAGTAACGGAATTAAATTTTAAACTTGGAAGTTGCCCTCCTATTAAAGAAGCAATTGTATTCAATTGTTGTGCGTCATCCATTTTATGAATAACTTAAAGTCATTAAAGTTTTTAATCCTGTAATAATAGCTAACTGTTTTCCTGAATATTTAACTCTTACTTTTAAAAACTTATCTCTAATTCTAGTTGATTGTATTGTATTGTTATAAATGATGTTATTTTCATCTAACTTTCCGTTAATATATTTTGCAATACTTTCTTTATATAAAATAGGTTTAATTACAAGATGCCAAGAATCCTCTCTATATTGAATGTTACCTTTAACTCTTCCGTATTTAATTATATTTTTAGCTTCCTGTGGAATGACTAAACTATATTGATTTAATACTGGATCTCAATCAATTTTAATATCTCATTTAGAATTTTTATGTAACTTAAAATCTTGAGAACGCTTAAATTTTGATCCTTCTTCTACATATTCTCCAACAGGACGCTGAGGATTATCGTTCCCTCAAATATAGCTTTTCTTTTCAGATTCATTATTTGCAAAGGTCTCAGCTTTATATATACCTGCTTTATTAAAACTATAACTATCTCCAATTATTTCAAATTCAAAGGATTCAGGCTCTGCGTTATTTGAAATAATCACAAGATTATTAAATATTTTATGTAAACCTGTTAAATTATTTACTACAAATTCAAATTCAAACGGGTGCTGTTTATCATATCATTTTGTAGGTAATATCTGATTAGTGATATCACTATCAAAATAGTTTATATCGTCAAATATACCTGCTCGACCGTGAACAAAAAATGCATTATTTAACAATTCATTATATTTTTCTTTATCTAACGCTTTTAAATTATCGGAATCAATAGCAACTGCAATATTTTGTGTAACCGTACTACCTCAAATATCAACTTTATTATCTTGATTTAGAGTTACTCCTGGAAACACTGTAATATTTAACAATAAATCATAATATTTAAATTCATAATCATCAAATTGTGTTCCTTGTTCTTCTTGCTTAATCTTAGTAGTAATTATTTTAGGATCTATTTCAATATAAGAAGTATTAGTCTCTGATATTAAAGGTAATACATATCCCGAATAATCTGATACATATTCTAATCCAACTATTCCACTATCTTCAACGGGCAGACTGTCATCTCATAATAATACTGGACAATTTTGAGAATCATTCGTTGAAAATGTAGAAATTGAGTTAATCCTAAATTTATACGTATTAAATAAGTTAGAATTGTATACTATTGCGGCTTTAAAATTATTAATATTATAATGTTTTGCTATCTCTTGTTCACCGCTTATAATAGGTTCTAAAGAAACATCTCATAAGTATTTTGGACTACTGAAATCATCGATTTTTAATAAATGTATTCCTATATCAGATTTACTTGCAAATACAGCACCTAAACGTTTTGCTCTTTCTCGATCTAACGAATAAAAAATATTATTAATATTTGCGGAATATAACGGGGTTCAAGTATATTCAGTTATCCATTTATCTAGGCGCTCATTATAACACAAATTCCAAGTTAAGTTACCGTTATAGAAAGTAAACATAACATCTCCTTTATACATGTTAAAGTGAGTTTTAACATTTCTAGATCCTATAACAGGGTATTTTTCTAATTCTTTTAAGTTAATATTATCATTTAAAAAACGTTGGACCTTAAAATCGGAAAGTAACTCAAGACCTTTATTTTCACTAAAGCGCCATATTTTCTTAGCGTACGTATCTACTCCATAAATTCCTAATGGAGTTCTAACAATTGATTCTTTTCATATACTTCCAAAATCAGGAGAAATTAAAGTAATTTGATTTTGTAAGACTCCTGCTCCATACATGTGTATAGACTGTCCAGTATTTGTTGATATTAAAGCCTTTTCATTAATTGGAATTATTCCTAATCCATGCTCAAATACACAGAAGAGATTAACACCTCAAGGTAACAATTTTACAATTGCACCATACTGTCTATCCAAATCTTTATAAGATAAACCCTGAAATATTCTATATGCATTTTGAAAACCATCTTCTACTTGTACATTACTAAACATTACTCTAGTATCAAAAAGTTCTTTAACATAAGGAACATCTGGAACAATTTGATAACGTTTAGCACTTAAAGAAGTAGAATAACCTTCATTTAAGATAAAACTTTCAGGTACTTTACTTGTTGAAAAAACATTATCTCCTTTTAAAGGATAAAACGATCTATTATTTCCCATTAAGGCTGCTTCTTCAGTATGTGTAGTATCCTCTGACCTTAATCCTAAATTATAATTAGATAATACTTTAAATGTAATTCAAGAACCAATTGGAACTGTATTAACATCAGCTCTATTAATATTACTTCAGGAATCCTTATTCATACTAGTTAATCCTGAATAATTATCTAATCATGTATTTGGATTTACAATTATTTCTGTTACAGGAGCGTCAGAATCAATAAAATTTCTTTGTAATCGTAACGTTATAGTATTAGTAAAACAATCTCCTCTATAACCATCAATAACACTATCTGCTATAAAGGTATTTATATCGTATCTATCTGTAATTGCATAATAAGCAGATTGATCATTTGCTCTAATTGTAAAATATTGCTTTAAAAATAATGTTGAATAATTAGAAATTCTAATATTATAAATACAGTTATCATCTAATTGTACATTTGTTGCCACAAATGGAACATAATTACCTCTCGCTAATTTATAATTGTTTCAGTTATAACTTTTTTCAGATACAAATACAAATTGAGATACATCTTCTGCAGAACCTGCTCTAGTAGTAAATCCCTTCTGATCTATAAATTTCAAGGGAGTATCATCAGGAACAAATAATAGTTTAGATTTAAAAATTCCACTATCTAAAGTAGCTTCTTTAAATGTTCATTTATATCTCCTAGTAACTTGATTTACCTCTCCTGAAATAAATTTAGATAAAGTATATTCAGCTCCATTAAAAGTAGATTGTAGTGAAGGAATTACACAAGCATCTAAACATAATAATGCAGAAGAACCTTTATTGTTTATGTTTATAATTCTATCATTATGTGATGTTGTAAGAACTGCTGAAGTCTGGCTTATAAAACTTTCTGTTTCGTAACAGTTAGTCTTATCATTATATATAATCGGAATATAACTAGTAGTGTCAATCCCAATGCTTAAACCTTGTGCTAATATAGTTGGGATTCTTTTCTGCCTAACAAAGAAAAATCCTTTAACTTTATTTACTTTTAATTCAGAAACAATATCTTTACTTAATGTAAATTTAAAATATAAAGGTTTGGTTTCACCTTCAGAAAAAATACTAATATTAGGTAATTTAAAAACTCCTTTTGTATTTGATAGATTTTTTTCTTCAATAAATATATCTGCAGGTAAATAATTTAATTTTTCACTATCTTTTATATATAGATTATTATATTTACTATCTGAAGGTATATTCGTAGCTTCAAGTTTTGTAAATTGGCATCCTCTTAGATTATATACAGGAGATAAAGAATCATCCTGCATAATATAAACAATGCCTAATCTGTACATCTCATCAGGTCAATATCCTAAATAGAAGTATGTATTTAACGGGTTATAGTATTCTGTTTGTTCAACACTATCGTTTTGTTGAATTTTATAATCACTGTCTAAATATCCAATCGTTTCATTTTTTTGTGTACAACGTACATCAATATAATACGATATTGTTTGTAAATCTCTATGATTTAATAAAATTCCTTGAGTATTTCCAAAAAATAACATATTTTGGACTTGAGCTTGAGTCTTAACTGCTGTAACTAAATTATATTTAATATTTAATTGCTCCTCATCAATTTCTTTTACTTCCTCAAATCCATTTAAAGAAATTGTTATGGTATTTTCAAGTATATCATAAGGTTTTATAACTTCATAACTTTTAGAATATTTAACCCCATTTAAATCACTTGAAGTTCTAGTATAATACAAATATACTCTAGAAAAAGTTGTATCAATATTACTTAATTTTAATTCAATTGATTTATCTGTTAATTCTTCTAACAAAGCACCATATATTGTCGTAACATCACTAATTGTACCATGATATATAGATACTGTTCCAGATTCAGCTACAATATCTGTTTTATTATAATCATTATCTGCTAATTTAATATAAAAAGTATAATTTCCTCCTTTTAATTGTCCATAATTACTAACTTCTACTAACTGAATAACTGGTATACTATTTACATTTCTAAATAAACGTGTATCACGGTCAACGTTATTTTTATCGTATAAATTAGTTTGAGTAACTTGATTACGACTTATTATTTTATATTTATTGTCTTCTGTAACACTGAAACGAGAATTAATAATTCTTGGAGGATTCTTATCATCATTTATTATTAAATTTACTGTTCCATCATAGGAAGGTTGGCATTCTATATCAACAGGATTATTTAAATCTATACCTAATTCTGTACTTGGCACTTCAAAATCTTTAATCTGATCAGAATAACTTATATCACTTTCTTGATATTTTACAGTTTTATCAGTACGATCGATAATATTATGTAATGGTTGATACTCATGTGCTAAATCTCCTTCTTGATTAAATTTAATACACTGTATACCTATTTTTGTCATATTATTTTTTAATTAGTTTAGGAATAATTGGACACGTACTGGTATTTGAATATACTCTTCAACAACCTCTGCTTCCATTATTGTAAAATCAAGTTTCGGCTAACTCTCCATTATAATCACAATATATAACATCATTATTTTTATCTCATTTTAACATACTGACTAATCTATTTATAGAACTATTATTTACATCTACATAATCATCTCCAATTCACTTAATAGTATTTCAATTTTCAGAAGATGCATTTTTTAAAATATCAGAATAGTCATTTTCATGATTTTTTATATATTCGCTTATAGTGTTTTCGTTATCCGATATTCACTCATTATATTTTGTTTGTATTTTTGAATCAATATTCCAATCTAATGTAATAGTATCTGGAACTTTCACAGTATATAAACTTTCAATGTTAATTATAGATTCATTTAATTTTCTTAAATTATTTGATTCAACTCCAAATTTACTTAATAAATCGCTTAAATTACTCGTATCGTTAATTAAATCATACGAACTATCTCCAAATTTATATAAGATTTTATTATATTTATGTGATACATTTAGAGACTTTCAAACAAATTGCCAATCGCCAGGTTCTACTAAATCACTTTTAACATTTACGTTTGCATAAGTTGTAGTCCCACCTTCTTTAATTAAGATTAGATATTTTCCTAATAACTGTACTACTTTATTAATTTCAGTTAATTGTTCTTCTACAGTTCCATTAATATTAAAATTTCAATCATATTGCTTATCAGCTATTTCACACGGAATAAATACAAAGGTATTTTGATTACCTTGTTTAGTTCTAACAAGAATAGCGTACCCTCCAGTATATGGTATATTATTATATATTGGATTATATCGCATATTAAACTTCATAGGATAAACAGCTTCTATATAAACTACAAATATACAATACTTTTTTCCAATTGTATCACTATTTATTAACATATCTCAATCTTCCGATGCTTTAGTTCACGTCTCAGCTATGTTTTCTACACTTTCTTTAGTTTCACCAGAACTTACATTTCATCCAGGAGGATTGATTCATGTTTTATCACTATTATATTCCTTTATTCTATTTAATGAACAACCAATTGTGTCTCCTGTTCCATAAAGTTTTATTCCTAAATCAGAACTAGCTAATTTTTGATCACTACTATTTTCAAATACATAATTTCCTGACATATAATGTATTAATGGAACTTCTATTTTTTGTATTATTGGTTCTGATTGATTAATAGCTTCAAAAGTACACGTTTGAATTTGCGTTCTACTAAATATTGTTTTATAGGTAAGATTTTCATCAATATTAAAAGTTCTTGATGGATCAGGATAATTTGCAGTTTTATTGTTTACAACAAGATCTGTTATTGCTCCAGAACTTTCATTATATTTATATGATAATGTTCTGGAAACTTCAATATTCTTAAATAATCTGCCTCTATTATAATTTGGCAAAAACTTTTCAAAATTATCAAGAGTAGCAGTATAGTCACAACTTAATGTTATAGAAGCTGTAAAGTTTTTAATATATGAACTAGAGATATAAGTTGAATATTCTGGAGCAAGAGTGTTTGGAAATTTTGTAGAATCTAGCTGTGTCATTGGATCAAGTTGAAGATTAGTAATTTCAGTCTTAGAAACATTATAACCTGATCCATATGTAGCTAAATTTGAGATTCATTCATTTAAATAAATTTCATTAAAATCATCTCTTGTTGAGTAGAACGTATTTAATAACCTTGAAGTTATTAATAGTTTTGATTCAGAAGTAATTTCTTCATTTGAGTCTTTATTATATAAATATATCGTGAAAGTATATATATCATTTTCAACGAACTTACTATTCCATTCTATACTAAGCGTATTTTGTCCATATAGATTTACATCAATAATTTCTTGTTTTTCTTCAAAAACTGAAACTAACTCGCCATCATCGCTAAGTTTTTTAATATCATATTTAGCTATAATGTTACTATTAGAATTAAAAGGTCCAGAAATAAAATAATTTAAAGTAATTCCGTTATCATTAATTAAATATTTATATATGCTTAATAATGATATTGTATCTTTATTAAAGATATCTTCAGAAGATATATCTATCTTAGTTGTAAATTGATCATAAATAATCTCTTTAAGTTCTATTTCTTCGTTGACATCTTTATATGGTATATTTGTAACTACAGGAGTTACATATAGAGAAGTTTTTATAATCTCCGCATTTTGTTTAGTTTGTACATTTTTTGTAACAGTTAAATCTAATTTAATAGTTTTAACTTTTGTTTGAATTTCTGGATATTCTAATGTTGAGTGAGTAACATCCTCACTTAAAAGTGTACCGTATGTTTTTTCAGGATCTTCTTGAGTATTATCTTTATATGTAATATTTTCTGAACCGTATGATATAACTTGACCTGTTGTTTTATAGGTAACCTCATCACCATCATAGCGAATTCTAAAATTTATATTCTTTAAAAGGTCTGTAGTATATAAATAGTCATCAGTTCAAACTTCTAAAATTAATGTACATGTTAATGTTTTTCCTTCAAATTGGTTATGTTTTAAATTTGTTATATAAAAGCTCAATTTAGAGATATTTAATACTCTAGATTTGCAACAAATTCACCCAGGAGTAGTTCAGTTAACAACGTTTCATAATTTTGTATCTGTTGTTGAAATTTTACCTGTTGTAATATCGCTTAAGGATATAGTAATTGGTATAAGCTTAGATTCTTCAGTAAAAACGTAATGAGATAATTCATATCAATTATTATTCCCAATTAATTGTGCAATATTTTCATTATATAAATGAAATAAATCACCTGAGTATAATTTATAATTGTCATCATTACTATATATCCAGGTTTTTAAAGATTTTTCAAATTCTGTATATAATTTATAATTGTATTCAAATATTGGAAGTATCTCAATATTAGTTTCTTTTCCATCAGAATCATTTTCAGATATAAATATACGTTGAGGAGACGGATATGATCCGATTTGACATAAATCTTTGATAGGATTATAGGAAATAATATATATTATATTTCCATATTCTCTTATTCCAACAGGAATAAAATCAGATCCTAAACTAGCTAATGGGAGTTTATAATTGCCCATATCGTTTTGAAGAACAAACTCGTTTCCATTATATGTGATTAAAGTTCCATTAATACAATCAGTTAATACTGTATTTGGAGTAGTTAATGGATTCATATCTTTAATCATTCCATCATTAAAAGTATTTGTAGCTTCTTGTCTAGACATAATCCATTCTATTATATTTGTTTAAAACCATCTTTTGTTCTTCTATAAATATATTTAATATTTCTAGTTTCATAATTTTTTTGATATAAGGTTCATCCTACATCTGTAGGAAAGTATAGCACAAAGAAGTGTTTTCTTCCTCTATCTAACATACACTCTTCTAAGATTTTGTAGGCATATATATAATCGAACTTAACTCTTTGTCTTCTTCTTCCGCGAGACTTAAACTGAGCTTTATAATTCTCAAATTCTTTATCAGTTAGTCCGAAATAGTATTCTCCATTAAATATTTTTTTAGCTCTTTTATACTTAATACGTAGCTTAATTTTATTCTTAATTCTTCAATAATGATAAAATATTAAATTATCTCTAAAGAATTTACCACAGTAAAGAGTAAAATAGGGGGATTTGAGTAACACATCTCCCCCATATACGTTATGTGTATAAAAAGATCTTAATCCAAATTTTAAAATATATTCGATTTCCTTTCTAGTTAATGAAGGGAATTTTTCTCATACTTTATCTACATAATCATCAACATATTTGATTTCCATTAGTAATACTGTTTACCTTTATTAATATTATCAATAAATATTTTCTTTAAGGCAGAATTTATATAAATTGGTTTTTCTCTATATCCGCCTTTATATTGATATCGATAATAAATTTGATATCCTTTAAAATTAGACATCAAATAATCAATATCATTAAATTTCCCCATATTATACATATGTCTAAACGTTTCTCCCGTAAATTGCTTTACGTGTATCATTGCTTCTTTATGTACAGTTGGTAATACAAATGTAATATTATTATTAATAATATCCAAAATAATCAAATAGAAACAGTATGTTAAAACCTTAGCAACTAAGTCTAGTTTGCTATCACCTTTACAATCTTTACCTCAAAATTTCTTTTTAGTAGTTAATCTAGAAATATTAAAATTATCAAATAAATCTTTTGAAGTAAAGCAGTATCCTGTTTTGTAAAACATTGATTATAATATTGGTTTGAAAGACTTCATATAACTTTTTCGATCTCATCTAGTTTTAACATCTAATATAGCATCCATATCGTTTTGCGTAAATTTAATAGGGATTCTTGCTGCACTACATGCTCGAAGTCATTCTCTTCTCGTTAATTCAGATAATTCAATTAAATTTTTATCTCTTAATGCAATACCTTGTTTATATAAATCACAATATCCAATATATGCAGCTAACGCAGTTACTTCTTTATCGTTTAGTAATGGTAGTCCTTCGTCATCCACTATTATACCATGATATATAATTATAACTCCTTTATAATCTCTATCAAATCTTAAAGAATTATCTTCTTGATGGTATTTAACTAATTTTCCAGGATGATAATAAGGATTATTTAAGCATTTTCAAGCTTCAACATAATTTTCAATAAATAATGTTGTGATTTGATTAAATACTGTTTGATTAGTTGTCATTTGTGCATCTAACAATGGTAGATGAACTGATTCAATTATATCGCAATTACAAGGTAATTCTATTTTTTTATCAATAGCATCTGCTTTATAACGGTATAAACGAGTGTGTTTATTTCCAATTTTTTCTCAACCATTTAAAGCTATATCTTCAAAAGCAGTTGGAGTTAAATTTGTTCCATATAAAGTTTGAGCTAAAGAATAAACTGAATTAAAATTATGTAGTTTCATTATTTAGGTTCTTGAGTATTTGGAGTTACAGGAGTTAAGAAAGCTTTATAATATCTTAATTTCTTTTCAGTAAGACGTTTTTTAACTTCATTAGAAATAGAAGATAGATTTAAATAATGTTCGGAATTACAACAACTGTATTGTTCAAGTTGTCTAGGGTCTTTAAATATACCTATAACAGAAATGTATTTGACAAAAGGTACATTAAAAATGAATCCATCATACATTCCATTTTCATTAGGAGTTGTTTCTATATAAACATAAGGCTCATCTGCTCCACGTTTCTTATATTTATGAAACTGATAAGATGTATCGGTATATATTACATATTGCTTTTGTCTATCGATACTTCCTACAAATTCAAGAGCTTTTGTTCCTAAATCATTAACTATTTGAGGAATTTCAAAGTGTAATGCTTTTTCTCCTGCTGAAAAATTACAACATCTGGCTAAATCTTTACAGTCGACCTCAATACAGTTAATTGCTAGCATCATATCTTTTAAAGAAATTAAGTTTCTTAGATATAATTCTTTAATTACAACTAAACGCTCTTCAATTACTTCATCTTCTAATTGTTCAATAGACATTGTTGGAGTTGAAGTAATTCCTCTTAAACCTGAAACTACATCATTATATATTGCACTAGCAATTTCATTTATTGTCATATTACGATGATATTAAAAAATAAAGGCAAGACAGGAAAGAATCCCGTCCTGCCTTTAAAATAAGTGCATTTATTGTGAAACTTATTCTCCTGTAAGAGTAATAGTTTTGGTTGCTTCTGTAAACCCAGTTGCAGTAGCTTTAACTTTAACACTGCTTCCTGTAGCTGAAGATTTAACTTCTAATTGATCTCCATTTAGTACAAGATTACCACTGTCATTACCGTCAGGTAGAGACCATGTAATATCTACAGGAGCAACTTCTCCGCCCTCTATATTGTATGCATTAGCCATCAGAGTAACAGTACTACCTTTAGCAATGCTATCGTTTCCTATAATTTCTATAAATTTCTCTTGTGCCATAACATTTTCTCCAAATGCAGTTTTAAGTTTAGCTTCAAATGTTGCTTCTAATGTACTAGGAATATAGAATACATGATTAGTAATTGAAACTAATCTTTGTCCTACTGAACCAATACCGCTCAAATTCTTTCTTTCAGCGATATAACGGAAAGAATATTGTGTATAAAGTTGTCCAGGAACAGGCTTTTCGTCTCCGTTGATGGAATTGTATCGAGTATTTGGATAGCTTGGGAAACGAAGATTTTCAATTAACCAGTCACCAGTTGCAAATGGTACTTTATTATCAGTTTTTGCTATAGTACCAACTACAGTCGATACTACATATTGACCTTCTGATGGAAGTACAGAATTTGGTTCATATTTTTCAATTACAACTGATTCAAACATATCAGTAGCATCAGTTGCTGTAATAATTACATCATCGTCATCTACAGTAACTGTAATGTACTTATTATTTTCAGGAAGTGCTAATTTAATTGCGTTAGCAATTTTTGTAGCCATTAAAGCTGCCGTATTGTCGGTGCTATCTCCAACTACTGTAAATTCAGCATAAATAGGCTTTTGAAACTTCCAAACTGCAGTTGCGTAATCGGCATAAAATTTAGAATTATTTTTCATATTAACCGTAACGCGATATTTACCTCCATTTGAACCAGAATTGCCAGCTACTGCAGTAATTGTTGCAGTGGCTTTAGTACCTTCTGTACCTTTAGCTTTATAAACTTTTCCGTCAGCAATATTTGTACTTTTGTAGTCTACTTTATATTCACCAACACGGAAAATTCTTAGTAAACCAGTAATTGCTTGTACATTTTTGTCTGTTACGCTATTTAAAATAGTCTCTTTTGTGTAATCAAACATAGTTTTAAAAATTTAAAATGTTATTTACTTAGTTATTGGAACTCCCGTTGCTATTGTTTGATTAATTGGTAAATTAGTTTGTAACCTAGGATCACTAGCGTTTTCTAAAACTAACTTCACTGTATCATTAATAATTTCATAGCAGACGTATTCTGGGAATTCTAATTCAGCAGATTCGCTTATACTTTCTATTTCGGTATAAGATAAAGTTATATTTTCAGGTTTTTTAATATAATCTATATGTACATTATTTGGTTCATAATAATCAACTTTATCTCCACATAATATTTCAATAGAAGAATTAGAGCTATTAGAAAAATTATTAATATAATAATATGGACGTTTAATAGTTGGCTTCATATAAGCATTATTAATAATTTGTCCTAACATATCTGCTGTGGCTCTACGCGCACCATAATAAATCGATGTACCTTTTGTAGTACATGGTTTTGTACCTTGTGATTCATATTCTACAACACAATTTAATAAATGTAAATAATTATCAGGAAGATTTCCTACATAACGTTTACTAAAATTACTTACTGTATTTGGTTGTAATTCAATACTAATATGTCTTGTCAAGACTTTTAAATCATCTGTACTTTGTTGATTAATATCATAGTGGTTGTAAACTTTATTTATATATTGTTGGACGGCTTTTTTTACAAAGTAATTATAATCCTCCAACAATAAGCTTGGAGCGCCTAATTTGTTTATCTCTATAAGCACAGATTCATATACTTGTTTAGCCGTCATATAATTTTCTATTTTTTATTAGTAGTTTTTGAGTTATTAATTAGTGGTTTATATTCAGGGAATGTTTGAATCTTAATCTCATCTAGTATTTGCTTATTAGCAGGATCTTTAAAGAAGAAGATAACGGCTTCATCATTTACGCCTAAGCGAACATCTCCGTACATAAATATACCACTTACTTTCTTAATTATGTTTTTATCAGTAGCTTCAATAAACAATAAACGTAATTGCTGATCTTGTCCTGTATACAAATCGATAATTAAGTTAGGATTAGCTTCTGCTTTTTGATATAAGAAATCCTGAATATCTGAATCAGGAGCGTTATACATACGTTTACCTAAAAGCTTAACTTTAGTTGCGCGACCTTCTGCAGAGTCTTGCTCAATAAAATTATTAGCTTTTGTAATAAGCTGAATTCTTTTAATGCGTCGTGCAGATTCTTCTCCAGGTTTTTCTACCCAAAATTCTGCTCGACCATAGCGATTTTTATCTCCATCTATAATTAGATTTCCTTTTTCATCTCTAGCGCCTCTCTCTTCAACAATCAACTCACTATTTTTAATAGCTTCCCATTTGTGCCTTTCTAGAATATTATCAAGGTTAAATGTAGTTCCATCTTCAACTAAAATTTCCATATCAGCGGGTATAAAACCAGCACGATCTGGGTCATTAAGGTCTTTTTCACTAAGAATCATTTCAGATTCTCCGTTAGGATTCATACGAACTTCTTTTACAAATGGAGGATACATTCCATTCTTATCTTTTACTGGATTAAACCATACAGATTTTACCTTGCCAAAAGCACTTCTTAGAGTTATTGTATTTGCCATATTTATTCTTATTAAACTTGTTCTTATTTAAAAATTTATCTAAAATAGTCTTAATCTATAAATTAATTGTAACTTCCCCTACACAATTATAGAGGAAGTTACAATTTATATTATATTAATTAGTCAGAGCTAATTAAAATAAATGAACGATAAGGATTGAATACGCCTACGCCTGCGTCTATGTTATTGTTAATCATTATATTGCTATAATGTACAGACTATATCTTAATCCTTTATTCTGTTACCGTTTAAAGGATCCTCCCCGTTTCAAGATAAATATCTTTACTCTACTCAGTTATTCATTTACGTTTTTCTCGTAAATTATCTTTTCGATAGTCGTTGAACCTTACTGTTATAACAGTCTTGGCTGCTGATTATCTTAATAAGACTTCCCAGCAATTAAAGGAGTATTTTACAATATTGTTACCAATATAGGGGACCTACGCTGCGTAATTTAAGCCCCAGTTAATATATTTAGAAGCTGCTACAGGAGACGAAACTTGACCGCTTGACGTTCCGTTTTGTCCACCAACACCATTAATCCAGTTATGAACAATATCACAACCTTTAAATGTAAACATTTGAAGTGCTGGTTTACCAGTTGCTGAATCTGCCGTTAGATCAAGGAATATACCGTATTTCTTATCAGGATATTCAAAATCAAACGAACGATCAATCTTAAATGTAATTTGATTCATTTATGTTAACTTATATTTTCATATAAGATCAGACTATATCTTAATCTAATATACTATTACCATATATTAAATTCTCCCCGTTTCGGAATAAATCCTACTCTACTTGGTTATTTTACAATATCTTTCTTATTGTATATCCTTTCGATAGTCGTTGAACGTTTTCTAATAATTAGAACTTCGCTGCTGATTAGCATGTGTAATATTTACATTTAGCCTTCCAGCAATTAAAGGAGTTTTCTTTATAATTAAAATATAAAGGAGCAATTATTTACCCGCAAATTCATAAGATTGATATGTTGCACCTAAATCAAGATATCCATTAGAAGCTTTCGAGAATAAGAATGTTCCAACAGTCTTCCAATCACGAATCCAAGATGAAAGTGCATTTTGAACTTCATGCCACATCAACGTGTTGCAAATAAAGATATATTTGTTACCCGTTGGTCTTTCCGATTTAGTAGTCATTTGAGCAAGTACCTTATTAAAGATACGAACATTTAGATGTCCACTAAATACATATTTTCCAGCAAAACGTTCAATTTGGCTGATGATACCATCGCCAGAAATAATAGGTTGTTGTGTTTCCTAGTTATATCAATAAATTACTTTATTGTCTAGACTATATCTTTAACCTTATTTCTATTACCGTTATAAGGTTACTCCCCATTTCCATTCAATATTGAATGTACTCTACTCATTTATTCACTATAGTATTTCTCTATAGCTATACTTTCGATAGTCGTTGAACCTTACATAGATAAAAATTATCTAAGTCTTGGCTGCTGATTGTCCCAGAGGGAGTTTCCAGCAATTAAAGGAGTTTTATTGCCACATATTACTATGTGCGACCCCAAAACACTTAGGGTCAAAAATCTTAGGTTTGCCAAATTTATCTACATTAGTTTTACCTCAAAGTAATGCATTATTACGAGCAAACATGTAGGTATCTAAGCAATCTTTTTGTGCAGGATTAAGTTTGTAAACAGGATCGTCTTGCTGACCTTTACCGATTTGGATGAATACATCTTCCATTGCGGCATACTTAGCAGACCAGCTTACATCTGCACGATGAGTCGAGATAAATGTCCGATGCTTTTCGGTATTCACTAATTCGAACTTATGTAATATTTTAGCTATTATTTCTAATAGGATTAGACCATATCATAAACCTAAAATCTATAACCAATATTTAGGTTTCCTCCCTTTTCGGATTTCTCCTACTCTACTCATTTATTCATTAAGAGATTTCTTCTTAATTATACTTTCGATGGCCGTTGAGCGTTACTTCTATTTAGAAGTCTTCGTTGCTGATTAACATATTTTAATTATTTATATAACTAAAACTTAGCTTTCCAGCAGTTAAAGAGGTTTTGTCATGTAGATTACTCTACAAGAGAGCAATACCGAATTTTACTCTGATATTTTGTGTACATTAATATTAGCTCTATATCACTATAGAGATTAGACCATATCTTAAATAATCATTCTGTTACCGTTTGATTATTCCCCTCCGTTTCGGAATAAATCCTACTCTACTCATTTATTCGCCATAATATTTCTTTATGGTTATACTTTCGATGGCCGTTGAGCGTTCAATAGATAAATTTATCTAAAGCTTCGTTGCTGATAATCTACGTGAGACTTCCCAGCAGTTAAAAGGGTATTTATGACTTTTGAGTCAAAGGAAAGCTGACATTTTACCTTCCTCCAAGTTACAACTAATTTTCTTACTGTTTCCAATAAGTTTAGACTATATCACCCTCTTTACTTCTATTACCGTTATAAAGAGGCTCTCCGTTTCGGTGTTACCCTACTCTACTCACTTCTTCACTTATATATTTCTTATAAGCTATGTTTTCGATAGTCGTTAAGCACAATCTCTATATAAGAGATCTTCGCTATGGATTGGCATATCTTATTTATTATAAGACTTAGCTTTCCCATAATTAGAAGAGTTTAATCGAGTAGCTTACGCTACAAGTGCACAAAGAAGTTTATGCATCTCAGGTTGATAGTTCGTTAAGAAACGCGTATTCATACCAGGCTGACAAGCAGAAAGATCAAGTACTTCACTATAATCGTCACCTTGTAATTTACCAACTACTTCCCAATCGTTGTCGCGACGTCTAATCGGACGATTTAGAACAATAACCTGTTGACGAGAACCTTCAATAATAAAGGTATCGTTTTTCTGATAGTAGTTTTCAGGGAAATGGAAGATAATATCTGCTCCATTTGCGCCATCACCTTCAGGTACAGTTAGGAAGTGTACTCTTTTAATACGGTTTACATTAATATCCCATTCAACCATGAACGAGTTAATACTTTGAAAAGCATTAGGTCTACCTTTGTCTAGAGTATATACATTCATTAATGCTTCAGTAAGATGCGTAGCAGTATACTGATCATATAATGAAGATACAATACCTAAACGAGCAGGATTTGCCATGCTTTTGTTATCCTATAAGTTTTTTATCTTATAGTTCTTACAATTTACCATCTTGTAAGGTCGGCATACGTTTTCATCTAATAGATGTTGCGTACTCTTGGAGATATTATATTCTTTATAAATAAAGTTTCAATCTCTATGCTCTACGGTGAATATATATATTATTATATATTTTACCTCGGTGTTGCCGCTGAGAATTAGGACGGTTTCGCCGATTTTACGCAATTTTTCAATAAGTATTTCTACCTAAAGGGGCGCTCATCCACCCAAGAACTTCATAAAGTCCTCTGCAGTACGAGTCGAAGCCATTTCGGGACGTACTGTTGTAAAATTAGATATTCTCATAATTACTTATTAAAAATTTTGTTTAAAAAAATATAACTTTTATTCTTATCTATAATATTTATCGTATAGATCAGAAAGTGTTTTAGGTTTTTCAGATTTATCGTTAGCATTAGTTTTATCTACTACTGTTTGACTAGCAGAAGAATTTTTATTACTTTTTGCTGTACGACGTTCCTGTTTTAAAATATCTTTCCAATATTCGCTAATATTTGAAATAGCATCTTGTCCAAAAAGTCTATACCATGCTAGTTCAACTAAAACTTTTGGATCATTTAAATCTTTAAAAAACTGACTATATCCATTAGTATCTTGTTCTAGTAAATAAGATAATATTTTAGATTTTTCATCATCTTCAATAACCAAAACATCACTTTCTGGATCTTTATAATCAAAAGATATTTCTTTAAAATTAGAAACAGATTCAGTTAAAGCAGAACGAAGTTGATTATATTCCTCTTCTTCTCTTCTTTGTGCTTCTAAGGCAGCTTCTTTCTCTTTTTCCTTATAGTCATTTCGAATAATCTCAACTTTCTTTTTAAATAAATCTTCATTCTCCTTTGCTTTATCTAATTCATACTTTAATTCTTCATCTGACATACTAGTATATCTTGCTTTTAAATCTGCAAAGTATAATTCATCATCAGAATATGAATCTACATCGTAGTGTTGTTCTGGAGCATTATTATTTAATGAAGCTTTATATTCCTCAACAGCAGTCTGTTTAAAATAATCTATTGCTTGTTCTAGTGTAACTCCATTATTTCTAAGCCACTGTACAGTGTTTATTTCTGATTCAGATAAATCAGGAGTAGAAAGTTCTTTGAGAATTGTTAACTGTTCTTTTCCGCTTAAAGAATTAAAATCTACTTCTTGAATTTCTCCATCTTCTGTTTCATATTTAATCTTTGAAACATCTTCAATACCTTTCTCTTTTAAGAATTCTTCAATAGGATTAATATCTACTTCTTCATTTGAATCACTATTACTTTGATTCTCTAATTCAGGTTGACTAATCTCTCCTGTCTCAGTTGTACTAGATCCTTCTACCTCAACTTGCTCAGTTGTAGTAGTTTTATTATCTTCTAGTAAACTATCAAATAAATTTGGTAATTCTGCCATTAACTTATTGTTTCTTATTATTAATTTCACAAAATTAGACTTTTAAAAACTAAAATCAAAAGTAAATATTATTGTTTTTTTGACATTAATTTTAAAAAAGATTTTATGAAATTACTTCTTGTTTTTTGTATCTATAATCTCTATAAATTTTGATTCTTTTTGTGAACTATATATATTGGAATTTACTACTGTAATTTCGCCTACAATATGTTTTCTTTGAAATCACCTTAGCGGTCAACACTTCCTAGGTTTAATTGTTTCTTTTTTATAATGAGAAATAATATAATTCTCGTTTATAAATTTAGGAGAAACTACTATTTCCGAAGGATACTTTAATTTTAGATTAAGAGAATAATATGGATCAATTAAAGTAGTATCAATATTTACTCCTTTTTGAAATACAGTATCAACAAGTCTAATAGTATCAGTTTTTGTTATTTCTACTTTTTGATATGCTAAAAATTGAATAGTTTTTGCCTTGATTTTGTTATCTTGAATGACACTATCCATTTTTTTCATAATAGAATCTTGTTGGTATTCAAATTGATCTAAAGTTAATTGTAAAATTCTATTCTCTCCATTTTTAGCAAGTAACTCAGTTTTATAATTACTTTCAGCAATACTATAAGCTTCTTTATTTTTTTGATTACTATGATATAATCAAACAATTATAAGAATTAGTATAGTATAAATACCTATATTAATCAGAATTTTTTTCACTCAAATCTTTAATTTTAACAATTAATGAGATCATACTTAGTTCAATCAATTTATTTTCATCATAATAATTGATTGTTTTATTTAATATATCAATTTGTTCTTTAGTGAACGTTATTTCTTTATCGATAGCGGTTTTAGTATTTCACGATATGTTTCCGTTATCTAGGGTTTTTAACTCAAATTTACTAATCTCATCTTCATCAAAACTCATCTTCTTAATTATATGTTCAACAGACATCATCTCAATTAAATTACCTTGTTTAATTGCTGTTTTAATCATTTGAGGTAAAAGAATTCTTTCTACTATATTAAATTTCATATTAGTCCTTATTATTTTAAATAGAGCCGTATATTACAAAATCTAACTCTTGATATATTCTAGCTCCATCTGTTTTATTAATTTGAAATATACACGTATTGTTATATTTTTTTACTACCCGACAAATTACATCATTAATATCCATACCTCTATTTGGATCAGTAACTCAATACTCATAAGGAACAGGAGTTAAACTAATAGCATAATTAGTATGTCCTATATTGTGGTATATATATCCAAATCAGTTATTAGTTTGATTAACATCAGGATTTGATGCGTATTGATACTGTACACTCTGTACTTCTATATTAGGAGCTGAACTATATTTTGTTAGAGTACAACTAAAAGGATCTGATAATATACTTGTAGGTATAGAAATATGTCCTGAATATAATACAGCACTTGTGTTAGTTTCTCCGTTACTTAATGATCATGGACGGGTAGTTAAATTTGCTAATGGATTATATGTATATATTAATAATTGCGCTGTGTTTGCGGGAATAGTTAAAGTAGGAGAATCAACAGTAAATGTTCCTACATAGATAGATACAGAACCTGTGCTAACTGGTTTATATATAGTAATGTTTTTCCCAATATATTTATCGTTAGCAGCAGGTAATACAATATTTAACTCAGAACTAGTAGGTTTTGCAATTAAATTTATTTTTTCATCTATATAATATATTTGAGATGTTTCATCTAATATAGTAATATCCTCAAACAAAGCAGTTCTCGATTTAATACTGCCAGCGCTATTTCAATATAAATTTCCAAATCCAATTGAACCTACTCCTTCATCATCACTTTGAATACCATAGATATAATTACTCGTATAAGTTTTTGTATATACAGTAGATTGGGATGCAGCAGGCCCACTTTTTTTAGTTACTTTTATTTGAACTTCTTGAGCAGGCATATAATCTAGTACATTTGATTTCCAATCTTTAAATGTCAACCCTCCATCAATACTGTATTGACTTTGATATGTAAAACTATAATAAAGTGTAGAAGGAATACCTGAATTTCAAGTAGTTTTACTATATATTTCTACTCCATATATTGGAATTACTTCCATTTCGTTCCCAATAGCATAACATAAATCTGAAGCTCCTACTGTAGGAAATCGATCAGATCAATTATTTCGATCTTTAGAAAATAGTCATGCTGATCTATTTCCTATATGCATAGATATATCTGAAATAACAGCTCCAGACATTGTTCATGTAATATGCCCATTTGCTAATGAACCTCCTCCATCTTCATAAAATTTGGTCGATCCGTTTCCAAATTTAGCAGAACCAATATTATTTAGTTCAATTCTATATGAACCGTCGCTGTTTGGGCCAAGTTTAATATCTCCGTTAAGAATAATTAAACCTTCATTACTTCCTCCATCTAAATAAAGTGTACCTTCTTTATTTCAATAAATATGTCCTTGCGCTAAGTATCCAGATCCATCATTATTTAATAATATTCCAACTTTTCTATTAGAATTTGCATATGAACCAAGAGCAATACACCCATCCTTAATATATAAACCTCCACTATTATTTTGAGCAAACTCCTCGATTTGACCTAATATTGTTGTAGCTTCTGAAACATAATCTGGATTATAATCTCCTTTAATAAAAATTCCCATTCCAGACATTCTACCAAATACCTCATCATAAGCTAACCCATCTAATCTACCTAAACGTATTTTTATATTAGAATTATTTACATAGGGTTCATCAGTAATATCTTCGTTATAATCGTTTTTACTATAAGAATAATTAGTATTATCAATTACATCAATGTAAGGAGCCTTATAATCTGCTGAAGTCATATAAACTGCTCCACGCCGATCAGGATGAATAACATTATCAATTCGAACAAAAGTATCTCCTTCTTCAATTACTCCATTACTTTTACTAGATAATTTAATAAATACAGTTTTATTCTCTACACGAGTAACGACTCCTTCGATATTATAAATATTATATCCTACAGTTTTTTGTAATCTAATAACATCGTTAACTCAAAATACAGTTAAATTTGAAGAAGTCTCATCTTTCATAGTACATCTAACAATGTTATCATCAAAGTTTTCAATTACTCCATCAATATTGTAAAAACTATTATACAATGTATCTAAAAAATTAAGTATACTTAATTCTCCATATTGCGTAGGATATAATTCTTTAGTTTTGTTTCATAAAATTTCATTTGTAATAATTCCTTCAGGAGTTCTTCCTGTTAATAATGTTGTAGCATTATCAACCTGTGTTTTATTGTTAATATCAATTGGTATATATGGCTGATTTGAATAATCAGGTATAAATATATTATATCATTCTTCTAATGTATGTCACTCATTATCTAATGTTCCAAAGTTATAATCATTTTGTATAGAATCAACAATTGTATAGGATCAAGTGTTTGCATCATCGCCTGAATTAATTGTAGGAGAAAATTTATATTCTACTATAGCACTGTCTGAGACTCAAAAAGATCCATTAGTACATTTAATTCGATTAATAATATACTCATAAACACGCATTGCTTTGCGTACGTTGATATAATCAATATCTAATGTACTATTAGCAAAATCTAATATTGTATCATTTAAAGTATTTTTATTATTTGTACTCTTTAAAACATTATCAATAAATAAGATATTTTTAATAGTTCAATTTCCAGAGATAGATTCGTTTTCTGCTTTTTTAGCAAATTTATCATCAGTATATCCATTTAAATACTGCGCATTTAAATTCTCTACTAATTGTTTAGAGTTAATAATAAATGGAGGTTCAGTAGTAGTTAGAATTTTAATTGGATTTTTTACAGTTAAATCTTCAATTTCTCAAGAACTACCAGTTTGTTTTACGGTATAAGGTCTATACTCTCCATTGACTGTAATATAGAATCCCCCATCTAGTGTAAGTATCACTTTACTATCTCCAGGATATGTTATAGAAGTAAGATCATCGCTACTTTCTAAAATAATAATATCAGGATCATTTTTTGAATCATTTGATGTATTGTCTAATCCAGTATTATCGTAGTTTAATTCATAATATTTATCTCTAACTCTTATATAAATTCGGCCAAAAGTATTTAATACTAAATCTTTACTTATTGAACCTACTGTTTCTGCATTTTTATGTAAAGCATCTGCCATAGAATTTTTATTTATAAATTTTGTACAAAAATACAAAATATTTAAATAAAAAAAAAGTTAAGAACGAATTCTTAACTTTTCAAATAATTATTCTTTAGGCTGTTCCTTTTCTTTTAACTGCTCTTCCAGTTCTGCTATTCTAGCTATTAATTCTTTATATTTCTCTTCTGTAACATTTTCTTGGGAGTTTCCTTTTACAGATTGAAATAAATCGTTGTATTTTTCATACAATTGTTTCTGTTTGTTTACTGATTCAAACATTATTCGATAAGAATCTACTTGAGATTTTAATTTAGTTTCTAAATCATCTCGTCTTAAATATATTTCTGTATCTCCATCTTTTACAGATGTCGCATTTGCTGGAACTGTATATTCTAATACATTTCCAAACACTTCTACACGAATAGACATTATCTTTTCTACAGGTATATTAGGATTTCTAAACTCTCCTGGCTTTAGAGGAGGATCAATAGGATTTCCCGCAGTTAGAATTGTTCCTATATATAATTCAGGATTTTTTGTTATACTGTTAATATTTAAGAAGTATAACTTATCATTAACTTTTGAATTAGCAAACATAACCATAAAATATTTTAAAGTAAAAAGAGAGGAATACATTTACATATATCCCTCTCTTATGAAATCTAAATTCTAGCGTTCTTCTCTTTTATATCTTGTAACTTCATTCAAATAAGATTCTGGATTTAAACCTTCAGTTTTAAAGTAATCACATAAAATGCAACATACTTTAGCTAAATGAAAATTATAATCCATTTCTTCACTCTTACTTAAACGGCTTGAAGATTTATATGAATTATACTCATCTTCTCCTTCTAAAATTTTGCAAGCATCTGCTAAGTGATCTTTACAAACCATTAGAAGTTGTTTTGGATGACTAAAATATTTCTTAATGAGTTCAGGATGTAATATCATATTTATAGTAATTTTAAGCTGATGCACTATTTCTTATACTTACAACAATTGCGTGATTTCTTGTTCTTGCTATATTTGGAACAACATAATTACAATGATTAATAAATACATCATAATCGTAAGTTGCGCTTATCTGAGGTGCAGAAGCGCCTTCTTCTTGAGGCATAATAAAACACTCATACGTAGTTTTAGTACGAGTAACTTCTCTATAACCTACTAAACTTCTAGTACAGTAACTGAGATTTTGTACTACTTTAACTATAACAAGATAATCAGTATTGGTTGTTCCATCAGGATTTGTAAATGTAGCGGTATCTACTGAATCGACTGTTACTGTAATCTGATCTTCAATTGGTGAAGTAGTAACAATATTATCTGGTAAATTGAAAGCTAAAACTATTAGCTTTCGCTGAAGTGTGGCGGGACTTTCGTTGTTAGGATTTGAAACTGGAGTCCCTGTAACTGTTGGATTAGAACTAGTTGTTGCCATATTTCGTGAATAACATTAAGATAATATTAATTACGCACAACTACCACAACCAGAATATCCAGCATAACCTGCGCCATATCCAGCATAAGGATAAGCACAACTTACAGGAATTGCAGGCACTGGTTGTTTAGGTAATCCACATTGAATATCTGAAAGCTCTTTCTTAATCGGATCAATCAATTCACGAATAGCTGCAGTTTGAGCCAATTGTGATAATTGATTACTATATTGTAAATTAAGATTTTGAAGGGTATCGATTTTCTGTTGCGTAAATAGATCCTTAATACCTTGGAATCCAGCTTGCATTGCAACAGTTTGATTACCAATTTGCTGTCCAACATTACAGAAACCGTTATTAATTGCAGTCATTAGCTGATTAGTTTGTGCCTGAACAGCTAATTGATCTTCATAACTCATTTTAGTTAAATTAAGATTAACTGCATCTATTGATCTCTGTGTAGTACAGCAACAATCTTGTATTTTGCTAATTATATTACTATCACCCATTTGGATAGCATTAATTACTCGCTCTGCTGAGAAGCCAACATCGCAACCCACTTTATCAATAGCACCTTTAATTCCACAGATAGCCGAATTTAAAGTATTAAAATCACAATTAAGATTAGTTGCAAGTTCTCTTAAAGCATCCCGATTTCCATCAATTGCTCGAATTGTTAAATTAGTATTTGCATCATTGTTTAACTGATTAGCTAAACCTTGTCCGTTTCCTCATTCTCCGTTGCCGTTCATCCATCTCATTATCCACATCCAAACAAGATACATAACATTTTGTTGCGAATATATCGTTTCCATATATTCTCTCTATATCGCTATAGAGTTCAGACTATATCATCACTCTTTAAATTTAAAGAGGCTCGGCGCTTCGATTTCACTTGAAATCTACTCCATAAGGATAGTCGTTGCACCTTTCTCTTAGTTTTATAAGAGACTTGGCTCAGGATTGTCTACGTGAGAGTTTCCCTGAATTCACCGAGTTTTAAATCCGCTTATGTATTATTGCAAATATACTTAAATTTTTTATAATACTTTATTAATATCAGTATATTTTAAATAGACTTGATAAATTTTTTAACGGATTATTTCACATAGCTGCTCCGCCAAACATTCCACCACCGTTAGCTAAAGCGGCTGTCTCTAAACATTTATCGTTATCTCGAAGTAATGCTACTGTTGCTGGATCAAGACTTTTATTATTATTATTCATTAATGCAGCGACTAAATTAGCATCAAGACCACTTCCAGACGTAGGAACATAGTGTTTTTCAATCACATTTTCCATCATAATATAAAAAGTTAAAAGGTTAATAAATATTATTACATATATGTAATGTTACAATTGCACTACAAACATAGAAATAATTTTATTAACCTTTTGCTTAAGTCAAAAAATATATTATGTTTTTATAATTTTTTTATATAAAAATCTAATTCAGTCGAAAACATATCATAATCATTTCGAAAATTAGAATCATTAAAGTATAATTCTTTTGCTTTATTACATCAATATACTACACTCGAATGTCCACAGTTAAACTCTTTAGAAATTAAATTAACTAAATTATCCTTGTCGTGTTGTTTTAAACTATAAAATTTATATACTATTAACTTTTTTATGTCTACAATATTACGTTTAGAACTCTTACTTAATATTTTATCTTCCGAAATTTCAAATAATTTACTACAGATACTAACTGCTTTTTTAAAAACTTGAGGAAAATATTTTTGATCCATTAGTATATGCTTACATATTAACAATACTTTTAAATTATTCTAGTATATCACATAGTTACTCTACTACCGTTTCCTGAAATCATACTCCTAACCTCATAAATATTACCTGTACTTATTTGTCGAATCATTAATGTTCCAGATTCATTAGTTTTCATATAAACTTCCGCATCTATCGTAACTCCCGTTGTAGTTAAAGTAGCATTGTCTCCAGATTCATTAGTAGATTCTATTTCTGATGCTCCTCAGATAGACCATCGTTTATAATCAACTAGTTCTGTTCCTGAAATCGAGTATAGCATTAAAGAAGGATTAGCGTTAGCATTTTTTATCAAAGCGACTTTAATGTTAGCCTCAGTAATATTTAACGAAATATTTCCAGCAGCAGAAGTAAAAGTTCCTTTTACACTAGTTGGTTTTATATTTGATAAAAGTTTTCACGAAGCTCAAGTTTCATCTATTTTTTGTCTATTCCAAATATTATCGTTTGAATCTCAAGCTAATTGATTAACTACATTGGTTTTTGTAAATACAATTAATGTTCCTGAAAGATTATTAGGAGAATTACTAGTAGATTCTTCATAAGAGAAAGTTCCAGAAGATATTTTTTCATTGAGATCAGTTGTTGTATTTCCATTTATTGGAAAATATATACTAGAAAGCTCAAGTATATTTCGGATATTTATTTTTTCATCATCTGTTAAAGTTGAGATAGATGCGTTATATAATGATAATTTATCTATTTCGTAACTTTTTTCAGATTTAAATATTCCTGTTGTATTATCAAAACTATCTATTTTTATAGAATTATTTATAACATAATATACTAAAATATCATCAGTTTTATATAGATTAGCTAATACTGTTCCATTTAATGTAATATATTTAACAGCTAATGTTTCTTCGGAACTAATGCTATCAAATAATAATTTATTTGCAGTAGCGTCAGTTCCTGTAGCTGTAGTATAAGTAATAACAGATAAATTATTTTCTTTTAATTCATCTTTCGTAGCAAGATTTGAAATATCAGGTAATTCAGATTTATCTGCTTTACTTGCTAACACATTAGTTAATTCAGAATTAGTAACTAAATCCGTTATATTGGGGATATCAGTTGTATCCGCTTTGGTATCTAATATATTTTGTAAATTTGTTACATCACTAATTACATGACTATGAATCTTATTAGCTTTATTATTTAATTCTTCTTTAGTTGCTAAATCTGTTATGTTTGGAATTTCTGACTTATCTGCTTTAATATCTAATGTAGTTTGTAAATCAATTACATCAGAAATAGAATGTGTATGTATTTTAGAAGCTTTGCCATTCAATCCATCTGCTAACTCTGTTTTAGTAGCTAAATTAGTTATATCAGGAATTTCTTCTTTAGTAACAAAATTAGATTTATCTATAGTATAAGTTGATTTGTCTAATTTATTATCATTTAATATCTTTCCTTGATTAGCAGATAGTGCTTTACTTGCATTTTCTGTAGTTAAGTTATCTACTACTTCAACAGATTTTATATTACTATCTACGTAATTTTTTACTGCTTTAGAACTTGGATAATGTACATCATCTGCACTATTTGTAATTTCTACTTCTTTTCTTAATATTGTTTCAAAATTAGCTATTTGAGCATTAAATTCTTCTTCAGTTCCTTTATATCCTCCTTCTTGTGCAGCTTCATAAGCAGATATTCCTGCAGTGCCAGGAAATATCTCCCATTTTTGAGTTTGTTTATTAAAATACTTTACTGCCATTTTGTTATTTAAATTATCCCCCCGCATTTTGATTTCAGGTGTATGGTTGAGTTTTTTCTACTCCATTCATATCGTGTCATACAAAAGAAAAGTTAAGAGTTCTACTTGGACCTAAATTAGCATAATAAACAAATGAATTATTACCAGGTCCAGTTCCCTGAACAGTAGCTCAAGCAACATTAACAGAAAAGAACAAATAATCCTGTACATAAGTACCTGAGTATATAGTATATCCAGATTTCATTTTAGAAGTTCCTGTAGTCATTACTGTCATAGAACAAGTACCTCCATTTTTATCTCCTATCATAGGAATAAAAAATCCTGAATTAAAGGATGGCATCATAAGATAATTTTCTTCTTGATAAACTTTTATAGTAGCTACCTGTTGTTTTCCATTCATAATTACAGACACATTACTTGTAGTTAATAATGTATCTCCGTTTGTAGCATTAGCTCCTAAACTAGGAGCAGTAACAGTGCCAGTTCTAGCATCAACATTTGTACCAGAATATGTAATCGATGCTCCTGACGTTATTGTACCACCTCCAGTAGTAGCTCCGTTATATCCATAAGTTTGAGAATATGATAAGTTTGGAGATACTGAACCACCTCCAGCAGGTGCAATTGGATAAGTAAAGTTAGTAATTGTTATAGGACCATAAGTTTTAGTCCCTGCACGCTGTTGAATTGTTAAATTAACAGTTTTAGTTTTTCCTTGATGATTTGCTGTAAATTTAACAGTACCTGTTTTTACCGTAGACGTATTATTAGCAGAAACAGTAAGAATTGAACCGTTTATAGTTCACCCTGAAACATCTGTAGTATAAGTACATACTGCAGAATCAAGTATATTTTCATTTCCAGCACTATATCCTGAAGTATAAGTTACTTCTTGCGTTATACCAGTTATATAATTTGATAAATATACTTGCCCTCCGCCGCCAGCTACAGAAATAGCAGATATTTGATATGTTATATCTATATCTCCATAAGACTTACTATTAGCTTGTTGTTGAACTGTACCTGTAGTCGTTGAATTAATAGTTAATGTATTTCCTGAATATGGACTCTTAGGAGTTCATGTATATTTAAGAGTTTTCGTAATTACAGGCGATGTTGTTACACCCGAAACTGTAGCACCTTTTGAATTTGCAGTTACTACTCCAGTAGAAGTATTAAGCGTCGCAAATGTTCCTGAAGATCCAGGTCAAGAATATGTTCTTGCCATACTGCCTGCTCCGTATGTTGTAGCAGGAATTGTAGTTGTTGTTCCCCCTGATGTAAATGTAAAAGTTATAACATTATTACTATTCGTAGATGGACTAGAATTTCCTCCACCTGCCCCAATCTGAGTATACGTTAAGTTTTCTGTTTTACTAAATGCTACTTTTGTTACATAATTCGCTTGTTGATATATATCTACAGATTTAGTATCAGATGATACTCCATTCATTGTTATTACTAAATTTGCCTTAAGTACTACTCTCCTTGTAGTATACGTTGTACCACAAGAATTTGCTGTAACTACCCCTGTTGAAGCATTAATAGCGCCACCATTAACCGAATTTGTACTAGTTCATTTAGCTGTAGCTCCTGATGTTAAATTAGATAGCGCTTCGGTGTAACCAGATGTATAATTTTGTGTTCTACTCTGTGTATAAGATAATGTAGGACTTACTCCTGTTCCTGCTGCATTTATATCACTATAAGTTAAAGTACTAATAGTAGGTTTACCATAAGTAATAGATGTTTTAGCATTAGCTGCGGTATAAAACGTTGCCTGAGCTATAACTGTACCAGTTGCAGAACTCTGTCTTAAATATATTGTATAACTTTTTCGATCTCTAATTACATTATTGTAAGAAGTTTTATTTAATGTACTAGTAGTTGTACTAGAACTATTTGTATAGTTACTTTTACTTAATGATAAATAATCTGTTCCACTTAAAGTTAAATATGCAGTTCCAGTTCAATACTCTATAGTTGCTGTTCCAACATCACCTGTACTATATACAGGAGTTTTTGTTCTTCTAATAGAACCTCAAGTAATTGTTTTAGATCCAGCTCCAGCGGGTAAATCTCCAGATGGAACGGTTAACGTTCCAGTTCAATTTCCATAATTATAACTTACTATTTCGTTAGCAGCTTGAGTTAAAGTTAGTGTAGCATTGGCAGAAATACTAGAATTTGAATATCTTAATGTAGCAGTTCTAGCTGCTCCAGCTACTGTAGTTCTATCTGCTGCAGTAACTTTTACTGCATAATTATGATAAGAAGACTGAGCTATACTAAATCCAGTTCCAGATATTGTTCATATATTACCTGGTGCAACAGTTGTATCAAAATTAGTACTTTCAGATGTATAAGTTAGATGAGCATAATACCCGTCAATAGTTTGTCCTCCAACTGCAAACGTTGTTGTTTGGTTTGTAGAATTTGCGTTAGTAATACTAGTTGCAGTTACTGCATTAGCTTGTTGATAAACTACTATTGTATCTGTGTCTGTACTTGTAAGAGTATCTCCTCCAACTGAACTTGGATTAGTAAATTTTAAAGTTAAACTAGCGTTTACGCTAATACTTCTACGTGCTCCAATCACTGTAGTTCTGTTATCTCCAGTAACTATACCGCTAGAATTTACAGACATTCCTGTTGCAGAACCACTATACGTTCTACTCACTACTGTTTGTGCTCAGAGACTATTAACTTCTGAATCAGCAGAGGTTTTTACAGTTTCCGATGAAAATACATATTTACATGCTCCTCTACCTTCAGGATTCTTAGTACCACCTTTAGCTGGAATATCACCTGCAGGATATGTTAAATTCGTTGTATAACCTGATTGTGGTTGAGCTGTAATTGATTCTACTTTATTTAGTGCTTGAGTTGCTTTAATATCACTTCTACTATATGACCCTGTTTTAGTACCACCTAGCGTATAATTAGCAGAATGTGTTCAAGTAAGAGTAAACGTTCGAGTTATAGGATTTGACTGAGTTGCAGCAGATATTATATAGCCCTTAGATGATACAACTACTTGACTACCAGCCATACCTGTAAAAGTACCTGTCGGAGTCATTGAATAAACAGCATCTCCGTTTAATGTACCATATGTAGAAGCTGGAGTTGCAGAAGATGTAGATCCAGATGTAAATGTAAAAGTTTGAGCATATTGTCCTCCTCTCTGTGCAGCGTACGTGCCACCTTTAGCTGGAATTGTAGGATAGGTAATTGTTTCAGTACCTTGAGCTACTGCTATATTTGTTACATAATTAGCTGCTTGTGGTGGTTGAGCAAATACTTTAACTGTTTTCCCATTTAAAGTAAGATTTATTTCTGTTACTCTTCCTCTATGATCTGCAGTACTAAGAGCACATAAATTATCTATATTAGTAGTCATATTAGGAAGTGTTCAAGCCCCCGTAGAAGTATTAAGTCCAGTACTACTTGTACCTGCTTCTAATACTGTTATATATGCTAAATCAACTGTAAGTGGATTTGCTTCAGTTCCTGGATTTCCACCTTTGATGTTAAAAAAGAATATACTACTTACTGTTCCAGTACCATATGATACTTCAGCTGTATAATTTTGTCAATCACCCGTTCCATTTACAGATGTTAATCATTTAAAAGTTCCTCCTGTACCTAGAGAATTATAACTGTGCTCAATTTGATAACCTTTAGGTACTTTTGCAACAAATGTACAATAATAGGTGTTGCTGGCAAGCCCAGTATAAGACACAGCAAATCCTCCTAAATTAGGAATTGTTCCAGAACCTTTGTTTTGCCAACGCATTATATATCCTCCGTTTACTGAAACAGGATTTGTTGCAGCAACTCTCGTTAAAGTACACTTGCCAGAATTAGCATTATCGTATACAAATACATTTTTTACATCTACTGTAAATGCAGGATTAGCTAATCACGGTTGAGATAACCTAGCAACAGGCGAAACAACTAAAGACTGTTTATATGTAATAGTTGCTCCAGATGTAATATTATTAGTTGCTCCAGATGTATATGTAGTAGATTGCGAATAACTAACTGTTGGTACTCCAGAATCTCCACCATTAGCAGGAACAACTTTAGTATATCGAGCAAATACACTAGGTGTAGAATACGTAGCATTATTGGCTTGTTGTTGAATTGAATAAGCTAAACTTGCATTTCCATAAGAAGCAGTTCCTGTAGCAGTTAAAATGGTTCCTACTGTAGTTCCTCTAGAAGGAGCAGTAATCTTATTACCAGATAATGTTCATCCGTTTGGAGTAGAAGTAGCAGATAATATAGGAGTAACAGAAATACTACTTGTTGCTGTAGAAGATTCGTTTCAATAGGTATTATAAGTACCGCCTATTGTAACACTTCCGCCAGAAGCAGGAATTGTTGTAATTCCACTTAATACTAATTCGTATCGAACTGTTCCAGCAGATTGAGTTATAGTAACTTGAGCTTCTTTTCCATCATAACTAACTTTATATATTCCAGATCTAGTTGTTGTAGTTTTATTCTCATCAAAAGTTATAACTCTTTCAGATAATGAACCAGTTCCACTTATTTTACTAAATGTAGCTAATGAATTAATGTCTATTGTTTGAGTTTCACTAGAAGAATTTGTTTGATATCAATCACTACAAGTTCCATTAGAAAAAATAGCTCTTTTATATGTAATACTTCCTTTAGTTTGAGTAGCAGTAGCAGATAAAGCTACAGTACCTCCTGTATTAGCTATATTTGTTGTAGGTGATTTAGTAATATTTATAGAAGTAGTAACTCAATCTTCACTAGTTTCTGTTTTTTCTTCTTCTGATATTTTATAATAAAATCCGTTTCATGCAGCTAAATCAAATAATGGAGATATATCTCCTTCACAAATTCCGCAAGAATAAAATTGTACTGTACCTAAAATGCTATTAATTCCAGCTGCATGATTATCTTTGAATACACGATCGTTTCTGACATTATAATACAAATATCATCCGTTTCCTAAATCAATTTTCTTATCGTTAATTGTAGGAGCTAGTGTGGCATTTGTAGCTGTTCACTGACTAAATATTCAATTATTTCCGTTGTCTTTTACAACTATCCACATTGAAGTGGTTTTATCATTTAAACTAGCTAAATTAGTATATACACCTTCGCTAATACTTCATTGATAATTTCCTGTGCCATTAATACGTTCGTATTGTACAACTTTACCCATAGAGTCATCGTCCACAATAGATCAGTTACCTTGAGCGCCACTTTTTCAATTAGTATTAAATTCTTCAGACATTAATTGAGCACAACCATCTGGTTTATATACTAAACTTGATCCACAAAAATAAGGAATATTTCTACATAAACCTTGCAAATTTACAAAATTATCTGTAAACGGCAAAACATTTTGAGCAGTTCCTGTTCAATTTAAAAAATATCTATGATCACCTTCAACTCACTTAGCATTTCTTAAATAATAAAATGTATTCCGATTATTTACATAAAAAGTTATATTACCTCTAGAAGAATGCTGACAAACAGCTCAATATTTAACTCAACGATTTAAACGATCCTCACTAACTGTAAGATCACCTGCTAACATTGTAGAGTTTTCTATTGGAACTTTAAAACTAGTTGTTCCATTACTCTCAGGTACATATGCTTCTCAACAAACAGTATATGGTGTATTAGGTTTAAATTCTAATCCATTAAATTCTAAAGCATCTCTAGCATGCATTCATGCACCATTAGTTTTAATACATGAAATTTCAAACGTAGTAGTATCAAGTCCTAATATATCATTAGCAAAACCTATACTAGCTCAATGTTCTACACTACCGCCCCGAGATTGATTTCTAAGTATATTAAAACCTGGTCCATTTAATCCATATGCATCATAAATATCAAAATCATATTCTCCCTCAACTACTTTATATCAAAGTAAAGTTACATTTTGAGCGGGACCTCCGTTAGTTTCACTAGGAAAAGAGTATGCTGTTATTCAAGTATCTAAATTAGAAGGATTTGGAACAAACGTACCTTGTTTTACAACAGGCGTTGTAGAATTAAAATACAATTCACACTGTTTAGATTGATTTGAAGAATACATAGATATCATTAACTGACCATAGCCATCTAATTGTTCTTGACTACAATATCCACATGCTATAAACGTATATGTTTGACCTTCCTTTAGCTTTCCTAAAACTTGTCCTCCAAATCCATATTGAGCAGAAGTTATTTGGGTTCTATAATCTACAATTAAATCTCCTGTCATATTTTATATGTATTAGAATTGTAGTGGGCATAATTACCCACTACAATGTTATTGTCATTCAAATTTCTCATTAGTCAGTTCATTTAACTTAGTAGTTAACTGTTGAACTTTTAAATTAAGAGCTTCAACTTCTAATTCTAATAAGGATTCTTTATCAATATATAATAATCCATTTTTCTTAGTTACTAGCTCAGGAAATACTTTTTGAACATCTTGAGCAATTCTACCTATTGCAAAAGTCCCATCTTTCTTATAATTTCAAGAACGAAGTGGACTTATATTAAGTGATTTATATATATAATTACGTTGTACGTCTTTAATGTTTGTTTTTAATCGAATGTCAGATGTTGTAAAATTAACTCCTTTATATATTTGATTCGCAGTAAAATTACCTTTATTATCAATAGATGCTATACATCCAACTTCACTATTTTTGAATATGAAACCTCTGCCTGCATTATCATTAACGCTAAAATATATAGCGCAATCTCCAGTTACTGTTCCATGAGTACCATATGTTGCAGTTAGTCCAAAGTACATTCCGTAAACAGGCGCTAAAGCGATACTACTTTCTATTAAACTAATACCATATCCTTTAGGAGAAGTTTGCGAAACACAAAAGCCTCCAGCCGCTTTCATTCTAGCGGTAGTACTTAACAAACTTGTGGACACGATTGCGGTTCCGTCTCATCTTAAGAAATTATCCGCATTGTATGTTGTTCCTTTACTGAAATAAATAGTAGGATTAGCGGTCGATGCAGATATCGATATTGTTCCATCTGAACCAAGAACTATTCCGTCTCCAGTTGAGGTTAGAGTAGTTCTAGTTCCAGTTAATATTTGTTTTATATAACCATAGGAAAATCTATTAGTAGAAGTTCCAATATAAACAGTGCCTTGAGGAACGATATCTCCTACATTTGAGAGATTTCCACTAACATTATTTGAACCATCAAAAGATTGTCCTCAAAGTGTTTTAGCAGAAGATAATTTAGTTGCACTACTAGCATTTCCACTGAAAGAAGTAGCGGTTACGCTTCCTACAAAAGTTATATTTCCTGTAGAATCTAGTACTGCTAATTGTGATCCATCAGCATCTTTAATATAGAAATTAAAATTATCAGCAAACTCTATTGATCCAAGATTTCCCTTACTAATATTACTAAATTTTATTCCAGCAGATGCTGCGGTATCTCTATTAATAGTTAATCCATTAGTTTGAGTACTATTAATAGTTATATCTCTTGAACGAATTTCAAAATTAGTATTTAAGTATGCAATATTATCTTCCTGTGTATAATTTCAAAATCAATCAACTCCATTTTCAACTCTATCAGATTTATAAAAATTTAATCCAATATTATTATTTGTGCCTCCAAAAACAGCAGTATTACCGTTAGCTAATTTTATTCCAAATAAACTAGTATAATCAGATTCTATTAACGGAACTGCTAGAGCAATAGTATAATGATCTCTTCCATTTATAAGAGTACTAGTATTGCCAGTTAAAGTAATTGCTTTATCACCTGTTGAAAATGTTTTCTTACCCGAAATTGTTTGCTCTGTAGCTAGGGTTACATAAGTATTGTTATGATTATGATCTGATCTAGATGCAGTAGATGCTGTATCATTTCCAGTTACTGTGTTAGCTAGAGCAATAGATGCAGAAATTTCTACATACTGAGTTCCTCCTCATCGATAGGTTTTATTAGTATCTTTCGCAACATATATTTTTCCCGATTCTCCTGTAGGTGGAAAATCGCTAAACGAATCATATTCTAATACATCATCGACAAAAGATGGTAGCTGGCTAGAAGGAACTAAACCACTACTATCTAATGATGCTACTCCATTAGCTACTCCAATTTTATTATTTGGAATAAAATCTAAATTTAAATCGTTTTCTAATTGTGATAAGCTTGTTAAATTTTCTGTATCATATACAATTGCGTTACTAGCACTATATGGACGTGATACTTCTAATCCTGCATCTGCAACATTGATTACAGTTCCGTTTATATTATCAGTATTTTGACCTACATGTACCTTAGAATCAACAATATTTAATAAATTTTTTTCTCCATTTATTGTCGAAATGGTTATTATATTGTTTATATCTTTTACAAAATTAAGAGTTCCTGTCATAGTTCCGCCAGCTAGCGGTAAATAATCCGCTAGCTGTGAAACTGTGGCATGTCCTGCAGAATTAATCAGTTCTTCTACTAAGTTTTGATCTACACTACATTTATATTCTTTACCTCTAGTACAAATAGTTGGACCCTCGTCAATAAATGAAATACAACTTTCGAATTCTTCTAAAGTTCCGTCTGTTTCATTACGACTCTTTTCAGCATCATAAGAGGCTTTAGTTGTAAAATGTAAAAAACTTATATCTAATGCCATTTATTTATATTTTAATTTTATACAAAATCAACTCACTGAAACATTGAAGTTACATATTCTTTCACATCATTAGCTTCAGCTAATCCGTTTTGTTCAGAACTAGCTGTAGTTATACTTTGTATAGTAATTGATCCAGTTAGATTTTGAGTTGTTCCACTTTTACTATTAGCAGTTAATGTTAAATAATTAGAACCACTTGCAGTAACACTTTGTAAAGCAGTATCTGCTTTGTTTCCTTGTGCTGTAGTAGCTACTCCAATAACATCAGCACGTAGTTCTTTTTCTGCAATCGTTAAATTAACTGCTGGAGACGTTGCAGCTTGTCCATTACGTAATGTAATTACTCCTACTGCTCCACCAATAGACTGGACACCTGTACTTGCAGCAACATCAATTTTATTTTCTAGTTTAGATATAGCTTTATTAATTGTATCTGTTGCAACAATAGAACTACTCTCAGTTCCTTTTTCATATCCAGTTAGAGCTATATCACTTCCTTTTAAAGTTATATCTTGATTTAGAGATAATCCATTTACCTTTCTTGTAGTTGGAACTTTATTATTAAGTTCAGATTGCAGATTATTAATTTTACTAATTGAAAGATTTGGAATATCTGTCTCAAGTATAGGTAACTTTGTTACTTCAATTAACCCGTTTGTTTGTGTAACAGACCTTACAAATCCACTATCTTTATCTGCTACCGTTAATTCAGCTAATTTAACATCTATTTGATTATCAACTTCTGATACTGTAGTTGCTGCTTCAGCAGTTGTTTTAACTGCTGCTAATTGTTGAGATACTGTTGATTCTGAACTAAATCCACTTCCAAGTTTAGTATCAATATCTGTAACAGATTGCTTAGTAGCAATTGTAGAGGTGTCAACTGAAATTACGTTTTTATTAATGGTAATGCCTGAGCCAGCAGTATAAGCATCTACCAATGATGCAAGATCTACTTCAATATTTTCTATACCTGCATCAGTATTAAATGCAATTGTAAGAACTTTAGTTTCAGGATCAAATGATACATTTTGTACCATTCCATCTTTAACAAACTGGGTAGCATCTATACTTGCAATTTCTACACTATCTTGCCCAGATAATATAATCTTTTTTGTTTCAGTACTATAAGATAAAGATAATTCTGAACTTAATGTACCACCACTTAACTTTAATATTTTATCTTCAGAAGCTACACCAGTTACAGTTACTGTGGGGACTGTAATATTAACGTCTTTATTACTTCCAGGAGATACAGGTTCTCCATTAACCTTAATAGTTTCAATAACGTTTACTTGTGCACCAGCCGCAATACCACTGAGTTTTGTTTTCTCAGTAGTAGTATAATCTTCTGTAGATAATTGTTTACCAACAACTTTATCTACTTTTTTATTTAACTCTGTATTAACGTAAGATGTATCTGCTTTTTGACTAAGAGCAGAGGCAACTTCTGTTGCAGAAGCTACATCTGATAAATCTAAATCAATAACTGTACCGTTAGCGTTAGTAATAGTTAGATGTTTTGTTTCTTCATCTCAATGAGCATCTCTAACTCCACCAAAAACATCAGTTGCGGTTTCACTTTTTGCTATTTTAATTAATCCAGTCGAAGTTTCAAAATAAATACGTCCAGGTATTAAATTTAGTGAAGGTACCGTTGTTAACTTAGAAAAACTTAAATTAGTTGTATTTGCCATTTTAATAAAAGATTACTTATGAAATTTCGTTTCAAAATATATCTAACTTTCCATCCGTTCCTACTTGAATTGCAGAATTAGCAGAAACAATTTTTGCTACATTCACTACTAAACTTCTAGAAGTACCAGAACCACTTATAGTTAATGTTTCATTAGGACTAGTTAGAGATGTAATACCTCCTGATACTGCTGTTTGAATACTATTACTAAGAGCTTGCATTCCAGCTACAATTGTTTGATCTGCTCCAACATCAACTCCACCAGTAATAGCAGTACCAATCTTAATTGTTGAACCTTTTAAACCTGTTAAATCAAGTTTTAAACCATCTGCTGATTTAGATAATGCTGAATCTGTAGCAGCGTCAAGTTTAAGATCGATTGTATTTTCTTCTGAAATTGTAATCGCCTCACCTGCAGTAAGTGAATCTTGTTTATCTTCAACAGAAGTTTGTAAAGATTCAATATTAGACTTATTAGTTCTAATTTGATTAAGATCTGTATCAGAAATTAAACCAGAACCTTCTACTTTATCAACTTTATTATTAAGTTGATTAGTAACTGTAGTAATCTGTTCTTGTAAATCTGTATCAGTAGCTTCAAGTTCTGTTTTAACTTCAGAAATAGCACTATCAACTTGAGATTTTGTATAATAACCTGAAAGATCAATAGTTCCACCTAGCGGATCCCATTGAGTTCCATCCCAAGCATAATTAGTTCCAGCAGGAGTAGTTTCATGAGCTGCAACTACATTCCATACATCTCCTTTTTTATTTCCTTCAGAAGGAAGTTCTTCATAAGTATCTTTTGTACCTTTATAATCTAAAGCTGAAGCGACAGAAGATCTTAACTCATCTACAAGCGTTTTTAAAGCTTTACCTTGAGCAGCAGATAAAGCAGCATCTGTTCTATCGCTTTCAAGAGAATTGATAATTTCTACAACAGTTCCAGTTGCAAGAGTTTCCCAAACTCTATTAGAACCATCTTCATCAAAACTCTTTAATATATATGCGGTTTTATTTTCTTTTACATAAACAATAAGACCTTCTACTAACTGAATCGTAGGCATTGCGTCACGATCAGCAATAGATGCTTGGATTGTTCTATTGTCGAGTGGTAGATTCGCACCTAAATCAAACCCAGAACCTACCGAAATGCCTTTACCAAAATATTCTGCCATGATTAGTTAAAGTTTACATAGTAAGTACTAGGTTGAGTCATTTTACCCGATAGATATACGGTATAGTTAACCGATTGTCCATCTAAACAAGTAACCTGAACGGTACTAGTGGTATAAGTTCCAGTTACATCAAAGTTGTTACTATCTTTAATATTTGATACGTTCCATCCTGTTGGAGCAGCAAAACAAATATATTGTTCAGTAATTGGTCCAGAAACTTTAACAGTTTTCTTTGCAGATACAGTTTTAGTCATTCCTTTAATTACTTCTTGAGTAATATTATTTGTTGAAACTAATCCTGAGTAAGCTGGGCGATAACCTGTTACGGTTACTTTACTAGAATCTACAGATCCCGCAGGAAGTGGTGTTTGATAATTATTTCCTTTTGAATCTTTTGGTTGAGGACCTTGTGCATACACCGCACGATAATAATAATCCATTGCTCCAGCCACTACTGTTTCTGGAAGATCCTCTATTTTACTTGAACCATATAAAATTTTAGAAGCTTCAATGTCTTGTGCACCAGCTCTATTATTTTGTTTTGTACCTGCTAAATTAATTGCGCCAGCATTAAAACTAACGTTAAAATTAGCAGTAGTTGGAGCAACTGCTCCAATTTCTTGAATATTAGAATAGCTTTTTAAAGAAATACTAGCACTAGGATTAGTGAATGTAGGATTAACCGTAGGGAAAATGAGTGTATCAAAAATTTCATTATAACTTTTACCAGTTAATTGAGCTACTGTTGTACCAGCAGCAATTCCTCCTAGTTTTTCTACAGTAGATACTGTTGAGGACAAACTTGACGAATAATTTCCACTTAAACTATCTAATTTGACTTTATCTTCTTTAGACATCAAACCGTCTAATACTTCTGACGCTTTCGCTAAAGCTACATCAGTAGTATCTCCACTAGTATAATGTATAGTTAAACAATTATTTGTAGAATTTAATGTAACATCTTGTACCTTACCTCCCCCATATGAATGATTATTCATAAATATTTCATAGGTATCGGTACAAAAGTATATTCCATTGCCGTGTTGACTAACGTCGTACGAACTTTTTGGACCTCTATAAAATAATACTGGAACTGCCATTTAATTATTGTTTTAATTAATATCGATTCATGTAAGTGTGCCTGCAGCAATAATTTTTTGTTCTAAAACATCAACTTGCTGATCTATTTCGGTTTTAGTATAATAATTAGTTAAATCTGCTACGGTTTTGCCTGATCCTCATAGTTCTCATCTATGTGTACCTTGCCCGTTATCTATTCAAACATATTCATCAAACAAATCATTTCCACTTGAAAGATGATTAGGAACTAAATATATAACATTAGTTTCTCCAGATTCAGGTAAAGATTGAACTATTTTAAAACTAACATTATCCCATGTAGCAATTTGTCCTAAAGTTTCAATAAATTGTTCTTCTGTCAAAGTTCCTCCACCTTGAACATATTGTTCATAAGCTGAATAACCTCTCGGCCCTCTATATTGTTCATCATCTGCATTCGTTGGATCATATCAGATCATATTCTGACAATCATCATAGGCAGGATTTTCAGGATGCATTTCCTTATATTCACAAGGTGATTCTGGTCCAACATGAATGTTTTGATCTCCAGGAGCTCCTTGAGGAATATAAAAATCAAATACTGCATTAGTAGGGTCAGAACTAATATTTTTTACATTAGCAGGTTCAGTATATTCTACTGTAGTAGTTTTATTAACAGTAACAGTAGCATTATCTCCCTTTTCTCCATACACTCTACCCGCGTCTTGTATTTCGTTATTAGTTAGAGTAACTATTAAATGAGCATTTTCATTAATTAGTAAAGTTTTAATTCCAACTCCTCTAATTTCTTCAAGACTACAAATATTCGTTCATCCTCCCTCAGAACCATAATATTTCCATTGTATGTGTCCATCTGCTCTTCGTAATAATACTTCTCTGCCATCTTTGCCATCATTTCCTTGAGGACCTCTTACATTTCCTAAATCTCTAGCTTGGTTTTCAGAAGATAATCGAACTCATAAATGAAAACGTTCATCAATAAAAACATCTTCTATTGTATCTCCTTTAGGACCAATTAGTTCACTTAATGGAACTAATGAATACCAATCGTCTAAATTTTCATATTTTCATTGAAGTTCTATTCCATTGTTTCTAATTATTACAGGAACTCCATTTTTTCCAGTAATGTCTGACAATGGAAGTAGATTGTATCAATAAACAGAGTCATAAGAAAACTGTATATAATTACTAGCAACTCTTAAATTTACATTATCTCCTTTCTCTCCTTTAGGACCAGGATCTCCTTTTTGTCCAGGATCTCCTTTTTGTCCAGGATCTCCTTTTTGTCCAGGATCTCCTTTAGGTCCTATTAGATTTACGTAGATTCACGTTTCCTCATTTTCTCTTTTAACTCCTAAATTTGTCCCATCCCATTTAAATTGCAATCCAATTCCGTCTTCTCCGTCTTCTCCTTTTTGCCCTGGATCTCCTTTATCTCCTTTGATTAGAGCAGGATCTGGATTAGGTAAGTTTCCGTTATTCTCTCAACTTAACATTCCTGAACTAGGATCAAAGTGAGGAATAAAAACAGCACCTTTTTCGCCTTGTGCTCCAGGTTGACCTTGCATTACTAGAGTTCAATATTCATTATTTACTTTACTAACTAATGGTTCAGAGTCAATACTAACATCATTAGATCAATGTGTTTTTTTACAAGCAAAAAGAGCATTATCGTGAGAAACAAAATCGACAGTATATTCATCATTAAAGTAATGACTGTTTGGATTTCACTCCTCATATCTAAACGATAATCCACGATAGAAATCAATAGTATTATTGTAAGTAAATGTTTGACGTGAAATATTATTTTCGATATTAGAAGCATTTAAATTTCTTGAACTAATTGTTCTCTTCATAATATTGAATTATTTTAAAATAATCGTTTCTAGATATATCTCCGTTTTCTATATAATCTATTGTGTTCATAAGATCATCTAGAAATTTTAAAGTTTGTTTATCATATGTATATCCGAATTTTAATTTTTCTAATTCTGATAGATACACATTTAAAAAGATATTATATAGTTGCTCCACAATCACATTTATTATAATTTGTCTCTCCCAATATATCTTTACATATATAATTACACGAAGTCAAATCTTCAATTATACGTTGTGCTTCTAAATAACTTCCTTGTTCAATTAAATAACTTAAGATATATACAGAATCAAATAGAAAATTTCGCATATTTCTTATAGATTCATCAGATGAGCAATTATCATATGTACACTTACTATTAAGATTATCATAAATCATCTTCTTTTGTAACGAAATTAAACATTTATTTAAATAACAAATAGATACAATTTGTTTATTCGTTCAATATTCAATTTCATCAGTTATTAAACTAGATAATTCAGAATAATCTTCAACTTTCTTTGCAGATTCTACGGTTAACGTTTCATTTTGCCCGTCAGTTGTTCCTATATAAATATCTCAAGTGTTTCCGTTACTATAATAAAACAATTTCCCACTCGCATTATATGTATCTGCATCTGAAGATTTAAGATGTTCTAATTTTTCAATACAATATTTGTTATATATATATAAACCATCTTTAGGTAACTTATACAGATAAGGAGTTCGAATATCATTTGTTTCTAAATCTAAACATCTTATAGAATCTTCGAGAACAGTTAAATCATCTGTACTATAGGAATTATTTTCTAGGAAATCAATAAATACATGCTGTTTTCAATCACTATTTTCTTCTTGCCATTTTTCATAACTATGCTCAAAATTAGACGTTCCTGTAATATCTGTTACCTGTAAATAACATCCAGACGTCATAGTTATTTCTACTTCAATTGGACGTGATGCACTCATCTGTTTAAATATTTGTTTTTATTTTATTGTTATATGGATTTGAGTCATATAGCTGCATTTGTTCAACTTGGATTTGTTTTTCCTTTGTATCAATTACTCTATCATTATAATCCTTATTATCTCGGATTTTTTGCTCTTCTAAAGAAATACGTTTACGCTCTAGATCAAGTTTTTCTTTACTATTTTTATCAATCTGATTTAATAGTTTTTTGTTTTCTGAACTAAGTTGTTCTAGCTGTCTTTGATTTTCTTGAATTTGAGCTTCATATTGTTGTATACGTTGTTGTAATTGCATTAATTGATCGTTTTCAAGCTTTTTAGATTTCATTGAACGTGTTATATAACGTTCTAAGTCATTCATATTTTTAGCTTTGAAGATATTAACTACTAACTCAGAATCAGCCAATCCTGCTTTAATTAATTCAGGACTAACAGATTTTAAAGCCTCCATATCTCTATATGTTCGAGTACTATCTTCGATATGAATATCAAAATCAGTTATAGTATAGTGTTCAGGCAATGCAGTAAACAATTTAGCATATTTATCTCCTAAAATTATTGTACCTCTTAATCCCTTTTTAAATACTATTTTAGCTAGATTTAACATATCATAGTTAACTTCTTTATACATTAAATCCATTGCGTCAAAGTACTGTTTAGTTAATAGAGTAGATTGTTTAATTCCAACTTGTACATTTGAAACAGCGTCTCGTTGCTCTATTTGACCTAGTTTTTCTTGGAATACTCCTGTAATAGATGATGCTTGTTGTTCAACAGATTGAATTGCAAGTTGTATTGCTTGTATTGCTTGAACTTTTACTGTATCATCAAATCCGTTAAAAATAGTATTTAACGATTGCCCTTCTTGAGAACTATCTAAAATAGCTACTCCATTCTTTTTTCAAGCTAATCACTTTTGAATTCTTTCAGGCATTTCAACTCCTAATGCTTCAGGAACGTTAGCTAAGTCTAACCATTCACCAACAGTTCCACTAGAAGCAATTAAGTTGTCTCTATAGAACAATAGCATATCGTATTTGTCTTGCAAGTCAGAAGTAGCTAAAATAAGAGAGAACGGCTGTCCGTTTTTATCTAAAAAGAATGTTCCGTTAACTGATAATGTACATTTACTTGGATAATCAGAAGAGCGCACTACATATTTAGATTCACCTCTAGTAATATAAATATCATTTCCAATTTTTACACCTTCGTGTCTAGTTAAATACCCTGTTTTTTTATTAACTTCAAGTCATTCAACTTCATAAACTGGAATTGTATTAAGCAATCTATGTCCATTTATTGTTTCATCAAATGGCAACATTGGAGTTACTTCTAATCCTCCTAATATACCTGTACTTGTTCCTTCTAAGATAGTTCCTGTATCAGTTCTAATTTCTGTATTAGCTGCTGGAACTCTTACAAATACACTGTTAAAATATGCTTGATTCTTATGAAAATCATTATCTAAAGATTCTAGAGCTTCTGAAGTTAATTCATCGTGATATCGATTAATTATTTCCTCTTTAGTCATGTACTTACGAATAACTGCTCGATAAGAATCTTTTAAATAATAAGAATTAGTATTACGTTCAATAAAGGTATTTAGAGGATTTAATATTTCTAATGATACATTTTCTCCATTTTCAGTTGGAATCACTCGATAATAACATGTTCCTGTAATTAAGAGATCTAAAAATAACTCTCGCATCTTATTTTTTAAATCTATGTTGCGAGATTGACGTAAATATATTAGTATATTTTGTGCTGCAATTTCATATTCAGAAGTGAAAGATTCTTCTGTATCTGCGATTAATTTATCTAATTCTGCCTGAATAAATGGATCATTATTTGCAAGTTCTCTGTTATCTAATAGTATCGGAATAATAGAATTTTGTAAATATGATTTTAAATACTTATAGACAGTTTCGTTAATTTTTAATTGCTTTTCTCGCATAATATTAGAAACAGTTTTAGAATCTTTACAAGATATTTTTAAATCAGGTTCTAATCCTAAATACTCTCCAATTAATACATCGATATGTTTTTTAATTAAAGGAGTAAAATTAATAGAGGTAGGAGTACCTATTCCAAAATTATCTTCTAAATGTCTAAACTGTTCTGCATCTCTAGTACAATGATAATAGTTATATGCTTTTCTAAGCTTAACTTTATCGTAGACCAGTTCAGCAATTGTCTTTTTAATTTTTTCAATATCTGTATTATTCATTATAATATATCGTTATTACAATAATCGTCTGTATCGATACATTGTGACTCATATCATTCATGTTTAATTGCTCGGAAATGATGTGCTCGTTCTATTTGGCGTTTACGTAAGTCCTTAGCAATAAACTTTAGAAATGATTCTTTATCTCCTTGATAATTAATAACCATAGGAGACATTTCTTGGTTTAGATATAAGTTTAATGTAAAATCATCTTCACTTTCGATTACTTTTAAGTGTCCAATATACTTACAACATGTAACTTTTTCAATAATATCTAAAACCTCTTTTTCTAATTGTGTCATGTTGTTGGAATTATACCATATCGTTTATATCCTCTGTCGTCAATATATCATCCAATATCTTTTCAAGTTTTAGTAACTTCGTTTTTAACTTTAGGATTAATTCCAGTTAATTCTTCATCCGCCATTTCACACATCCCAAGAGCAGCTACAATATCAAATTTTCTTTTATTTTCGTATGAATAGTTTAGTAACTGTTCAAGCATTTCATCAGAATCAATTCCATAACAGTAATCATTTACAAAGTTATTGATCAATTCTAATCCGTGTTTAATAATAGTTTCTGTTGCAGGTACTCCTATCATGGCCGAATTTCCTTTTTTTATATCTCCTAAACTAGATTTTGGACGTCGCATAAATAGAGAATCTTTCTTTTTTTCTCTAAAGTAAGTTAATATACTGATTTTTGTATGTTCAAGTAACGCCTTACAATTGTACCATACTAAAATCTTCATTGCGTTTTCATAAGCTTCTCGTATGTCTCTTGGGCGATCTTTATAAATACAAACATATTTAGGTTCATTTAAACCAAATATTCTTCTTTTTACAACAATACAAAAATCTGATACATCGTATTGTGTTGCAGAATCCCCAGTACCCTGATCGATAGAGTCTATTCCTGCAACATATAAATTATTATATATATTGCTTTCGCTATCTCGTTTTGGTTCTTCGTAAACTAATATTTTACTATTAGGACTAGATACTGCTTTAACTTTATTTCGAGAATTATCGTTATCTTCTCTATCTCATAATAACGCTATATGTTGAGGAGAAGTTCCCATTTTATGTACTCGAATCTGAGTAATTCTATCTGCAATTAATATGGAATCAAATATATTTTCACCTTGTCGTAATAATGCTTCTTTAGGAGTAAAACAATATTCTGAACAATACTCTAATAACCGTTCTCCTGATTTTAATTTGCGTTGTTCTTCATAAAAAGCTTTAGCTCGTTTAGTATCGGTTACTCCTCGATTATCAACATACCCAGGACGCATCATAAATTCATATGCTGGAATAAAGAACCCAGTATACTGTGCAGTACCATCATCTGAATAGAAGTTTTTATATGGAAGTACTCCTGCGCTTAATGGATCTTCAAACATTTTAGCTAAACCAGCTAGAGCAGGCCCCATATCGCCTCCCGTCCCTCATGCGATCTTAATCCCGACTCTAGCTCCTCCTAGTTCAACTAGAGCAGTACCTTGCGTTCACGATGTTGAAAGTATTGGATTAGATCCAGCCTCTTCAAATAAGAGTCTATCTACACGTTCACCTCTAATTTTTCTTGGATGATCTGCTGTTATTCCTTCTATATCAGCCATTCGCCCAAATTCTATGCCTTCACTATCAACAAGAGATGCACGTTTGTGTTTTATATTATCGATTTTCTGACGAAGTCGTTTCATACCTCCGTCAGTATTTTGATTTAATCAGTTTAATTGTACTCAGCATTTACCTAATACGGTATCAACATAACTCTCAGTATATGCTGTATAAATAGTAGTAAAACCTTTAGTAGTAATAAAAGGACGAACACCCAAACAAGCTCCAATTTCTGAAAAACCTCAATTTTTGTTATCTCTAAGGCTTTTTATCCCTAGACTCTTATAATTTCTTATAAGTTCAGCATATATTTTCATCCTTAACTAAATATTAGGATGTTTCGCTCTCGTGGAAAGTTTATCTCTGTGATTCCTTTCTATGCGTTACGATGGTCAGTGATTAATTGACTTATCTCGCTGTTAACATAGTGATTTTAATCACCTTAGTCTTCTGCGATATAGCGAAATTTATTACTTTTATATTACTATAAAAGAGGGCAGGTATTAGTTTACCCCACGAGATTTTAATGCAACACAATCTTTATAAAGATATTCGCACATTTCTAGATAGTGAAAATATTCATATTGTTTTGCAAAAAAAGTTGGAAATGCTTCGGTACGTCCCGCACCAGCTTTTTTCTCTCCATCAACAGTTTTCATTCGATAGAAATTCAAAAAGAAATAATGATCTCCAGTTATCCTATATTTTCCAACAGTATAACCATCTACACAACGTTTATACTGTTCTGTTCAATAATCACGATAAGGTTTGCTATTTTTAGGATATTCTGTATAATGTCCTCTTTCCATAAACAATCTACCTGCCTCAGTAAATGGAGTTGGATCAAAATCTAAACCTTGAGTTTCATTTATAGGTCTATAACCAGTTAATTCATAAGATAATTCTGGATCAAAATATAATATTTCTTCATCAAGAGGAACATCTCACGCACCATTGCGTTTTCTATGTCCTTCCTTAGGAAACTCATAATATGGACTTTCCTCTTCGTCTTCTGTTTTTGATACAGTTACATCTTGAAATAATTTCTTTTTTAATTCTTCTTCATACCTGTCTGCAAATGTAGGTAAAGTTGCAGGAGGATTTTTTCTTGGTCTACCTCGTTTTCGTTTTACTTCTTGTTCCATTATTTATATTTTTATCTTTGGAGTTGATCCATATCTCCAAAACCTGGCTCGTTATCTGCTCTTAATTTAGATTGTGCTTTTAAACCTTTCTTATATGTAAGTTCGAGTTCCTTTAAATAAGCATCCATTTTTCCAATTTGAGTTAAACTTTCCATAATTTTTTTAGGATCGTTAATATATTTACCTCCATTTAATTCATCTCTTTCGTTAAAATCGATTGAATCTAAAAATACTCTCATCTTTTCTAGAGTTCTAAATGCAGTTTTAATCAAACTTAGAATTCTTGATGAATCTTTAAGTTCTATATATTTTCTACAAGCAGCTCTAAAAGTTTCATCATTAAACTCTTTTTCAGTAAGTCCGCTATCTTCCATAGCTGCTTGATGTTTCTCTTGTTCTAAGTATTCAAAATATGGAGATTTATAGTCTAAAGCTAAATAAATATATGCAAATTCTCTATAAGCACGTAAACGTTTAATACCTTTAGGATCTTCTTTACATTTATTTCTGTCTTCGTTTCATAGAGCTGCAAATTCTTTAATTAGCAAAATAGAATATTCATTAATCTCTAATCTCTGTAAATCATTATTAAATATAAATAAATCCATATTATTCCTTATAAAACAAAGAGATGTATACTACATCTCTTATTTAACTCCATATTCTTCCCATCTTTGTTGATAAAAATCATATTCGGGCGATCCTTTTTTATACAAATGTGGCTTAACTGCAATGTCAGTAGGATCTGCAATTCTCTTAAAAGATGTATCAGGAACTATAACTTGTCTTTCAACATATCCCTCATTTGGAGTTATAATTCGATCTTTAAAATTTATAGGAGAATAAACAACTCTTTTATATGTTCTAGTAGGACCACTAACAATTTTTGGAAGTTTTGTTTCTTTAGCTCGATTAAAGCCTCAATCAAATCCTATTAGATCTAAAAGAGTTCCGACAAGTCCAGGTTGATAAGGAATATAATTAGTTTTACTTTTGTTTTCTTTAACTTCTGTTCCTTTTTCAGCTTTTACAATTTTCTTAGTATCACATCCGCAGGCACATTTTTCAACAACTCCTCCATTCTCTAATACTTTGTGCATTTCACATCCACAGGAACATTTCTTAGTTTTTAGTTTGCTACCTTTTTTATGCAAAGAAACAATATAATCTAATTTACTTGTAGGAAGAATTCCTCCATTAGCAAATTTAGAAGAGTTTTTATCTTGTTCTTCTAAGAACGTATTCATTAGAGTTTGAATAGTTTGTTTACCTTCGTCTGTTTCATATAATCGATTTAAATCTTCTGCAACTTCTTCTAAAGATTTACCTTTAAATTCTTCAAATTTTGTTGGAAGTCATTCTAAAAATTTTTGTATTTTCTTTTCGTCCATTTTATTAAATTATTGAAATATTATGAATATAAAGTTTTTATTTTATTATAAATCTTCATTTTCATAAAACTTTAAATCCTTAGTAGAAAAGATTGCTTCTTGTAAAGTAGCATTATTGTCATATCATCTACATCTAATTCCTTTAAATAAGGATTCAAGATTCGCTCCTTTCTTTATCGTTTGCATTACTCTTCCTACTACATACATGACTGGACGATTTGGAATTGGATGTCTTAATATTACCAAATCTCCAGGATTAAAAAATATTTTATCTTCTAACATCATTAATTTTTATTTACAATTCTACATATAATATTTTGTTCTGTAATAGCATAATATCCTTGATTATCAAAAGGTATTGGAACAGGAATATTTCTACAATACACATCCTCTCCAACTTTTACATTTTTACATTCAGGTCCAATAGCAATTACTTCTGCACAAATAATTTCCTGATGAGATTCTTCCATTTCTCCAGATTCGTGACTAAAATACATTTCATGTCCATCTAAACCATAGATAATCCCTGAAGCACTAGTCTTAATACTACGATAGGGATTTCTATCATAAAGTTTAATGATTACATTACTATTACAAGCTACAATTTCTTTGTTAGCTGCAGATTTAACTCCTTCATTTTGTTTACATAAATTATCTGCCATTTCAAGTTGAGCTTGTTCTTGCAATTTTTTCATCACTTCTTTATCTGTTGTAGTTAAATCTTCTGATTGATCGAGTCCTGGCATATAATGTATGCCTGTTAATTCCATTTTTCTATTTCCTAAATCCATTTTATCACTTATTTTTTAAACATTTTTCTTCTCTTACTCGGACTTTAGCATCTAATATACATCCACATAAATCACAACTATCTTGACCTAAAAATTTTACATTATGCTGACAGTGCTTACAAATATCTAATCGATAATTTGCTAAATCTTGTTCTTTTAAAAAGATTTTATTGTATCAACCTATTAATATATGTTTTATATTAATCTGCATATTATCATTTTCTTATAATACATTTTGCATTTGATAGACGGACTTTTTTACTTAAATTACAACCGCACCCTTTAACGTATCCTTCTTTTCCGTAATTTACCACATCTTTTCCATCTTTACTAATATATAAAGAACTATTACAAATAGGACCTACTGGAGTCTTTTTATATAATGGACACTTCATACATATCCTTAAACGTTTATTACTTAAATTCTCATTAGCTCCAAATAATTCTTTAATATGTCCATCTAATATATCTATAAATCCCATAATATTTTATTTAAAAAAGATACTCCAATTATATTTATAACCTTTTAACTTGCAATTGTAACGATTACTAATATACGATTGGAGTATCTTTTGATAATTCTTCTTTTATAAGTAGTTGTTTTTTGTAGTGTTTAAGAAGTACTTCTACTTCTTTTTTCATATATTCTACTTCAATTTCTTCAACTTTATTTGAATGATCAATGTGAATTAACTTTAACATTTTAATATTTAAATCTGGATTAATTTGTTGAAGCAAATAAGCATACATTGATAATTGAAGTGTATAGTGCATTAAATTACAATCCTGAATTGTATTTAAAGGATATTTTAGACATTCGTATCGTTTTGTTGATTTATTATAATAAGATTTGCGATCGATTTTTTTATTAGTTTTAAAATCTATAATTATTATATCGTTACCATCTTTAATTAATAAATCAATTTGTCCTGCAACTCTCAATACGCCATCTCTTGATTTTACACTAATAAGAAATTCTGGATATACTGCTTTTTCTGTATCAAGTCGATAATGTCCTTTTTTAACACTAAATTTTCCACCTAATCCGTATCTTTTTAGTTCTTTTTCTGGATTTTGATACATTGAGTTTTCAAACTCAGCATGTATTTTAGTGCCACGTTCACAGGATTTATTTTTTTCATCTTCGTAACTTTGTAAGATTTCTTCTCGTTTAGTATTAAATTGAGATTCATCAATACTAAGTTTATGTAAAATAGATGGATCAAATTTTTTAGTCGTAAGTAACACTTTCTTTAAAGCTGCAAACGTTACATCGTCTGTTAATGATTCTAATGCTTTATATGCTGATCAAAAAGCAGAATCAAATATATTAGTATAATTGTGAATTAGTGTCGTAACAGATATATAATAGGATCCATCTGTTTTATCTATATAAACATGTTGCTGATCATTATAAATTACATTGTCATTTTCTTTATCAATAGATAAGTCATTATAAAACTTATCTTTTTCTAAAACCATTGTCATAAATTATTAATATTTTAATACATCTCGAATAATATGTCCTTGTCCAATTAAATCATGTACTACATTTGATTCCATGGGAACTTCATTATCACAGCTAAAACATCATAATGCAGCTAATGGAGAATTATCTGTATTACGTATAAGAATTACAATATATCCCTTAATATTTTCATTCAAACATCTAGTATAGGAATTTTTATCAATTGTTTCTAAAGATTTTAAAGTTCTTATTACTTGGCCATGTTTTAATAATTCTGCATTTAAATCTGAGTACATAGATGATGGAACATTTTGCATTTCAGTTTTTTTAGCAGTTACTTTCGTTTTTATTTCTCTTATTCTTTCATGAGAAATAGACATTCTTAAATACGGCATCCCATTAGTCATTGTGATATTATCATGATAAATCATTAGAGATGCACGATTAAATCCATAGGTAATATTTAAATTATCTAAAATAGAATTAATAACTCTATCTGCTTCGGGAGATTTTTCAATAACATGATTTAATATACTATCATGTCTTTGGTTTATTTCATTTACTACTTCTGTTTTAGAATTTATAACTAAACGTTCGGTATATTCTTTAGTAATTATATTTAATGCAAAGACAATTAACAGTATAAACAATGTTCTTCAAACATCCTTCCAGTTTTTAATTTTATCAACTATAAATAAGAATCAATCTAGAAAAGTATTTCACATTTTATTACTTAGTTTTAAATTTTTTATTTTTACTTTGCAAATTTATTTATTATTTTTGTGAAATACAAAATAAAAATATTTAAACTAATAACTTGCTAAATATATTTAATATGAATGATTTTAATTTAGATTTTAAAACTTTACAAAAACAAATACAAAAGTTATCTAACTCAAGCACAATAGATTTACCTAATTTGTTTATCGATATGATTGAACATTTAAAGAAAGGTGGGAAAATCTATATAAAGAAGGCTAATCGTGGTAAGTTTACAGCTAGTGCTAAAAGAGCTGGACAAACTGTACAAGAACATGCTAGATCTGTACTTAATGATCCTAATGCAACTCCGCTACAAAAGAAGAGAGCTAATTTTGCTAGAAATGCTGCTAAATGACATCATAATAAATAATTATGACTTCAGAAGATCAAAAAATCTTATTTGAGAAACTTGGAAAACAAATGAATTATACATTAGGTTTACCTAATTTTAAATTAATTAATGATGTTATTTATAAACTTTGTACTAAGTGTAAGAAATATAAACCAATGACATCTAAATTTTTTCCTAGACGCAATAATGTAAAGTGTGGATATGGATCTCATTGTAAAGAATGTGAAAAGGAAAAAGAATCTAAGCGTATAAGAATTCCAAGTTTTAATGAAAATGGAGAACTATATTGTCATGTTTGTAAAACTTATAAAGATGTTTCAGAGTTTTATAAAGGAGAGAAATATATTTGCCGACAAGGATATTCTAGAGAATGCAAAGATTGTGAAAAAGAAAGGAAGAAAATTAAAAGAGCTACTCAGGAAATTAACGATCGAGATCGATTTTTATCACGATTATTATCTGGATGTAAAACTAGAGCTTTAAAAAACAATATTCCTTTCGATTTAACAAAAGAGCAATTAATCGAATTGTTTGAAAAACAAAATGGAAAGTGCGCATTATCTAATTTAGAGATGCAAACTGTTATTAAAGCAGGCAAAAATCCTTTTAATGTTTCTATCGATAGAATTAAACCAGGGAGAGCATATTCTTTATCTAACATTCGTTTAGTATGTAATAGTATAAATACAATGCGTTCTAATCTATCAGATGAAGAATTCCTAAGTTTTTGTAAAGCAGTAGTTGACTATTTATCTATATAATAAAATAATGAAAGATTTCTTTATTAGATTATTCACTGCACAAAGTGGTTTAAGTAGTAAACGAGTTTGTGGAGTTTTAGGATGAGTGGCATGTCTTATTATATGTTTATGATGTACTTTTCATGGGATACAAGCTCCAGTTATTGTAGATACTCTATTTATATGTAGTACTACTCTATTAGGTGCAGATTCTGTAGTAAAAATATTTAATAGAAAGAAAAATGAAAACAATTATCAAAATTCGTAGATGAACTTGAGAATTTCCTCAATCGTTACTAGGAGCAATACTTCTTCCGTTTTATAATAGAACTAGATTAAAAACGTTTACATATAAAGATCAGGAGGTTTATATTTATGATAAATTTCCTGGAGGAATTTCTTTAGGTTATTATGTATTATTAGATTATAATAGATACGATTGGGACAACAATAATATACGAATTAGTTTAAAAAATTCTATTAAACATGAGGCTGGACATGGCATTCAATCTAAATGATTAGGTCCTTTATATTTACCTTTTGTAGGGCTATTAAGTGGATTACATAATTTAAATTGTAGGCGAAAGCGTAAAAAAGGTATTCCTTATGATTATTACAAATTTTTTGTTGAAGCCTGAGCAGATAAATTAGGAGGAGTTAAAAGAAATGAAAGCAAATAAATATTTTGATATAAAAGAACTAGTTCCAAAAGAGGTATATGAAGAATTAGGAGAGGAAAAATCATTAGCTTTACTTGACTCTAGAGCTTTAAAAGCATTAGAAGAAGTTAGAGAAATATTAGGAATTCCTTTAATATGTAATAATTGAGCATCTGGAGGTAGTAGAAATTATTGTGGATACAGACAGCCAGATTGTAAAATCGGAGCTAAAAATTCGCAACATAAAAAAGGTAATGCTTTTGATTTAATTAGCAATAAGATGTCAGCATCTAATATGAGATACGAATTAGAAAAACATAAATTAGAATTAACTATTCCAATTCGTATTGAAAAATGAGATCAAAATGGCAGAGAGACTACTTGATTACATATAGATACAAATAATTATAAAAATAATAATATTTACTTTTTTAAAGCTTAATGTATTATGGAACTAATGGCAGATATTATTTTAGGTATTGTGGTAATTACATTGATTTTAGGAATGTTATCTATTATTCCTATGGCTATTCCTGTGGGATTAATATTAATAGACGCTTTATTATATGGAATAGATACTTTTACAACAAAAGAAAATGAAGAATTGACTTAGAGCATTAGGTTGAATATTTGTAATATTATTTACATTAATAACAACGTTTATAATACATAGTCCATGTTGTGTATTTATATTCATAGCTGGAGTTATATGTTTAGCAATAGATCATGTCAGACAAGGATAAATACTATATAGACGGATATGGAACAAAACGTCCTAAAGACGTTCCATTTTGAGATTCAGCAAAAGGACAATTAGTTAAGAAAGCTGGTAATGATTTACTAACAACTGGTTCTTTTGCGTTAGGATTATTACTTCCATTTGGGAAATTAAAGATATTAAAGACTCTTTCTAGAGTACTAAACGGTGCGGCAATTGCAGATTTTGTAACTAGTGATCGAGTAACTACAGTAGATGATGATATTAAAAATGGAGAATATGGTAAAGCTGCTGTAACTGGACTTGAAGCATTATTAACTGCTGGAGCAATAGGCAGCGGATTTAGTAAACTTCCAGGAGTTCAGAAAAGAGCAGCAATGTTTGCAAGAGATGGATTAGTAAAAGATAAGATGGTTGTACACAGAGCTATTGCTTTACCTAAAGGAAAGAATAAACCTGATTTACAATATAAACGTACAGGTGAGAACGTTTACGAAATTCCTGAAACTGAAAAGTATGTAGGAAGTTATGATACAGCAGTTAGTTCAGTTAATCCAAAAGATTTAAAAAGAACAGTAGTAGAACATTATAAATTACCAGCTAAGAAAGTTAGAGTTCTTGAACACGATGTTTATCCAGATGGACAAGTAGATTTAGTAGCATCTATATCAAATGATATATTACCTACAAGTTATTCATTTATTAATAGAGCACATCCATATAAATTATCTGAAGATGTTTTAAAGAATATACCTATGTACAATTGAGAATCTGTAGCTAATAGAATACGTAATTCATTCGGAATTAGTGGAGGATTAGGTGCAACAGGAACTTACATATATTTAAGAAATGAAAAAGGCAGCCGTTAATTCGACTGCCTTTTGTTGTTTTAGGACTTTACAAAATATTTATCTTTAATTCTTTTAAGGAACCAACCAGTTCCAATTCCAAATACATACGTTACTAACGCAATAATTGTTACATAAAATGGAAGCAATTTGATTGCTGCTAAGATTGCTACTATTACAACTATTATAATAGCAGCTAAAGTTCATTTTTCTTTAGTTGTCATATTTTATTTAAATTTTTGTTTAGAATGATCGTAAGCTTCATTATTATTGAATATACGTTCATACTCTTCATTGTAAGCATCTGTTAAATCCTGATACGTAGATTTTCCAAAGATTAATTTCTTTTTAATATCATTTTTAATACTCTTTCATGCAGTTGCAGATATAGTATCTGTTTGAGAACTATATGGAGCTAAATGGTTTACTTTTAACCTACCGTAAGAGCGATCTCCATCTTTGATTCTTTTAGCGTGTTCTCTAAACATTACCATTCCATCATGTAATATATCTGAAAAATTTCTAGATTTATTTCTATACTCATTTATAATTTGAGCATAATTTTTAGGATAAAGGCGTTTTATTGTAGATTCAAGTAATTGAAAAGGACCTTGTGCTGATGATGCATTATTATTAGGAAATATTTCAAAACTTGTTTCTCCGTTAATTAAATGCAATACAGTTGGATAATTAAATTCTGTATTTTTAACACTATCTGCTAACTCTTTAAGATGATTTTCACTATAGTCTCTACTTTTAGCAAAATTTTCGATATCTTTAGTAGCAGCATATTCGTTATTTTTTTTCTCAATTTCTTTATCTAAATCTGTTTTATATCGAATAATTGGGATGTCTGTGCTAGGTATTTTTCCTGAATACTGGTATTTTGGAACTTTCATTCCAAATTTAGCACTAGCTATCATTTTACTTAAAATATTTTTGTATCTAGGATCAGTAGCATATCCACCTTTAGCTACTTTATCTGCAAATTCATTTACTGTACCTGAAAATGCTCTATATCTATTATTGTTTAATAGATTTACATGATAATTAGCATAATCTTCTAAAGAGTTAAAATCTCTAAAACTGTCATATATATATTGATCTTTTCCATTTATAACTTCTCTTGTACGCCTTTTTGTTCCTTTTCCTTTAATTCCTCCTAAATTAAATTTACCAGATTGTGATTTACCTCAGTTTGATTCTAATCCAGATTGTTGTACTAACGCTTTAGCAAAAGAAGTATCAATACCTTTAGAAGCTAATATCTTTTCATATAAAGGAGTCATAACTTTGATAAATTCCGATTTATTTTGAAAAACTTTTGGATACTTTGTTTCTTCTTGAGGTATTTCTATAATTACTTTTTCTTGAGGTTCTTTTAATAAAGTTGGAGTATAACCTTCTAATGAGGTAGTCTTTATTTTCTTTTTAGGTAAGATTATTGTTTCCTGTTCGGGAATTATATTGATTTTAGATTCTCTAATGACAGGTTGATATATTAACTGTTGTTTTAATCAATTATTCATAAATTTTAGCTTTTTGCAAAAATAAAATAAATTATTGATTTTACAAAATGTTGAGCGGTATTATATAGTGTATAGTATATGCAATATAATATATGTGATGTATGCGATAGGACACATCATAAAAAGTCCCCCTGGCCTAATAAAATGGAAAATCAAATTAAAATTCACTAAGACCAAAAATTTTTCTCAGTTTGAATTTGAACCTCGCACTCCTTAGGTAAAGTGCTATAGTGCCATGTGTGCTACTACAAATCTATATCGAGAAGCTACTGACTTCCTCGAACTCTGGCAAGAGTGTCCTCGACTTCGCAGTGCAATTCGTTTCGGTAATGAGTCGTGTGACAATTCTTACACTATTATCGAAGCGAATGTAACAATTACGAGAGTAAACTTTTCTCATCGTAAAGTTACTCGTAAGGAACTGCGCATCGCACATAAACAATTCATTAACGATTACAAACAAGACCATGAATACAAAACCTTTTGATCGTTCTGTCGGAACGGTTATCAAAATCCTTAATGAACCTATTGTTATTAAGAATAACAAGTTATTGATGTCTTGTATCGTTAATGATTGTTTAATCGATCGAATACCTTTACGGTATTTTCGAAGACTCAGTAACTATCGTGAACTATCTGATTTTAACAGCTTCACGAAGAGAGTCTATCGTACACAAAACTTTATTGAATTGCATCAGTTGTTACAAGGCAAAACAATTAAAGTTGTTGCGAAAACAATTTTATCAAACGGAGCAACAGCTCCAATCTTTGAACTCATTAAAGGATGAAACTATTTTGCAAAAAAGTAATGTTCTACATTACAATGACAATAGTTCTACTCTTCTTGATGAGTGTTGATAGTTTAAATGAAAACGGGTATCTTGTAATATCCGTTTTCATTGTTATTATCACTATTGTAATATGCACTACGTGTATTACAAAGGAAGATTGGGATCAAATGTTCTAAGACAGAAATACTTCTGTAACTTGAACCTTTCGGTGCTTAGGTGAACCGTCATAACGTTATGATATCACAAACAGAAATTAATGCAGTATTAGAAGTACTGCAAACTATTCACGCATGGTCTGATTCTCGAATCGCTCAGAGTATTGACAAGCCTAGATCTTTCGGAGGTTTATGCCGAGATTGTGGAGTTAAAGTAGCTCCTACATATCTGAAGCGAGTTCTATTGAAACACGGACTTTTACATTCCGTAAAAGATCGTCTTATATGGAATGCATGTAAGACAGCTCCAAATCATAAATTAGCAGAATTTATGATCAAAGAAGCTCGTGTACTTCAAGCGGAAGCTGCACGTGAATCTCCATCACGCCAAAAACTTATTAAAAATGCTGAAATTGTTGAGAAAGTTATCGATAACGTTCTCGATAAGCATTCCGATAAGGAGTTGGTTGAAGAGTTGCGACGACGTGGTTACACTGTAACTGCAACTATCAGTTTATAGTATATAAGAGAATGTGCTTCGGTACATTCTCTTTAATTGTATATATTACTAAGACTAAATGTATTATGTAATTACAAACTTTAAACCTTTAGCGATTATGAAAACTAGTGAATTGAAAATGGCTACGGCTGTAAATGTTGTTGCTAATGCAACGTCATTTAAAAGTATCGACGACTTGAAAGAAACTGGCAAGTCGTTCGGCGGTATCAACTTCATCGTCGGTGATGTCATTACACTCCCAAGCGAATTTTGCGATGAGTGCTTTCAAAAGAGTACATATAACAACAAGCCTGTTCCGTATATGAAAATCGGGATCAACGGCAAACCAACTTGGGTACCTGTTCGAATCTTTGCCAGACAAATGGCAGAAGAGTGGCGAGAGGTATACAAGAATCATAAGCTCAATTATGAGCTTATGGAAGTAGGCGATGACTGTGAACGAGTTAAACTGTTGATGTCACTTGGTGAAATCAAAGTCGTCGAAACAGTACCTGTCGATACTACTGCTTTTATAGGTGGAAAAGTTGCCTATACTGACAATGGGCAGCCGATACTACGTAAGAGACCGTTTGCGATTTTTGAACGCATCTAAATGTTATAGGAGTGCAGGGATTCGTCCTTGCACTCTTTTTACTTCTTGCAACTAAGACTTACATAGATAACTAAGACTTACATAGATATGTAGTAACAAATTCGTGGTATATTAACCAAATTTTTAAAAGATTTTTAATATGAAAGCATTTGATGCACAGAATCAACCTGTGTTGCCTCTTCGTGGAGAGCAGACACTCGTTCCCGTAACCGCTGATAAGCTGAAGAACAGTGGTCTGCCGTTTATCGGCGTTTTCGGTCTGTCCGAAAAAGGTGAAGTAATAGAATTCTACGACTTCGAAACCTATAAAGCAAACATGGACACAATGGTGAAAGCAATCAAGATTCGGAAGAATGCTGATGCTGAAGCATATTACGTAGCCTGTCTGCGAAACAACAAACCATCATGGATCTCTCTCGGTTCTTTGCAGAGGACTTATCGTGAGTCTCCTGAAAGTCAACCGAGACGTGCCTGCGAGCTGTCTGAAAAGCTCAACAACATGGATAACAACTATACGAAACTGGAATATCTCGCAAACAAAGCGATTCGAGTGGCCGACATCATCAGCGGTAAAGTAAACCAGTTTACTCCAGATGGTGTTCGTGTTGCAGATCAGTATCGCGACATTCGAGTTCCTGTCATCGAAATCGCAAATGCGTAATTCAACACTTACTATAAAAGGTAAGTTTAAATGAGCAGTAAACATTCTTGAAACCAACTGTGGTGATTATCTAATACGTAATTATCGCAGTTGGTTTACATATAAAGAAAGGTATTATGTAGTATTGCCTATGGATGAAAGTAAACAAGAATGGTGAATTATTGCTGCTTACGACGTATAGCGCTGATGAGAGTCGTTAAACAAAACATCGAAACTCTACTTCGTGTAAGTAGAGTCCGCTAAAGGTGTCAGAGATTCTACTGTTGTGAAATAGAGGAATACTGATTTTTTTTCATTTTATTGTTTTTAAATAGTCTAAAAATTAAAAAGGAAGGTGTAAAAGCCTTCCTTTTTAATTATTTAATTTAGATATGTAATCTTGTATTCTATCATAATCAACTTGTTGTAATATTTCTGATGCAGGAGGAAGATCTTCAGTTAAATTATAGTTAATCAGATAAAGATTTGTTCCTTGATCTCCTGTAGTATAACTTGTGAAATATTGTTCATTTAATTGAAATAGAATTTTTTTATCTTTTAATTCTATTATTTTTCTTCGAATTGATCTTTCACTCATATTTAAATCAACTGCAATTTTTCTAATGGATATTTGTACAATTGGATAACCACTACATTTCATTGCACAAGTTAATAAATAAATATAAAGACATTTTAAATTAAGTGATAAGTCTTTATTCAAAAGTAAACTCTGAGGTAATTTGATTAGTTTTAGATTTGCTGTCATTTATAAGTACTTTAATAGTTTTACGTAATTCATCATTTTCTTTTTCTAATTTTAGTAGTCGTTCATTGTGTTCTTTTAATTGAAGATCGTGTTCGGCTACCTTTTCTTTTACAAATAACATATCTTGTTTTATTGCTGTTAAATCAAATATTTTTAACTGCAATGATAAACCTGAATTACAATCTTTTTGAAATTCGTCAGAAATAGTTAACACGCCTTTTTCTTGTAGTGTTTTATGTCTCCGACTAATTGCAGATTCACTTAAATTGATTTTCTCAGATAATTCTTTATTGGTTAAAGATAATTTACCATAACCTGAATTATCATTTTTATACATATATTGTTGAGTTACAATTAAATAAGCTCGTTCATCCGCTGTTAAGTTATCATTTTCATATAAGAATTTATAACTGAACATTTCAAAATTTTTGGATTTAGGATTAAACTCATATACGTTTGGTCTACCTTTAGATCTGTGTACTATAATATCTCCTGCATTTTCCAAATGATTCAAACACTTTTGAACTGTTCGGACATCTAATTTAGTTTCATTAGCGAGTAATCTTACAGATGGAAACGCTTGTTTAGTCTGTTGATTCATATGTGCTTTTAAATATGTATATACTAGCACATCTATTGGATCTAAATTTTGTTCAGCCGTCATATTATTTGGCGTTTGACAATGTTGTATAGTTTGTTTTTTATTCATACTATTATTTTTATTTAATGCAAATGTACAGAAAATTTTTGACCTTTCCAAATTTTTCTGTACATTTTTTCAGCGATTGCAAAAATGCATACACTCGATTGCAAAAATGCATACACTCGATTGCAAAA